AATCAAAAAATTTACATAAGTTCAGATATTCCCAGAAAATATTATTCATATTACTATGATAATTTTCCAAGTAATATAATAGATGAAACTCTTTATTTTGAGACATTCTTAAAATTTTATGAAAACAAATTTCCCCCAGAAAAATTAGAAAAAAAATATTCAGTTCCAGTTTCTAAAGTTTTTGAAAATGTATTTGACTTAATGATTGGGTGTTATTCAAAAACAATAGTTAAATCAACTTCGAATTGGAGTAAGATTGCTTCATTGTATAAAAGAAAAAAAATTATACACGCAGGAAGAGTAACGTCAGTCAATTCTTTGGGAAATTGGATTTTTATGGATGGGGAGATTGACTTTAAGGATGAATTCCTCTATAATCAAGTGAATTCCAAAATTTGATATGATGACAGAACGTATTCTAAACCTTCGAAACATTGCTTTTTTTGGACTCACACTCCTAATCGGTGGGTCTATTGGATCTGCTGGTGGATCTTCTCGTTCTACACAAGATACTTTGATTCTCTGTAATCAAAGGCCTCACGAATGCAAGTTCAAGTATGACATTTTAATGTATGAAAAGGAGGGGAGAGTTCCTTACGTTGACCCGGCTAAAGTTCAACCCAAAACTCAAACTAAAGTTCAAACTGAAACAAAATGAAAGATCTTAGAATCCCAAGGTTTCCTTCTCATAATATTAAAAAAGATGATTATGTAAAGTTTGTCGGTTGCACTCGGGAACAAGTCAACTGGGGAAATAATACTGATCCAACTGACCTATTAATTCATGGTGGAATTTATTATGTACAAGAGATAATTGTAAAATCATCTCATACTAAATTAATTCTTCGTGGAGTTGAGGGAAAATTTAATAGTGTGTGTTTTGAGAGAATGTAATGTCTCTTTCTGACAAAGCAAAAATCTATTACAATGTTTGGTGTTGTGCTTATCGTAGAAGATACGAAGCAAAAATAAAACAAGACTGGGCATTGTATGAAAGAGAACATTCAACATTGTTGATGTGTCTGAATATGAAAGACGCTAAGTGGGTTATATTTGACAGTGATAAAAAATATAACATTTTACTGTCCCTTGACAAAACCCTTGAGTCAGAGTAGTATAGTGGACGAGAAATGAAGGTTCAAACAGATGAGGTGTAAAGTGCAACTCTATGTTGCTGGTAAGGTATTCGATGAGATTGTCGAAGCCAGAGATTATAGAGAAGCGAGAGAAGTAGCTCTTGCACGAAATCCAAATGCAAAAGTTATTGGTGTTACAGCTACATTCAAATGAAAAATAAAAGTCATCAAGTAAAGTCTAAGTGGTATTACATCTTCTGGGGTGTTATGGCTGTTGCCGTAGTGGGAGGTCAAATTTATGTTGGGTCAGGTTATCGTGAAATGGCAGAAGCAACAAAGGGTTCTGATATTCGTATAACTTGTGAAGTCTTTCCTCCATATATTCCTCCAGTAAAAAAAAGTAACAACACAAGGAAATTCGAGTAATGTTTTCTATACATGATCTTCAACATGATGAACGCCGTTATGGTTGGATTGTAGATAAACATTACGATTGGATTAATATGTTAAATAAAATGCAAAAAAATAATCCAAGACGATTCAAAGAATTTCGTTATTCACAAGAAACCATCTATAACCATATAGATAGATTGCAACAAGAACAGAACTTGTACGATTAGAATAATGAATAAAAAAATTATCAAGGTAATTCAAAAAGATGATTCTTTGATGCAACTGACTTGGGTAATTAATAATATCTGTAACAATAGATGTTCTTATTGTGTACCTGCACTGAATAGTGGTATTGGTCACCATTATAGTTGGGAAAATGCTGACAAATTTTTAGATAAATTATTTGAAAAGTATCCTAAAGTTCACTGTTCTATAAGTGGAGGAGAACCAAGTCTTAGTCCTTTCTTTCCAGATCTTGTAAAAAAGTTTAATTATTCTGGAAATACTGTAGGTACAACTAGTAATGCTTTCCAACCAGTAGAGTATTGGAAAGACGTTTCAAAATATTTGTACTATATTTGTTTTTCATATCACCCAGAATTTCCAGTCAAAGACTTTAGAAAAAAAGTAATTGCTTCTAGTCTTAATACTTACGTTACAGTAAGAATTATGATGCTTCCATCTGCCTGGGATCATTGTGTAGAAGTGTTTAATTCTTTGAAAAATGTTCCTACTCTTCTTGTAGAACCTGTTAGAATTTTAGACTGGGGTGGTTCAAATAGAGAGGCTCACATTTATACCAAAAAACAGTTAGATTGGTTTGAAAAAAAAGAAGTCTTACAAGCTCATATTAAACCAATGGGCCACTTAATTGATATAAAAGAACCTGTAGACACAGAATCTTCCTTTCAATTAGATGATGGATCTATTGTATCAGGTAATGATGCAAATCCTCTTCAATTCATTAACTTTGGAATGACTAACTTTGAAGGATACACTTGTGAAATAGGATTGAAAAGTTTGTTCGTCCATTATCATGGAGGAATACAAATGGGAAATTGTATGGTTGGAGGATTTATTGGAGAAATAGAAAATTTTGAAAACATTCAATGGCCGACAGAACCAGTTATTTGCAATAAAACTGAATGTCATTGTGCTACTGATGTCAACGTAAGTAAATGGGCGCCAAACTATGATGAATACATACAATGAGGAGTATCTAAACTACTAAAATGAGCGAAGTTCAATTCAAGAAACATAGAGTGTTCCGCGAAACAGAAGCGGTAGTATTCTATGATATTTCTGTAGATGGTTCTAACGCACAGGACCTTGTATGTCACACTGGACCTGCTATCTCTCCACCCGATGACATTGTGGGGGCTAAACAATTTTATATTCATTATCACCAGATTGATCACAACCGTGTTTTATCTGGTCTTCGCACATTTGAACTAGTAAACCCTGAGTGGAGATACCCATATCATATCGTTCATCTGAATCGCAGTTCTGGTGCTCTCGTCATTCCTAAAATGACATTTCATCGTTCATACTCTGGTGCAGAAGGATCAATAGTTATCAATCAAGCTATTCGTGACGAAGAGTTTGATCCAGAAACAGAATTTGTTCCAGTCTCTGCTGCAAAAAATCCAGATCTTTATCACATTCTTGCTCACGAAAAACCCGTAATCCACACTCTTGGTGAATAACTCATGGTCATTTCTACTGGTGAAAAATTTCCATATCCTATGTTTCCATACCGACTTGAATTAATGGATGGTAAGGACAAACGAATTTGTTGGTTCGAATGTCAGGAACATGTGGACAGATTCTTGAAGAGACAAAATTTGAAGAAAAAAGACTACACTTTGGAGATTAAAAAGTAATGGCTGATTATGATTGGATTGACGATTGTTTCCGAGTGGAAGAAAAACGATGGGGAACTTGGACTTCTTACGATAAAGAAGAAAAAGAACTTCTTACTTCTCTTCATAAGGATGGATGTATCAATGCAACTCGTTGGTATTTGAAAAATAAACAAGAAGGGTTTGTAGAAAACTCTATTAAATATGAGGGGGTTGTAGGAGGAAAACTCTGATGTATGTTCCACAGGTTAACGATTACGTTATCTGGAATGATGGAAAAGGTGTGGAGGGTTGGGTCTATTTTAAAGACGATGCATACATAACGATTGAAGTTTGTGTGCGGCCTAAAGACTGTATAAATTATGAAGCTTGTTCTTTACATCGTAATGAACGACTTTTAGTATTATGTTATCACGGCCAATGGAAGGAATTATCATATGTCAGATCTAGAGAATCAGTCTATGAAGAAACGGAAAACATTATGGCGTTGGTGGGCTAAAGCACTTGGAGAAAAGGCATCTAAATGTGATAGAGAATCAGATTCTGTTGCTCGGATACGCACCTTTATTTTTATTACTTACTTGGTTACTAACTGTTTTATTGTGGCTGGAGTAATTCGACATTGGAATGATACCTCTCCAGTAATTTACATAGAGATTAAACAAGAAGATGGACCACAACTCCCAGAAGTCTAGTACTACACCACTTATTATTGTATTGGGAATTCTTTTTTTGCTTGACCTGGCCATAATAGGTGGTATACTGTATAAGGGACACGCAAACTTTTCAGAATTATTTAAACATTTGAATCATGGCTAAAAGAACTTACACAATCGAAAAGAAAGATCCAACACACGCTCAAGTATGGGAATGGAATGAAACTCCAGAATTGGTTAAACTCCTTAAAGAATTACACTCAAACAAGTCCACATCCAGCACTGGATCCAACAACTCCGTGGTATGATTGGTTATGTTACTGTGAAATCTGCGAAAGTCTAGGGCCCATCCCAGGGCAACCTTCTCTTCGCAGATTTATGTCATATAGGAGATATCTCAAAGAAGTAGGTGTATTATGATTGCGACAAATTGGTTTCAAAAAAAGTGGGGTCTTGAAGATCCTGTTTTGACTGATGAACTTTATAATAGGATTGTTGAATTGGAACAACGAGTTAGAGTACTCGAAGAAGAAAATATAGAAACTACAAATGAATTATATCGTCTTGAGAACTCTTTGGATGCTCGTATAGATATTATTGCTGAACGTTGTCAAATTAACTACGATGTATGACTTGGATGACTTTGAACGTGCCCTTGCTCACTTCGGCACAAGAGTTGACATCATCATTGCGCTTGAATTGGGTGGGAAGATTGATTCTCTTTCTGCTTACAAAGAAATCAAAGCAGAACTTAAAGAACTTAAACGAGCAAAAAAACAGTACGGAAAGGACATGTAGTAAGTGTGGTGAAACTAAACCATTGACTATTGAGTATTATCAATCTGTAAAGTCTTTTAAATATAAGTTTAGTTATTATTGTAATAGGTGCAATAATCCAAAATCTAAGGAATAAGTATTGACTTATAAATACTCTAAACGTAGGTAATATCTTAATATAAACTATGGCTCAATTGACATCCAGTGGAATAAGGTTTGCAACTATTCCCGCAGTAGATGAATTAAATTCAAGAAGAGGAATTTTTCCTACTAGCACTGCTTGGGTTTTTTATCAAACCTCAGCTCCTACTGGATGGACTAAATCCACAACTCATAATAATAAAGCCCTTAGAGTAGTGTCTGGAGATGGTGGTGGATCCGGAGGAACAAATAGTTTTACTTCCACTATGAGTAGTTTTACTCTTGGTGGATCATTAACCTCCTCGAATGCCACAGGGGGAACTGAATTATCTGATACCCAAATTCCTGGGCACGTTCACCCTACAGGAGTAAGGTTAAATGCTGTTCCTACATTAAACAATCCAGACGGTGCTTTTACTGGATGGAATGGTGGTGATGTAGCTCGTAGCACTGGTTGGACTAGAAATACTCCAGCAACTGGAGCTACAGGTGGAATTCCTAATGGAGCAGCACACGCTCACCCTTTTAGTGCAACAGGAACTCTTACAAATCAATCTGTAGACATAGCAGTTCAATACATAGATGTTATCATCTGTACGTTTGATGGATAAATACTTTAAATAACATCTGTAGTTTACATCATATAAAATGGCTAAATTAACAGCATCTGGAATAGTTTTTGGTGACTCAACTATTTTAAATTCTAAGTACGGAATTGTTCCACAAAACTCAGTATCCATATTTTATCAAACCTCGGCTCCTACTGGATGGACTAAATCCACAACTCATAATGATAAAACTCTCAGAGTTGTTAATGGAGACGGTGGTGGATCTGGAGGAACTTCATCGTTCACCACAGTATTTCCTGGTAGCTTGAGAACAATATCGTCATCAAGTATTACAATGACTGGAACTGTTGGTAATACAACGTTAACTACCCCACAGTTACCTAGTCACACTCATCCTAATGGAGGTTTTGTTGGATTAACTTTGAGTCCTGGTGCTGGTGACGTTGCTTTTGGAGCCGGTTGGACTAGAAGTACTCCTGATACTGGTAGTGGACCGATTAATGGTGGCGGTTCTCATAGTCACCCTTGGTCGGGTACAGCTTCATTTTCTATAGATGTAGATTTTAGAGTTCAATACATAGATGTTATTGTTTGTACTTTTGCTTAATCCGTGATAGAATAAGAAAAATATTTTTGTCTATATGAAAAAGAACGAATCAGGTAATTTTTGTCCTCTTATCAGGAAAGATTGTATCGAACATAAATGTTCGTGGTATACACATGTGAGAGGAATGAATCCAAATACAGGAGAAGATGTAGATCATTGGTCTTGTGCTGTAACTTGGATGCCTATGTTAACAATTGAAAATTCTCAACAACAAAGACAAACTGGATCAGCTGTAGAATCCTTTAGAAACGAAGTAGTCAAATCTAATACTGAGAATAGACAACTATATATTGATATGATTCAACAAAATGGTATATTGCCAGTAAATGTAACTTCTTTGACAAGTACTCATACACTACCAGAAAATACAGGAGAATAAATTATGAAACTGACCATCATCCCTTCAGATAAATCTGTTTATGTAAATCAGATTGGTTATACCAATATTGATATGACTTGGGTTCCTATTATTGATGGAAAAAAAGTTCATGCAGTTCAATGGTTGGATGATGAAGGTGAAATTGAGTTTGTTGGACCTCATCAAAATTTAAAGATTACTAAGTTAGATGTATTCGAACAAGCAATTGAGTTGTGGAATGAAAAGAAACTCGAAGAAGAAACTCTCCTACGACAAAAACTAGAATCAGAAGAAAGACATAGAAAACAAGAAGAAGAACGTCTAAGATCACAATTTATTGGCGTTGATGATGAATTTGAAGTTGATGTTAGTGAACTTGATGAATATGGATATAGTGAAAAACCTTATATTGCTCCTTCAGAAACTCACATGCCTCCAGTAGAGCCTTTAATGTATGAGGATGAAGATGAAGATTTATTCTACGATATTGAAGAACTCCTAAAAGAAATTTGAGTTTAAATTATTGAATTTGAAATGATGAATCAAAAATTAATTGATAATAACTATATTGTCCTGTCAAATTTTATTTCAAAAGAAAGGGCGTTAAGTCTTTCTTCTGAATTTTTAAAACATTGCGAAGAAAACAATATAGAAGGAGATCCTCAGGCTCCAAATTCATATTCTGCATATAATTACATATCATTTCTGGAATTACTCTGTGAAAAAACTACGGTAATCTCTTCGGCAATTGGCGAAACAGTTTTACCTACCTATGCATATTCTAGGGTATATAAAAAAGGAAGTGAATTAAAAAAACATATAGATAGAGATGCTTGTGAGATATCATTAACTCTTCATCTACATGGAGATGTTGCTTGGCCTATATGGATTGAAACTTCTTCTGGGGAAACTCGTTGTGTGCAATTAAATCCCGGAGATGCTATGATCTATATGGGAAAAATTGCTCCACATTGGAGAGAACCTTTCAGTGGAGAATGGTATAGTCAAGTATTCCTGCATTATGTTAGAAGTCGTGGAGATTGTTCATATGCATATTTTGACAAAGATAGTGAGAAAACTAAACCAGTAGTTGAAGAAATTAATATTCCTACTGAAACAAAAATAATGTCTTCTAGAGCTAAAAAATCTTTAGAAGACTACATCTTTACGTTGGATAATATTGTTCCATCGGAATTGTGTGATAGAATTTTAAAAGAATATTCTGAATGTAGTTTTTGGACTCCTACAAGCGTTGGTGATGGTAATGTAAATAATCAGATTAGAAATTGCGATACTATTAGTATTTCTGAACAACTAGTAATTGAAAAAAATTTCGACGTTAGGAAAAGAATAGACGAAGATTTTTATCTTTGCGCTTCAAAAGCAATCAATGAATATAGAAATTTATTTCCTGAAGTTGCCTCGGAGATTGATACTGGATACGGATTACTGAGATATAAAGAAGGACAGTTTTATGTTCAACACACAGATTCTTTTAAGAGTCAACAAAGATCAGTGAGTTGTTCTTTCATGTTAAATGATGATTATGAGGGTGGTGAGTTTGCATTTTTTGATAGAGAAATTGTAATAAAAGGATTAAAAGGATCTATAGTAATGTTCCCATCCAATTTCATGTATCCACATGAAATTATGCCAGTAACTTCTGGTACTCGTTACTCAATTATTACTTGGTATGTCTGAGAAACTTGTAGGAATTCCAAGTATTTACTATCTAAATCTAGACTCTGAATTAGATAGAAGGGAATACATGGAAAAACAATTTGAGAGGTGGAATATCAATAATGTAACAAGATTTTCTGGATCAAATTATCTTGTAGAAAATTATGATCATTGGAAAAATATCTTACATTTTCCTGAAAAAATTAAAGATAGACAACATCAATTAGCAGCTTCTATCACTCTATCAACCCTAGAAATGGTCAGACATTGGTTAGAAACAACCGATGAAGACCATTTAATTTTATTTGAAGATGATTATGATTTAAATCTAATTGAATACTGGCATTTTGATTGGAATTATTTGATGAAAAAAATTCCATACGATTGGGATTGTATTCAGTTGGGGTATGAATCATCTCATTATGTTAAATTTTTCCTTCACCCTAAGGATAAGACTAGTGCGTATGGGCCGGTATTAATTAATAGACACTTCGCTCAGAAATTAATCAATTTACACTACTTTAAGGGTAAGTACTTGTTGATTCGTAAGTATGGTTCTTATCCATATAATACTGGATACCGAGTTGTTTCATTGGATGATTTTGTTTGTTTTTTGGGAAAAACATATCAGTTGCCGTTAATAACTCAAAATCCACATCTAGATAAAGTATCAAAAAAACATCATTTTCTTTGCAAAGAAATCTATTATGATTGGTGGCAAAATAAAAGAGATAATTTTACTTTGGATGATTTTTTTTCTTATGGTAAACCAAATGATTATGAAATGACTGAAAAAGTAAATTACTAATGTCTACCAACCCTAAGTTAAAAAATCTTCCTCCAATATATTACTTTAATCTGGATCACAGAAAAGATCGTAAAGAATATATTGAAAAACAATTTTTAGATCATGGAATAACAAACTATCATAGAGTTAATTCTTCTAGATATTCTGTAGAAAATTATAAGGATTGGAGATCCAAAGTAGTAACTGACAAACTTAGAACTCAGGTGTGGTTTCTAGCTACCCTAATTGATAGAATACATGGTATAATTGATTGGTATGAATCTAATATTTCTGAAACCTGTCTAATAGTTGAAGATGATTTTTGTTTAGATCCAGTTGAGTACTGGAACTTTGATTGGAAAACTTTTGTCGATAATCTACCTTGTACCTGGGAGTGCGTCCAACTTCACATTATTGGAGAGAAATTCATTAGAATGAATCTGTCTAAGTGGACTGTAAACAATCACTCCACAGGATGTATACTTATTAATAGATCATATGCAAAAAAATTAATTGATCTTCATTACATAGAAGGTAAATTTAAATTATATTCTAACTATGGATATAGTAAAAAATGGCCAGAATATCATTATCAATCAGTAGATTTTGTTTTATACCAAATAGGAGTTACATATTCAATTCCAATCTTTACCACCAACTACAACTTCATAAGTGATGGGTATAGGAATGGAAAAATAAATTATATGGCTAAAAATTCTGATCAATTAGTTTTAGATTGGTGGAAAAATAAGTCTCCAGATTACACATTAGATGATGTTTTTTATTTAAATTCAATTAAAAGAAAGGAATTAATTATAGAAGTTAATCATGAATTTGAAGGATAAATTAAAAGGCCTACCCCCAATTATTTTGGCTACAATTGATGAAAGGCCAGATAGACAGGAATATGCTGAAATTCAGTATGATTATTGGGGTATTAAAAATTATACAAAAGTTTCTGGGTCAAAGTATCAACTTTCAACATATGAAGATTGGAAAGATTTGGTTATCTTGAATCCATTTGAAGAATATCATAGAAAAAATCATCATATTGCAGAAATTTCCATAACTCTGGCTCACTTAATCAATATAAAAAATTGGTTAGAAACTACTAATGATCCATATGTAATTATCATGGAAGATGATTATGATTTAAATTTTATTGATTATTGGCATTTTGACTGGGAACATCTAATGAATAATATCCCATATGATTGGGATTGTATTCAAATGACTTTCGAGAATGAGGAGTGTATGCCATGTTTTTTGCATCCAATTCTAAGTGGACATGACACTGGTGCTTCTTTAATTAATAGGAGATATGCAGAAAAAATTATAAGTCTTCACTATAAAGATGGTAAATTTGATTTATCACAGAAAATTTCTAACTACAAATGGTCAAGTCAAGGTATAAAAACCTTTGAAGGTTTGGGAATGCCCAATTTTACAACGGATTATTTTCTAGGTCATAACGGAAAAACATATTGTATTCCACTTTTTTCAGTAAATCCTGGTTTTGGTAGTTGGGCTCAAAATATTGATAGAAGAGAGGAGAGAGTGGATTTAGCTTTTTCTTATAAGGCTTGTAAAAAGTGGTGGACTGAATTGAGAGATCAGTATACACTCGAAGAATTCTTTACTTATGGTAAACCAAATGATAGAATAATTTTACCAAGTGAATTTGAAAATGTTTGAGTACGTTACCGAGTTTGAATCACAAATTGCTGAGTTTTTTGGAGCTCCTTATGCAGTAGCTACTGATTCATGTACTCATGCATTAGAACTTTGTTTGAGACATACTAGGCAAGATCATATTACAATTCCAACCAGAACATATATTTCGGTTCCGATGACTTGTATGAAACTTGGATTAAATTGGAATTGGAAAGAAGAAGAGTGGTCTGATTATTATCACTTAGGAAATACTACAATTGTTGATGCTGCTGTTCTTTGGGGTAAAAATACGTATCTATCGAACACATTTATGTGTTTAAGTTTTCAGTTCAAAAAACATTTGAACCTAGGAAGAGGTGGTGCAATTCTGTTGCAAAACAAAGAGGATTATGATACACTTAAAAAAATGTCTTATGATGGTCGTGATCTCAGTCGTCCATGGGCCGAACAAGACATAGATACTATCGGGTATCATTATTACATGACTCCTGAGGTGGCCAAAACGGGAATTGAATTACTAAATGAGCGGAAAAAAACTCCCGGTAAAAAATGGAGCCACAGGGATTACCCAGATTTGAGAGAAATGTCAGTGTTCAAATGATCAATCATATAACCCCTAATTGGGACATTAAGGATTTTTACGACCTTAACTACGAATTATCTACACATAAAGATGAAGAGTTGGTAAATCAGTATTTAAGTTCTGGACATAATAAAGAAAAATTGTCCATTTATAAGTATCAGTTACCAAATCCTATGCCAAAATGTGTAGATGAGTATATCATTCCACATTTTGACTTTTTGGATAAAGTGGCTGCTGCAGTTAATTACTTTAAACCTGGTCAATATCTACCTCTTCACACGGATTTATTTGGAAAGTATGTAGAAATCAATAATATTGGTTCCGAAAACGTAATAAGATGTATGGTAATGTTGGAAGATAATTCTCCAGGTCAAATTTTACAAATTAAAGATACTGCATATTCTACATGGAAGGCTGGAGATTGTTTCTATTGGGATTATCATGAAATACATGCTTTTTATAATTTCAGTATGAAAGATAGGTACGCGATTCAAATTACGGGAGTTAAAAATGAAAAGTCAAAATGAGTGGGGTAAACTAAAAAAAGTGATAGTGGGAGTTGCGGATCATGCAAGAGTTCCCGAAATGGATTTGAGTGTCCGTACAATCAACTATGCAGATAGAAAAGACGTTTCTGATGTTCCAGTTGGATTATATCCTCAACAAGTTATAGACGAAGCCAATGAAGATTTGGAGCGTTTTGTTAATTTTTTACTTGGAGAGGGTGTAGAAGTTGTAAGACCGCAGAAAACTTCTACCGATTATTACAATTTTTGCCCAAGAGATGTTGTCTTTACTCATAAAGATTTGACTGTAACGACTCCTATGCCATTAAAGTGTAGAAAAAATGCATGGGAACCTCTGATTGATCTATTGGGAACTACTATTATTGTTCCATGTAAACATAATGAAGATCTTTACAATGAAAATTGTGTAGGAGATAAAGATGTTCTTGCTTTGACCGAAGTGACTCCCGCATTTGATGCTGCAAATGTTATTCGTGCAAACGATGATGTATTATATCTTGTTTCTAATAGTGGAAATGTGGAAGGCGCGAAGTTACTACAGGAAATGTTGAGGGATCGGGCAAAAGTTCACCTTTTACAAGGTGTTTATAGTTACATGCACATAGATACAACAGTTGCGTTTCTTCGTGAAGGTTTAATGTTGTTAAATCCAGAACGAATTAAATCTGTCGATGTACTTCCAGAACCTTTTAGGAGTTGGGATGTAGTTTGGTGCCCAGAACCAGTAGATATTGGTTATCATCCTGGATATAATCACGCTTCAGAGTGGTGTAATATGAATCTTTTCAGTATTAATCCAAACTTGGTGGCTTTAGAAGAACATCAAGAACCCACTCGAAAAGAACTTGAAAAGTATGGAATAGAGTGTGCAATGTTACCCATGAGACACTCAAGAACATTGAGTGGATGTTTCCACTGTGTTACACTTGACCTTGAAAGAGAATAGTGGACTTAGAAAATAAACTCAAGGGACTTCCTATGATTTATTATGTAAATCTAGATCACAGAGTCGATAGGAAAGAATGGATGGAAACTCAGTTTAGTGACTGGGGGATAACAAATTATCACAGAGTTTGTGCATCGAAATATGATGTTTCGAAATATGATGAGTGGAAGGATATAGTTGTAGAAGAAGGAATTCTTGAGTGTGTTTCCTTAATGTCAACTGCCGTAAACAATATAGAAACAATCGTTAATTGGTATGACACTCATCCATCCGAAACTTGTATTATGATGGAGGATGATCTGTCTTTAGGGACAATAAAATATTGGAATTTTGACTGGACTTACTTTGAAAATAATCTACCAGAAAATTGGGAGTGTGTTCAACTTTATTTCTGTAGTACATATCATGAGGATGGACTGTCTTTCCCAATGTTTTTGCATAAAAGACATGATGCAGGTTCAGCCGCAGCATATTTGATAAATCGTTCATATGCAAAGAAAGTCAAAGATTTGATGTATCGTGATGGTAGGTACAAATTAACTTTTAACGATAACTCATTTCATAAAAGATACAGTAAAACTAATATAATACAAGACGCTAACTTATTTGACATCGGAATTACATATTCTATTCCTCTTTTCAATCTTAACATAAATTTGGGTGGTGATAATCAACAAAATGGAAACAAAATGTTTCCTATGGATATAATTTGTAGTCGATTAATAGGTGATTGGTGGAAGAATCATCATCATAAGTTTTCACTAGAAGATTTCTTCACTTATGGTAAACCCAATGATCATAAAATGACTTTAAAAGTGAAAATGGAATATATAATAAAATTTTTAGAAAAATGTTAATATTGAGTATTCATTTAGGTCATGATTCTTCCATATGTATTTTTAATAATGGTTGCGTAGAGAAATATTTTCTATTAGAGAGATTTACGAGAATAAAACATGATTACGATAAAGATATAATATTAGAGTTGGTTGATAATATTTGTAGTGAATATAATGTCGATATACTTTGTATATCTAATTTTAATGATCATGATGATATCATATTAAAAATTCTTGAAAAATGTAGGGAATTTAATATAAATGTTGAATTGATTATGCAATCGGATCACCATTTAAATCACGCTTCTCTTGCTTTTTATAATAGTGGTTTTGATGAAAGTCTTGTTATTGTTGCTGATGGAGCTGGGTCAACAATACAAGATAACTTGGTGGAAGTAGAAAGTGTGTTTTTGTTCAATCAAAAGAATAATACTTTAATTTATAAAAACGTTGTTGAAGAATCTTCTTTTGGTGTAGGGGGATTGTATGACATTGCAGCTGTAATGATTGGAAATACTCCAGATGATTGCGGAAAAGCAATGGGACTTTCGTCGTATGGATCTTCAAATAATTTATTTGAAAATTTATTCTCGGAGAGTGGGTGGGATATAGAACCTATAAAAAAAGTAGAAATAGAAAATTACAAACTACATGCAGATTTTTGTTATGAAGTTCAACATCAAACTCAAAAAGTAATAGGAGACTTAATAGAAAATTATGTAAAACAAACTGACGTTAAAAAAGTTTGCATTTCTGGTGGTTATGGTATGAATATAGTCGCAAATTACTATTATCTACAACGATTTCCTAACATACAATTTTATTTTGAACCATTGTGTAATGATAATGGTGTAAGCATTGGTGCAGCAATGAATACTTACGTTGAATTATCAAAAAAAATTCCAAATTCTATTGGAACAATATATTTTCATGGATCACATTATGATCTTTCTTCATATAAAGGTACAACAACCTCAATAAAGGATATCGCCAATCTATTATATAAAAATAAGTCTGTTGGAGTTTATACGGGTCTTGCTGAAGTTGGACAAAGAGCATTAGGTAATAGATCTATCTTATTCAATCCACTAAATCAAAATGCAAAAGACATTGTAAATCAAATAAAAAAAAGAGAGTGGTATCGTCCTTTTGCTTGCATGGTATTGGAGGAAGATGCCAATGTTTATTTTGATATGGGAGATATAAAATCAAGTCCATTTATGACCATATGTTTCCCAGTAAGGTCAAAGTATGTTAAAATAATACATGGAGTAACTCATATAGATAAAACGTGTAGAATTCAAACGGTTTCTAAAACAGATGGGTACTTGTATGAACTTTTACACGAATTTAAAAAACTATCTGGATATGGAATACTTTTGAATACTAGTTTTAATTTATCCGGAGAACCATTAGTGGAAACTCCAATGGATGCATTTAATACTTTAAACAATTCTTATTTGGATTATCTTTGGTTTGAAAAAACACGACAATTATTTAATAGCTGATATGGAGAACAAACAAATTCATGAATCTGGTCTCAACATTATTGAAAATCCAGATGGATCCTACGCATTTGAGTGGGATCCAAAAGACGAAAGATGGTCTTGGATGAATGGGTTGACAGATTCACAAATCAAGTCTATAGTAGAAGACATAATTGCAAAACAGTCAGAGTTTGACGCAAATGACAAGTAAAGTGTGGGAAGTGATGAACGATCTTGAGATGATAACATCCAAGATTGTATCTGCTCGTGAGATTATTGATACCGCAGCAGAGGCAATTCAGAGAAATGAATATGATAAGGCAGAGACTCTTGCGATGGCAGCATATGAGTTTCTTGGATATTATCTGGATGAGTTTGATACAAAGTTCAAACTTGCCTGGCAGGAAACTGTAAAAAAACAAGATAAAGGATTTGAAGTAGATACCACACTTGATGATTGTATGCCACCTTGGGGTCATAGTGATTTAGAGTACGCATCTAAACACAAAGAACCTCTGAGTTGTGATAAAGATGATCCTTCCCCAGAATGTCAAGGCGCCTGGAATAGTTTCTGGGAAGATAATTATTATCAAGATTATATGATTTCTCGTAATGATCCGACTCGACTAAAGTATGAATCGGGATGGGTTTATGAATCTCCTAATGGCGGAAAGACAATTACTAAACGTAAAGTTGGGTCTACTGAAAAGATTATTGTGAAAGAAGATAAGGTTGTTAAGTGGCAACTTCCTGTTGAGATGGATCCAAGTGGTGAATGCTTTGTTTTATTCCCAGATGATTTGTTAGAAGCAACAAATCTTAAAGAAGGTGATCAAGTAGAGTGGGTTGATAGGGGTGATGGATCCTATCTTCTTCGTAAGGTAAATGCACCACTCGGAATGGATGAGTGCTGATGTACACTCTTTATGTACTGAAGGGTCTTGCTCCATTTATTGGGGCAATGTGTTTAGATAATTTTATTCGTAGACAAGGAGACCTTTGTAACTCAAAAGATTATCCTGCACAAGTAACAAAATATGATCCCCAAAGTCCAGAAAATGCCTGTTATCGAGATGGTATTTTTTATCCAAGATGTAAAGATCTAGAAAATCCAGAGGTCTTAAAGTATCACAATTTACTCAAAGCTGAAAATGACAAACTACGATAAACTTGTTGACGCCATTTCAAACGAAATTTATCTTTTGAATGTTTCTCATGAAAGTTGGGATGAAGAATCTGCAAAAAACACATCTAAACGAATTCTAGAAATTGTAGAAGAATTTCAACAAAAACGATCAAATATTATTCCTTAATTATGTCATTATCCGAATCCGTCGAAACTAGTCTAAGAGAAGCAGAAGCTGCATTACGAAATGCTCTTGCTTATGCTGCCCGTCAAGAAAAACCTTTTGTGGGTAAACACATTGCTGAAATGATTATGCAAATTGATAATCTTATTGCAGCAGATCAACTTATGGATAAACTCGAACAGAGAATGAATGGTGATGAAGATACTAAGAGGGGCCGTTGGGGTCCCTTTGGATCTTGACTAGATAGTGATAGCTCATAAAAAAGGTCATGCATGAGTTACCAATAGAACCCTATAAAACAGTATTGGTTTTAAATTCTAGTTATGAACCAATTAATTTTACAAACTGGAAACGGGCTATCGTTCTTCTTTTAAAGGAAAAAGCACAAGTACTTTCGAGTAGAGTCATTAGACTCTTAGATTATGTAAAGTTGCCTATATCTAAAATTATGAACATTTCTCCTTCTCGTTCTATGATTTATAAGAGGGATAATCATACTTGCCAATACTGTGGAGCAAGGTCTAGACTCACTATAGATCATGTAATTCCTCGTTCTAAGGGAGGTGAAGATTCGTGGGAAAATTTAGTAGTGGCTTGTTCTTCATGTAATACCAAAAAAGGTAATATACTTCTTGAACATACTGGAATGAAATTGGCTAGAAAACCAAGAGCTCCAGTTAATAAAATGATTTTTGATCTTGAAAAAACTAACGTTGAAGAATGGAGACAGTATCATTATGAATGAAAAACAACCAAACGAACTTGGTAAGGCACTAAAAGAATGGTGGGATAGTGATGCCTGTAAGAAAATGCAGAAAGAAAATGAAGAGGCAAAGCAACGTGCAGTAGGAAAGTACTTTATGCTTTCCGAAGAAGATAAACTTGATATGGTTCAGGCAATCTGCCATATTATGTGTAAAGCAGAAAGTGAGGGGACCAGTCACAGAGGACTGATGGATGAACTTGGCATTTATCCTGTTGGGTTCTGGGTTGATCAGCTGATGGATGTCCATAATGCTCTCTGGACATACTATCACGACAAGAAGAGGGATCAAGAACTTAAAGACGATCTTGATGCACTTGAAGAATTCATTAAGTAATGTAACTCAATCCCAAAGAGATCATTAAGTTTATAGATAGTCATATAATTGTGTGTTAGAATTTCAACACAATCAGAAGGAGATTTCATGACTTATTCGCAACCAAAGACTGAACAACTTACGGATGCGGAATGGAAAGAATTGGTTGCCCTTAAAGAGGCCATTAATCAAAATCCAGCGGCAGTTCATCCAGAAAAAATGGAACTCTTTACGGAATTGCTTGTTCGATCTTGGGATGCAAAGTGTGAACCTCCAGACATGACCAAATGGCGAACTGGTCATCCGATGGAAGAGTAATTATATTGACATACTTAAAATTTTAGTGTATTATTTACTATAAATCACAACTCTAAATATTACAAAACACAACAAATGAAATGAAGTTCACTGTTTATTCTAAACCTGAGTGTCCATATTGTTATAAAGTTAAACAAGTTCTTGACCTATGTGGGAAGGACTTTGTTGTTTATACTTTAGGTGAACATTTTACAAAGAACGAATTTTACGCAGAATTTGGAAAGGGGTCTACATTTCCGCAAGTGGTGATGGATGATAAACATATTGGGGGTTGTACTGATACAATCGAGTATCTTAAAGGACTTTCAATAATTTGATTATGAGTGAGCCTAAAGAGCTTCACATAAATAGAGGTGTGGAATTATTGTTAAGAAAAAGGAGGAGAGAACCTGAAGCACCAAAAACGTTTCAATTCAGTTTTGGTAAAATGGTCTCTCTCTTCAAAAGAGAGATTCATTTTTATCTAAAAGTTTCATTAGATATCAAAAAAAAGTAATCTCTCGGAGGTAGGGCCATGACAGCACCCTTAATTGCCATCTTTTGTTTAATATCATTCATGTTCTTGATAATTGGTGGTGTAGTTGGTTGGTTATGGAAAGAACATGTAGTTTTCTCCACCCCTCAACAAGTATTTGCTCATCCAGAAATGTTTGACAATAATGGGAATCTCATTCCCGATGAAGTAATTGCAGTACGATTTGAAAATAGCTATGACGACTACGAAGAAGACGACGACTAGTAGTGGGAGATCTACATCAACTACTACTAAAAAACCAGTTGCAAAAAAGACAACAACTCCTAAGACAACCCAAGTCGCAGAGAAGATTGAACTGACTTCAAGTTCTTACGTTCATGAAATCTTTGCGGCTGTTGTTGCGGAAAGAACTAAAGATAAAAAGATTAATATTCTTCAACAATATAATGAAAACTTTATCAAGGCTCTTTTAATTTGGAACTTTGATCCAAGTGTTGAATCTGCCATTCCAGAAGGTGAAGTTCCTATTCAACCTAAGGAAGATGCAGATACGGCAAAACCTTCATCCAATATTCGTAAAGAATGGAGTAAGTTTTATAACTTTGTGAAAGGAGGTAATGATGCAATGAACAGACTTCGTAAAGAAACTCTGTTCATCAATCTTCTAGAATCTTTCCATCCTGGGGAAGCAGAAGTGTTATGTCTTGTAAAGGACAAAAAATTGCAAACTAAATATAATATCACCAAAGAACTTGTTTCTGAGGCGTATCCTGACATCCAATGGGGGAATCGTTCTTGATATGTCTGTGAATATTATTCATGGGGATTGTGATCCATCCGCTGCTAAAAATAGAGATCTGCCAAGAAATTCTTATTTGGTAGCTTATGGAGTAGACGATTCTATTCAGTATGATGTGGTTCAATGTGGATCACAGGCTGAGATTTTTAATTATTATTGGGACAAATACAGAGACGTGAGAGGTATTAAATGGACAGAGGGAACAGTGAATCCAAAAATGTGGAATTACCAACCGAAAACGGAAAAGAAGAGACCAAAGTAATTTCCGGTGACATGAATCTTGAGATGAATCTTGATGCAATCAAAGATGTGAGAAAACAATATAAGAAAATTAAAAGATACATGCGATCCTCTATTTACACTGTAGCCATGATGGACGGGAAAGAACAAATCGTAAGTCGTTTACTAAAGGACCAGGAGGATAATCCTGCATAAATGGGGAAACACTATCTTCTTAACTTATTTGGATGCTCATTCGCTCACTTGAACGATGAGCATTTTCTTATGGATCTTTTAGAAAATGCAGCTGCAGCAAGTGGCGCAACTGTATGTCAAACGATCTTTAAAAAATTTGATCCACAAGGAGTTACGGTGTTGTGTTTGTTATCTGAGAGCCATATAAGTATTCATACATGGCCAGAAGATGGTAAAGCTGCATGTGATGTTTATACATGTGGAGATTGCAACCCAAAAATCGGGTGTGACATAATCATTCAACAATTAAGTGCAACAAATCATACTCTAAGTTATATTGAGAGATGATATAATTACATTCTAAATAATCCTATATGGAGAATAATTATGCTTTCAACGCAGTATCGTCTAAGACTTGAAGGCATTTGCAATAAAATCGTTGCTCGTGAAGAAGTAAGTCTTGACGAAATGATTTGGGCAGAAAAACTTGCAAAAGCAAATCGAACTGCAGGAACAATCTTAAGACAAGCAAGAAGAACAGCAGAAAATCCTGACATGATGAAGGGAGACATGGATGATTTTTTAAATCAACTTGACATCGGTGGTTTGGGACATGAACGATTTGGTAAGCGTGGTTTTGACGATATAGATGATATGGTTGACTGGTGGACAAAAGATAAACCCGAAGATTGGCGTCAAAGAGATTAAATGGTAACAAATGTTACAAAAGTGGTTGACTACATAGAGTGAATAGGAGTATACTAATCTCCTAACGTTCATCCTATGACTAAAGCACTTTTGCTTTTAGCATGGGTTCCACTTCTTTCTTTTGCTTCACCACAACCTACTAAGACTGAATTTCTAGTCACAATAAGTTGTGATACAGCGTGGGAACTAATGGACATCGTTAAAAACGACGATGTAGTACACCAAAGAAAAGAAGACCAATTGCTATTAGAACTACGAAAAGACGTAGTTACCAAGTGTTAAAACCTAATAGGACGGAAGTAAGCCGACTCGGAACGGATCGTTCATCTATGGAAGCAATCATTCTCACTTGTTTACAAGCACAACTGATGGCAGGAAGAGTCCTTAAACACGACATTTCCAACCATGTAAAGAATGATATTATTTGGGAGATCAAACAGATTACCCCAAAGAATTGCCCCATAGACGCAAAAGCCGACTGAAGGAACGCTCTTTAACTTAAACCCCTAAGGAGAAAACCTAATGTCACAAGCAACCTATCGTGGGTGCAAGTATAATACTGACACCCCAAAACAAGAATATCAACACTGGTATTCTGAAACACATGCACCAGCACATCCACAAAATAAGTATCGTGGTGTTGCCTACCGTCCATGCAATAACTGGAACTGGGAGGAAGCAAAATGAAAAAACTTAATTTTCTTCAACTCATCAAAGATAAAAAACAAAAAGAAGATCGTCAGCATCAAGCCAAGTTAGTACAATTAATTGGTGCAAAGTAATGGCACAATTCCTTATTTCTGCAACAGCAATGATCACTCTATTAACTGTTGGATTCTCACTATACATTCAATGGATTTATAAATGAATTTTTAGAAGGAGGGTTTACACCCTCCTTTTTTTGTAGTAAAATTGTAAGAGACTATGCATAATCATGGACAAAGAAAGACTCAAATTAATTGTAAGAAATCTGGAGTCACTTGTATCTGCGCTCAAATCAGAAATTTATTCTGATCCAGATTCTTATCGACAAGTAAAACAAAAAGAAGATCACATCTCAGATTACGATGAGATCTTTGAAGACGATGATGGTTACCCCGATTGAGGACTTAAATGACTGTAAAACTTATTTCTATCACTCCTGATGCAGAACAAACAATGGCGTATATTGCGCGAGTTTCTAATCCTGCGAATCAAGACAACCAAAACTATGCCAAGTTGCTTGCTTATTGTATTAAGCATAATCATTGGTCTGTTTTTGAACAGTCTACTATGACCCTTGAGATTGAGACGACTCGTGGCATTGCGGCCCAAATTTTGCGTCATAGGTCTTTTACATTTCAAGAATTTTCTCAACGATATGCAGACACCAATCTCTTAGGAGAAGATATTCCTTTGCCTGAACTTCGTCGTCAGGACACAAAGAACCGTCAGAACTCCATTGATGACCTTCCAGTAGATCTGAAGATTCATTTATACGCAAAGATCCAGGATCATTTTGACGCTGCCCAGGAACTCTACAAGGAACTCCTAGAGTATGAGGTCGCAAAGGAGTGTGCTCGCTTTGTACTCCCCTTGGCGACTCCCACACGCATCTATATGACGGGCTCATGCCGTTCTTGGATACATTACATCAATCTTCGTTCTGCACACGGGACTCAAAAGGAACATATGGACATCGCTTTGGAATGTAGGAGAGTATTTACCGAACAATTCCCATCCGTTTCAGAAGCCCTGGAATGGTAATATATACCAATGCCGCCTAAGGAGGTAACACATGTACTACCAAACTAAAGCAGTATCAAAAGACGAAGCCTGGACTACATGCACGATTGTTGATACCACAGAAAATAATTATATCGTAGAGTATAATGAAGATGGAAAGTTTGTTACTAAAGAAATCAAACCAGAAGAACTTCAAAAACTAGATTATTCCGAACTTGAGATCAGTCAATAAAATGTCCGTTTCTATCATAACAGCATGTAAAAATAGAAAGAAAGCTTTGGCTATATCCATGGCTTCATGGATGCAATTTGATGAGGTTGAAGAAATCATCGTTACGAATTGGAATTCGGACGAACCTATAGATCATTTAACTATTTTAAGTGAAAAGGTAAAAATCATTAATGTAAAAGATGAACCTTACTTCAATCAACCCCAACCATTGAACCTGGCTGCATCTTTAGTTAAGAGTGAGTATCTTTTAAAATTAGATTGCGATCATATCCTTAATCCTTATTTTAACTTTTTTGACTTCCACAAAATTGAAGAAAAGTCTTTTATTACTGGATCAAATAACCTGTTGCAGGGATTGGATTTTGAGTTTTTACATCCTCTTTGGGGACTACTATATGTAAAAACCCAAATCTTTAAAGAAATTGGTGGATACAACGAAAGTATGGGTAAATATTATGCAGCAGAAGATGATGAATTGGCTGCGAGATTAATATCATATGGTCTCAATCCAGTTCTAATAGACTCTCAGAAATTATCTGCTTTACATATTCCACATTCAAATAAAGAAAGGGTAAAGAACTTTGAGTCATTTGAAAGTATAACTAAAATTTTGAGTGAATTTGGAAAAGATTTTGTGGGAGACGATCTTTATACTTACATAGCAAAATTATGTAAAGATAAAAATCACAATGTATTTCCAACATCTTCTAGAATGTTGGAAATACTTGACTTACACGAGAAAGACAAATACAGTGAGGAGGTAACTGCGGAAGCAGATCCTTATTGTGAACCAATTTACAAGTGGGAAGTTACCCAAATAAATGACCAAGTATATGAAGCTGTTAAGGTATGAGTGTTTCTATAATATCAGCATGTAAGAATAGAGGTGAGGCCTTAGCCGTATCCATAAGTTCATGGATTCAATTTGATGAGGTTGAGGAAATCATCGTCACAGATTGGAACTCTGATGAACCAGTGTCACATCTGACTCGATTAGACAGTAGAATTAAAATCATTACTGTTCCGTGGGAACCTTACTTCAATCAACCCCAACCATTGAACCTGGCTGCATCTTTAGTTAAAAGCGATTATATTTTAAAATTGGATTCTGATACTGTTATGAATCCATACTTTAATTTTTTTGATCACCATACTATTGATGATGAATCATTTTTAACTGGTACGGATGAAACATGGCACTTTACTCATGAAAAACTTGATTCAAGACATGTCTACCAAAAATACAAATATATAAAACCCCTTTGGGGTACTTTGTACATATCAAAGGAAAATTATATGAAAATTGGTGGATATAATGAAAACATGGATAAGTTTGCTGCTTGGGAGGATACTGAGATATATGAACGGTTATTAATTTTGGGTTTGAATCATGTAAACATAAACTTTAAGGAAAAGACTCTATTTTCATTACCACACGCAACGAAAAAACGAGTAGAAAACTTTAAAGCTTATTGTGAGAACAAACATATTGAAGTCGCAATCAGAGACCACATTAAAAAATTCAATAATATTGAAGATGATAATGTTGTACATCGGTTAATTCTGGAAAAACATAATAGAATTAACTACAAGAAATTCAAATTAAAAGAAGATAGTGATTATTATGTAGAACCTATGGTAAAATGGGACATACAACAAGAATCTCCTCAACACTATACTGCATATAAAATTGCACAATAAATAAATCATACTGAATTTTATTAATTAAATGGCGACCTATCCTGTTATAAACAAAGTCACTGGTGAACAGAAAGAAGTGAATATGAGTGTTCACGACTGGTCTCAGTGGAAGTTAGATAATCCGGACTGGGATAGAGATTGGAGTGATCCATCTACTTGTCCTGGTTCTGGTGAAGTAGGCGAGTGGAAAGACAAACTCATTTCCAGAAATCCAGGCTGGAATGATGTTCTCACTAAGGCCGGAAAAGCGCCTGGTTCTCGTGTAAAGAAAATCTAAATGGCAAGACAAAGAAAGACATCTAACGGCAACATTGGGATTGGCATGAGCGCAAAACAACTGCGTCGTAAAAAACCAATTAATTCTGATTTGATGGTGGATATTTCACCACTGACTGACAATCAAAAAGTATTTTTTGATGAATATAAAAAAGGTAAAAACATTTTTGCCTATGGTGCAGCGGGAACAGGTAAAACTTTTGTAGGATTATACTTAGCACTTAAGGATGTTTTAGACGAAAGAACTCCTTATGAAAAGGTTTATATTGTTCGTTCTCTAGTCGCTACAAGAGAAATTGGATTCTTGCCTGGAGACCATGAAGATAAGTCTTCACTCTATCAGATTCCATACAAGAACATGTGTAAGTACATGTTTGAGTTGCCTTCTGATGCGGACTTTGAAATGCTTTATGGCAATCTAAAGGGTCAAGAAACTATTTCATTCTGGTCTACATCATTCATTCGTGGTACTACACTAGATAACGCGATTGTTCTTGTTGATGAAATGCAAAACTTGAACTTTCACGAATTAGATAGTATAATTACTCGTATTGGTGAAAATAGTAAGATTATTTTTTGTGGTGATGCTACTCAATCTGATCTTGTTAAAACTCACGAAAAGAATGGTATTCTAGATTTTATGAAAATCATTCGTGCAATGGAATATGATTTTTCCAGTGTAGAATTTGGTGTTGATGATATTGTTCGTTCTGGACTTGTCAAAAACTATATTGTTACAAAGTTGGCTTTAGGTATGTAATGTTTGTCCATCTAGATTATTTAAAAGAAGAGGTTGATCTACAAGCCCAAAGTATTGAAGGAACTCGTTTTTATCGGGTTCCTTCTGGTAGATTGTATCCCTCTATCACTTCTGTCACCAGTTTTTATGGTAGACAGAAATTTATTGACTGGCGTAAGAAAGTTGGTGAGGAAGAAGCCAATAAGATTACTAAGGTTGCTACAGAAAAAGGAACTAAGTTTCACGATATTGTTGAAAAGTATTTGTTGAATGAAGATATTGACAAATATAATCCCCTTCCTATTACGAAGTACCTTTTTCTTGCAGCTAAACCCTATCTAGATCGTATAAATAATATACATGCTTTAGAAAAGTCACTTTATAGTGACTACTTGGGACTCGCGGGTAGAGTTGATTGCATCGCAGAGTACGAGGGAGAGCTCGCAGTCATTGACTTCAAGACTTCAAAAAAAATAAAACCTGAAGAATGGATTGAAAATTACTTTGTCCAGGAAACAGCATATGCTTGCATGTATTATGAAATGACTGGTATTCCAGTCCAAAAACTGATTACTATTATGGTCGCTGACAATGGAGAATGCTTCGTCTATGAAAAAAGAAACAAAGGTTACTATATTAAACTTCTTACCAAATACATCCGAGAGTTCGTCGCTCATCATACCGAAACCCATGCAGAACAACACTGAAGATGTAAATTCACTCATTAAAGAAAAATTTCTCTGTCAGTCTAAGTTTGCACAAGACATTGAACATCTTGTGATGAATTCAAAAATTAATTATATTGAAGCCATCGTCACTTATTGTGAAGAAAATGGTATTGAATTTGAGTCAGTTTCAAAACTCATTTCAAAACCACTGAAAGAGAAACTAAAACATGAGGCAACCCAACTTAACTTTCTGAAAAAAACAAGTCGTGCTAAATTAGTATTCTGATGACGCCAATAGAGGTATATAAAACATACCTGGCATTCAAGAATCATTTCACCAAATCAAACTACGATTACTTTCAATATTGCGGAAAGTCTAGAGCTTCCAAAGAGTCCTTTAACAAAAGGAAAGATCGATACTTCTTTGAACGTATGTCTCGTCAAAAGTCTGATGACGAGATTCGTCAATATTTCTTAGCTAATTTTGTAGAATGTGATGATCCCGCAAAACTTTGGATCGGTGAAATTATTGAATCCGGTGAAAAAAATTATTCAAACTGGTTGAAGAGATCTCAAAGTCTCTTCTATCTCTTTAAGACAGAAGCTGCAGTTTTTGTGCATAAAGATAACTTCAATCAGTTATTTGAAATTCAGGGATCTTCCCATCCAGATATTCTTAAAAAGTATTTACAAAACGCTATATCCATAGAAACTTTCATAATTTTGGATATGATTCTTAATTTTTCCAAAAAATTTGATAAGAAACTACTAGATCCAGTGTGGGAATCCGTCAGTTTACGCATCAAAAAATACAAATCATTCCTAAATATTGATAAGGAAAAGTACACACAAACTCTAAAGGAGATTGTATTGTGAATGAAGTTTTTCAGTATGAAGTGGAAGAACTTAAACGAATCCTTGACTCTCTCAAGGATTTTGTAGTATCTAACAACAAAACTATAAGATGTACTGAATATTATATAGCTTTAGATAATAAAAACTTCCTTCAAGTTCTTGAAGATACTTTTAATGATTCTACTTTAAATGAAAATTTAAAAAAAGAACATCTAAAGTTAATTAAAATTTTTCTCGAAAAACAAAAAAACTTATATCATAAACTTTGTTTTGAAAGTAATGCACAGTCACTTGATTTAAAATCAAGATTTGAAGATGTTTTAATGTTTTTAGGATTTTCCGAAAATAAAAATAATTTATTTTCAAATTTAGAAAATACAATAAATCGTATAGATATAAAGGAGATTGTACAGTGAGTGGATTTTTCCAATCCGAAATTGTAAGAGAAGCCATCAAAGAGATGGAAGAACTTCAACAACGAATTATTCAAGACACATTCAAAGCTCCACTTATGAGCAAAGAAGAAAAGAAAGAACATGTTGAGTTAATGAGAACTTTCTTAGAGAAACAAAAAAACTTATATTTCCGTCTATCCCTCTCAGATGATCCAGAAGCATTAGAAATGAAAGAAAGAATCCAAGAAGCTGCAGAGTTTCTTGGATTTAAAGGTAATAATGTAAACCAATTATTTTCCGAAATGGAAAACACTCTGAAAAGACTAGATAAAATTGCAGAGATAGAGTAACATGTCCTACTACTACAAAATCACCTCCGCATATTGTTATCACAATGGTGAAATTGTAGATATGTATTTCATAAACGGAATTCCTTTTACATTTGATGATATTCCTTTAATTATGCAACAAGATCCTTACATTCAAATGGAAGCCGAAGACCATGAATCATATTCATCCGAAGACATGTACAGGTGGTCAAATTACTTAATTGACGAAATGTGTCACCCTCTTTTGTTTGAGTTACAGATCGAAAACCCCGAAGAAATGCCTAAAGACTAGGGCTTGACAACCCTTCTGCCCTGCGGTAAGATAAAGTCGTCCCAAAGGCCAAATACACTCAATACGGAGAATACAAATGTCTTTTGCTGATCTCAAGAAACAGTCCCGTGCTGGTTCACTGACTGAAAAACTGATCAAACAAGTTGAAAAACTGAATAGTGGAGAATCTGGTGGCGATGATCGTTTCTGGAAACCAGAAGTAGACAAAGCCGGAAATGGTTATGCAGTAATCCGATTCCTCCCCGCACCTGAAGGATGTGAACTTCCTTGGGCCCAAGTCTGGAGTCACGCTTTCCAAGGCCCTGGTGGTTGGTATATTGAAAATAGTCTGACGACTATGGGACAAAAAGATCCTGTTTCTGAACACAATCGTGTTCTGTGGAACTCTGGGTCTGATCGTGACAAGGAGATTGCTCGGAAACAGAAACGCAAACTCTCTTACTACGCTAACATTTATGTGGTGAGTGATCCTGCACACCCCGAGAACGAAGGTCGTGTGTTCCTCTACAAGTTCGGTAAGAAGATCTATGACAAGATTACCGAAGCGATGCAACCTCAGTTTGCAGATGAGGAAGCCATTAATCCTTTTGACTTCTGGAGTGGTGCAAACTTCAAACTGAAGATTCGTAAGGTTGAAGGTTACTGGAACTACGATAAGTCGGAGTTTGATAAGCCTTCCGCACTTCTAGATGATGATGACAAACTGGAACGCATCTACAAGAACCTGAACGATCTCAATGAGTTCAGTGCCGCAAGTAACTTCAAGTCTTATGAAGATTTGAAGAAGCGTCTTGACTATGTTCTGGGTGCAAAAGCTCCTGCACGTCAAGATCCTGAGACTGTTGAAGAGGATGAACAGTGGGAAGCCGAACGTCGCGGTGAGTCTGCACCGAAGCGTTCAACTCCTTCCTTTGAGATTGCTCGTCCTGCAGTCCAAGAAGAGGATGATGAAGATGCAGATGATGCTCTGAGTTACTTCCAGAAACTCGCTGAGTCCTGATAGTTCAAAGGAGGGGTAAATCCCCTCCTTTTTTTATATTCTCATAACTTTTTCATTATAAGTTTTCTTAAGTTTTTCATTAATATAGTTTGGATCATCTTCATTATACGTCATAATATTTCTAAATTCATCAATAACTACAGGTAAGTATTCTGGTTTTATAATTATTATTTTTCTTTTTTCTTCGTTCAATCTAGATTCATATTCATAATTGGTTATAGGTTTAGAAAGAGAAGATCCGGGAATTCTGATTATAGAACTTGTACTTGGATCAAAATATTGAAACTCTTCTGTAATTTTTTCTTGCCATTTACTTCCAGTCCATCTCCAAGTTGTTTGATTTTGACTGTAGGTATCATTTGGTTCAATGTTTACAATTTCTTCTGGCAAACTTACAGTAATAGTTGGACTAGAGACATAATTCAATCCACCATCAGTAACAGTAACTTTTTCTATACTAGTATTTGTTAATTGGAATGAAAATGCCGCTTTTCTTGAAATAGGAGCCTTTTCAAGGGTAACAGTTGGAGGTACAGTATATCCAAATCCAACATTAGTTATAGAAATAGTGGTAACAATTCCAGTGTTTAAATTTGCTACCCCTGTTGCTTTAACCGCAGGGTATGGAGATCCAACAGTAATAGTTGGAGCAACAGTATATCCAACTCCAGGATTTGTAATATTGATTCCACTTACAGATCCATTTGTTATTTCCGTTGTTCCTTTTGCAGTAGAAGTTAAATTATATTCATAAATTTTATCTAATGGACCACCAGCAATTAAAAATTTATCTCTACTTAAACTAATTATAATGTCACACGGAGATCCAACCCTGTCTCCAACATAAAAACTATAAGCATAAGTTGCGGTGTTTATTTGCCAAGATTCTAAATTATATTCGTAAATACTGGAACTACCTTCACTTGTAGTGAATAATTTAGTACCATCAGAATTAAAACCAAACCCAAGAATAAAATTATCACCAGTACTACTAGTAATATTCAAACTGTTTAATGCGGACCCACTCCTCGTAGTGATATTCCAAGGAATCCCAAGAGAATATTCCCTAATTACATCGGGATTGGAAAAGTCTAAAACAAACATTCTAGTTCCATCTGGTTTGAATCTTATTCCGCCAGGAGAAGCTATTGTGATTTGATTTAACTTAGTTGCGGTCGATAAATCCCACGGAGTAGATAACTCATAAGCTACAATTTTATAAGATAATCCAACTCCACCAGTTACATACACTATAGTTCCATCTGGTTTAAATTCAACACCAGTTGTATAGTTAAAATCGGCACTTACATCTAATTGATAGGTTATTGAAATTGTATCAATATTCCAGGCGGTACTTAAAGTATATTGTTTAATTTGATTTGCACCAGTAAAACTAGCAGTATATAAGTAATTACCTGCGTCATTTAAGTAAAAACCTTCGAGGTCATTACCAATTGCAATTGCAGATTCTTTGTTATATAATCCAGCAATAACTCGTGGTGACTGGGAAAATGTTACTATTGGTGCAGTGAGTCCGTAACCTATTCCCCCTACTAAATTTTTAATAGTTGTAACTCTGTCAATATTAATTCCATCACCCAATTCACATTCAGCAGTTGCTTGTACTGATGGAGTAGGATCCGAAAATGTTACTTGCGGAGCATTATTATATCCCTGACCTCCCACTAAATTTACAATTGCAGATACTCTAAAGTCGGTAACTAAACAATTCGCTGAAGCATCACTGGTAACTGGTGGATTTGAAATTGTAATTGTTGGAATTTTGGTATAACCTAATCCAGGATTTGTAATCTCAATTGTTTGTATAGTATTGCCAGCACCAACCACAGGAGTTAATACAGCTTGAGTACCTGGTATGTAAATTGGTGGAAAAGTTATTCCGGGTGGAGTTTCTTCTACGTCTTTATATTCTGGTGTATTATAAAAAATTTCATCAAGTATTACCCCACTAGGAAAAACTTCTCTACCGAAAGAATCTTTAGTTGAAATAGATTCATAGTGGTGAATGTTTAAAAAAGCACTTTCGGAACCATATTTTTCCAACATGTACTTATTGAAACTATCGACGTTTAGGGGCCACTCGTCTTGAATATTGATAATATTATTAGAAATTAATATAACCCAATCTAATCCAGAATCTCCATAGATTCTTTCTGCAATCTGGTCAGGTCGTTCATTTTCAGTAATGATATAATACTCAAAAGCCGAGGCTATTGAGATAATATCTTCTCTAAGTTTTGCTCTCTTGAAGATATTCTTAACAATCAGGGTTTCATCATTAGATACCTGATTTTTCGTTCTATTAAGAACTTGAATATTTGGTAATTCTTTAAAGTACGACATTTTAGTATCCTATTGAGTTCGAACTTACTGAGGATAAATCACCTCTATTGTCAAAAATATTATTTTCTTGATAATCAGTATCATAAATTGGTTCAAGTTCATTAAAGGTCATTTGCATGATAGTCGAAACTGGTTGACCTTTTTCATATGCAGCCCACAAACCATCTGGAGTATAATTGCAACTAAAACTTATCAATGCACAAGTTTTAAACTTATTTACACCTGGAATTTCATTTTTTCCTCCTGTTCTAAATTGCAGTTTAAAAACATTTGGAGTTCCCAAGAAAAATGATGCTTGTCCAGATTTACCTTTCATTTTTTTAACAGCCATTCCCTGTTTGAAAAATCTTATAATTTTTCTAACCATTGCAGCTTCTTCTGCACTTCTTGGGGATAATCTATAATTAAAACTAAAACTTCTAAGTGTTGGAGAATTGAATAATAATTCCAAATTAGAATTAGGCACAATACCTGCACCTCTTGCAAGAATTGATTCCGATTCAACACCCATGCCTTGCATTTTTAATAACTTTGAAGCTCCTTCGGATCCGACTAACATTGCCAATTCTTCACTCACTTTTCCTTCTTTATATAACTTCATTAAGTTATTTGCTATTAAAGCCTTAGCAGCCAGTCCCTCAACTCCAGTAAGTCCACCGAAGGCAGATGCAGCAAGTGCTATTCCCGCTTCTCCTTTAAGATTACCAAGTGTACTTGCAGTTGCTGCAGCTGCTAGGTTTCCCATCGAATCTTCACCCCAACTAACGTTATTGCTGTCTGCAATAGTGTTAGGCATTGGCAGAAATACTGTACCAATTATTTCTGATAAATTTGATACAGTTTGAAGACCCCCAGATAATGCCTGACTAGCGGCTGCAGTTCCCCCAAAGATTGCATCTGCTTTAGATGGTTTATATCTATATTGAGAAATTGCAAAATGGTCCTGTTGACTTGTCATCAAATCCGCAGGATATTTCATTTCACCACTGAATAATTTCTTTTCGTTTCCAACTCCAAAATTATCCCCATTGACTGCAAAGTTTTTATAACTTTCTTTGGGGTTTTGTAGAAATGAAAATAAAGATCCGACTCCACCACCCCCACCGACTGCAGCTGTTGCACTACTTGCAGGTGTTGTTCCTGGAATCGCAGTGGACCCTGGAGTACCGCCAGTAGTTGTTGTAGTTTTAACAACAGTTCCTGCAGACGTAGTAGTTACTGACAGATTTGATCCACCCAATCCACCGACTGCTCCAGATACTGGACTTTGGGGAGTAATTGATGATTGTCCAGGAGCTCCAGTAGTAAAATTCTCAGATGCCCATTGTGCTAATTTTGAATTGGAATTGACTCCCCCAACACTTTTATATGCCGATTGAATTGATATAATTGTTTGAATATGTAATTGATTCTTTTCATTATCCGTAAATCCCAATAATGTTGAGGATGCGTTCCATTTACCGTCTTGGTAAATTGGCTTTGTTCCTGCAGGAGCATTTTGTTGTATAATTTGAACGTCACCAGTCCCTAGATCATATTGGAGATTATATGAAATTCCATTTTTGGTAACTAATGGTGATTTAACGTTTGTATACGCCACTTAAGATTTGCTCCAGGCTTTGTGATTGGGAAAGGGTTGACCTCTTATATCAACAAATTTTTCAGTGGGTAATATTGCAACGGAGGGCCAATCTTTTTCTGGAACTCTCAAAAATCCCCCAGCAACTCCAGAAAAAAAGTAACGATGAATAGTATTACGAGGTATGCCTACTGTATCTGCATTATTTATTAGACCTTTTGCAATTCCTTCACGATATTGTCTCCCAACATAATGCAGGTTAATTCCGATAAAATAGTCTTGATTATAATTAATTTCTGTAATATACGTTAATGGTTGTCTGTCAAAAAACGACAACTTAGGAGTATTTGATCCATAAATGAAAAAATACATTCGTCCAACTTCAATTCCACCAGTATCCGAAAGATTTATATCACTTTGATCCAATTCCCCAAGATATTGTCTAAGTTGCCCAGAAAACCAATCCCCACTTTTATTTTTTCCTTTTACTTGTTTAAGTAAGTCATATCCAAAACCTTTACCATTGACATAAGGTTCGTCTTTCCAAGTCATATACCTAAATCCTCCTCAGTCATGATTCGGAATTCATAATTACGATCTGCACAATATTCTCTTGCAGCCTTCCATTTTGCTTGATTTTTTACCCAAGTTTGAACTTTATATGCCCAGGCCTTTGTTCTTCTTTTTGGATTTTGTTCAGGCATTTCCACTTCTTTTTTTGGTTTGATTTCAATTACAACTGTTCGTGTATTTCCACTTTTGTCCTTATACTTTACAAAGAAATCCGGAAAGTAACGATGAACTTTATTGTCAAGTGGAGAAAGATACGGAATCCAAAACTCTTCAGACTGCCATTGATTCACATTTTCATTTAAGTCACAATAACGCATAAACTTTCTTTCCCATAAAGAACGGTAAACGATATTTGTGGGATCTCCTTTATACTTTTTGGGGTTTTCTGGTCTGTATTTTCCCTTATAACTCATATACATACTATAGATCCTTAAGTAATATTTATAGATGGCTGAGCCATTCAGATCCGATTTTCCAAGTAATCCATATAGAGTAGACCCCATCTATGCAAGGATGACCTTGCCCAGAAATACAAATGATGGTCGTACTGCTTTACCCGGAGTTAGTGAGTTATTTGGTGAATTATCTGTTACAAGTCAATTCAAAGTTACTTTATTTTTAGGTGATACATATCCAATTACAAACTCAGATTCTGATATCAATGCTTGGTTAGTTACTTGCGGGGTCCTGGGTTCAAATTTATTTAATGGTGGATCTTCATATTTGAATTCTCTACGTTATGAATTTATGTGTAATGAAACTTCTCTTCCAGGAGCTTCGTTTAGTATGATTGAAGAGACTGGAAGTAGACAAGGAATTGTCGAGAGATTTCCAAATAGAAGAGACTTTCCAGAAGTTACAATGACTTTCTATGTTGATGCGGAATATGGAATTATTCGTCTATTTGAAGAGTGGATGAATTTCATAAATCCCCTTTATAGTACAAGAGGTAGATTGGTTTCAGGTAATCCTAGAGGTGGAGTTGGTCAATTTTCAGACGATCAATTTTTCAGATTCAGATATCCAAACACATATAAAAGAGATTTAGCGATAACAAAGTTTGAAAGAGATATTTACGTAGATCCAAACACTAGAGATGTAGAAAAAACACCTTCAATGATGACTTATAAATTTATTAATGCATTCCCAACAAATTTAACTGCTCTTCCTGTCACTTATGAAGGTAGTACAATCACAAAAACTACAGTGAGTTTTAATTATGATCGATATGTAATATTGAATCACTTCGGTACAGGTCAAAATCAATATTCAAACCAATTTGTAACAGAAAATGGAGAGAATATAAGTCTTACACAACCATCCTTCTCTTGGGGTGAGGCTCCAGAATACTTTACAAATCCAACATTTGGAGTTAACTCTGCAATTGATGTTTCTCCTTCCTTTAAACCACTCTAAATAAATTTAATTGATTACATAATTATATGCCATTACCTAAGATTGCTACACCAACTTATGAGCTTAAATTACCTTCTACAGGAAAACCGGTAAAATATAGACCATTTCTAGTAAAAGAAGAAAAAGTTCTAATTTTGGCTCTAGAAAGTCAAGATATTAAACAAATTACCCTGGCAATTAAATCAGTTTTGAAAGACTGCATTTTAACAAAAGGAATTAAAGTAGAAGAGTTACCATCTTTCGATATCGAATATATTTTCTTGAATGTTCGAGGAAAATCGGTAGGAGAATCTATAGATTTAATTGTAACTTGTTCAGATGATGGGACAACAGAAGTTCCTGTTAAAATTTTTGTAGATGAAGTTCAAGTCCAAAAAGACGAAGAACATTCTACAGAAATAAAAATTGATGATAATATCATGATTAAAATGAAGTACCCTTCACTGGATCAATTTATTAAAAACAATTTTGATTTTACAACTCAGGAATCTGTATCAACTATTGAAAGATCTTTTGATATTATATCCTCATGCATTGAATCTATTTTTACAGAAGAAGAAGCTTGGGCTGCTTCAGATGTGACTAAGAAAGAGTTGATTGAATTCATTGAAAGTATGAACGCAGATCAATTCAAGAAGATTGAAAAGTTTTTTGAGACAATGCCTAAACTGTCTCATACTTTCACCGTTATTAATCCAAATACAAAAGTAGAAAATACAGTAACTCTGGAGGGCCTAACAAGTTTTTTCGGCTAATTATGGCTCATATTGATCTTGAGTCATATTTCCGCATTAATTTCGCTCTCATGCAGTTTCATAAATACTCTTTGACAGAGATTGAAAACATGATGCCTTGGGAAAGAGATATCTATCTCGCCCTGTTGAAACAACACATTGAAGAAGAAAACCTAAAGGCACAACAGGCAGCAAACCGTGGCAGTTAGTTCACTACTCAATCCATCTAGAATTGTAAGAGAAAGACAAACGACGGCTGCAGCTGCTCAAAATTTTATCACTGGTGGATCTCCTCTAGGTCAAGGAGTCGTTGCTAGTGCCGCTAATAAAATTGTTGGATTTCAACGAGGTGCAGCTGCAGTTTCTGCGCGACCACCAGATTTAAATTCCATCATTCAAACATTATCATCAAACATTTTAAATAATGTTGAAAATAGAGTACAATCTGTAAATAAAAATGTAACTCAGATAGTTAATCAAAAAATTGATGGATTAGAAAAAAAATATCAAGATAGATTAGGTAAGATTGAAGCTGCAACACCAAATTCTATCTTGCAGAATTTCTTAAATCTATACAAAGAAGCATTAGGATATATTCAGTTTCTAGGCAATAGAAAAAACGTAAGAACTCTTGGCGAAAATTTAAAAGCACTTCAAAACGTATTTACTGAGACTTTTAATGTTGCAAAGATTATTCGTCAAACTATTATAAACATTGTAAAACAACTTTCAAATCTACCTACTGCAAGTGCTGGCGGAGGTGGATTAAATTTAGATATTGACATTCCTGGTGGATCTCTTAGAAGGGGATCTATGGGTGGTCTATCTAGAGCTCTTAGACGTGGTGGCAAACCTGCCATGATGTTGGGTGGTGCCGCATTAGCAGGTGGATTAGGTTCCAAAGTAGTAAGTGGAATGATGGATCTTGGTGGGGACGTTCAAGCTGCGCCCATGTCAGAAGGAGCTATACCAGGAGTTCTATTAGACCGTTTTAACTCAATATTAGATAGATTTTCGGCAGCGATAAATTCATTATCAAGTACTAAAAAGTCTCAACCTGCTCCTGGAGGTGCTGCTCCAGCACCACAAAAAGCACCAGGAAAACCACCCGCAAGTGGTGGAGCTCCTACTACACCAGTAACTACATCTGCTCCTGGAGATGAAAAGTTAGCTGCATTTGTTGCAACTATGGAAGCATCATCTCCAGAAAATGCTGCTGACGCACTCCAAGTAATGTTAAATCGTTCAGCATCTGGAAAATATGGTAAAGGATTGCCTGGCGTCTTATCGGGATATGATCAATTTTCTCCAATTTCTGCAGCAATTTTTGGAAAAAGTAAAGATCCAGATGCTGCAGCAAAATATGGACCAATTGCGGCTAAACTACCTGGAAATACTCCTCAAGAAAAATTCAAATATTTACAACAAGTTGCCTCTGAACCTGATGGATTAAATAAACTTCAACAAATATTTGGTGGAGGTAGTGCTAGTGTTGCTGGAACAATTTTAAATGATCCAAAATATCTGGAGATGTCCAGACAAAATGTTAAGGGTGCTCAGAATTTTTATGGTGGAAGACAATCACAATCTGGAGATATTCAATTTAGATCTGGAGGTAATTGGTTTTATAATTTTGGTGGACCAGTAGGAAAATTAGGAACACAACCAACTGGCACTGTAACTACTCCACCACAAAAACCTTCAGCAGTCGCACCAGCTCCATCACAGGCAACAAATCAACAACAACTTGCACAGACCGTATCTAGACCTCCAGTTCAACAAGCTCCTCAAGTCAATATAGCTCCTTTAAATCTCTCCACGCCGCAAGCACAATCTACAAAAGTGGGAGATACAATTACTCCTCCACCAATAATGAGTAAAGGTGGTGTTACTGTTCCATTCTTATCATCATCAAATTATGATAATTTTCTTACATTATATTCCAAAATGGTTTATAACATTGTGGACGGATAATATATGGCACCTCCAAAGAAAGATACTCCATTAAGATCACCATTAGTCTCGGCTTTTAGTAATATTGTCAATATTAATAGATCTAAATCTCAAATGAAGTCTACACAGGCTTCGTATAGTGAATTTTTGAGATTTATGACTACGGAAGTAAGAAATATTGAAGCAATTAAACTTCCAGATGAAAAAAAGATCAAAAGGTTATCAAGTATCAATGTAAGTTCTACATTTGGATCCGCCGGAAGTTTGCTTTCTGGTTTAGCTAGTGGTGCTTTAGATGCTGCAGGATTGGTTGGTAATTTATTTGGTGGTGGAGGGAAAGGTGGTAAAGGCGGCAAACCTGGTGCAAAACCGAGTCCAAAAGCAGGAAAACCAATACCAAAAGGTACAAAAATCAGACTTCCTGGTGTTAGAGGATTGCCGATTCTTTCCGCTGCTTTAGCTGGATTAGATTTTGCACAAGGAATATCCGAAGGAGAATCTGTGGGCAAAGCAGGTGCTGGTGCAGTTGGATCTGCTGCTGGTGCTGCTGGTGGCGCTCTTGCTGGTGCAGCATTAGCGGGAGCTATTGGTCAGACATTGGTTCCAATTCCTGGATTAGGTTTTGTATTAGGAGCTGCAGTTGGTAGTTTGGGAGGACTTGCTGGAGGTTATTTAGCTGATAGAGCATATGAATCTGCGACTGGGGAAGGAAAAGTAAAAGAAAAACAAAAAGCAAAATTAAAACAACAAGAACAAAAACAAAAACTTGCAGCAACATCAGCTTCCAAAGTTACATTGCCTCAGGTATTGGATAAATTTGAAAATGTTGTTATTAAATTTGAAAAAGTTTCAATGAATCTTGCCGCGCCACAAGAAGTTGTCCCTCAAGGATATGATGAAGAACTTGGAGAAGATGAGGCTCCAAAATTACCGGAAGACACAACTCCTGGAGGTGTAGATTCCATCCAATATGGATCAGGAAATGCAGAATTTGGTGAAACTGGAAATGTAAGTAATGCTCCTGGTTGGGTTCATGGACATTTTCAAGGTGATAGTGCGGGTGCGGTTGTTAAAGATACAACAATGGTAGTCAAAGCTTTATTGAAACAAGGATCTCCAGTTTACCTGAATCCTGGAGTAGACTTAAATCCATCTAAACAGTACAGCGATGAAGAAATAAGAAGTTATGTTGAACAAGCAAGAAGAGCCCATACCCATAGTGGAACAGGAAAATCTATCGATGTTTTTGTAAAAAAAGGTACGAAAATACCAGTCCCTCTTACTAATGTTGGTCCAACTGGATCTGGTTTTGGTGGTTATGGTAGAGGCGGAATTGCTGGTTATATTCAAGGAACACGTACTTGGATTGGTCACTTGAAACCTGGTTCTAAATCTGGTTTATCTGAAACCAAAGGAAAAATAGAATCAAAAGGTAAAGAAACTGGAGATATGGAAGATTTAAAACCTGGAGTAGTTCCAGATAAATCACAAAATCCTGCTGCACCATCTCCTCCAAGTGCCGAGATGCAACAAAAGTTTCAAATGGCATGGGACAATAGAAGTAATCCTTTTGCAAGAGGAAAAATTGAATCTGCTTGGACAAATCTGACACCGGAACAACAACAACAAGCTAAAATATGGGCAAAATCAAAAGGATATAATTGGAATGAAATGAAGTTGAAAGAAAAACCCATGAATGTTCAAGCTGCCCCAGCAACAGTCACTGCAGTTCCATCAATGCAACAGACTGTACCTCAACAAATAGAACAATATCCAGATTATAACTTACCACAATCAAGTATAACGTTAATGCCAATTGTTATGGGTGGTCCTAGTGGATCACAACAACGACCTATGGTTATTGCTGGAGGTAGTGGAGGAGGAGGTACAACGATCTTACCTCCAACTCCTGAAGGTCAGGTGTTAAATAGTTTATTCAAGACCATCTTGTTAACGAACTTATCGGGAACGTAATATGTCTAATGCGTTAACTACGTTAAAATATAATTCAGTTATAATCGAATCTTCAGAAACAAAGAGAAAAATTGATCTAACCAGTTCTCTCATTTTCTGTGATTATTTTGAAGATATATTATCTCCTTGTGTGACGATGACTATGCAGATCGCTGCCACTTATTCAATATTCAATAATCTTCCAATTCGAGGTGGAGAAAAAGTTGTTATTGATATAGAAACTCTAAGTGGAAATTTTAAGTTGGATGGTGATTATGCAATGTATGTTTATAAAGTGGGTGGAATTGTTTCTGATGGTGCAAAAGAATACTTTACTCTTCACTTATGTTCTCGTGAGGCATTGACAAATGAGACGGCTAGAGTTCAAAAAAAGTATGATAAAAAACCAATCAATGATCATGTAACTGCAATTCTCAAAGATGTACTAAAAACTAAAAAATTTAAGAGTGCAAATATCGAGAAAACATCTAATTCTTATAGTTTTATTGGTACTCTAAAAAAACCATTTCACATATTAACTTGGTTAGGTCCTAAAGGTATTCCAGCTACTTCATCGTCTGGAAACAGTGGAACAATTGCAAAGGGAGTTGCTGGATTTTTATTCTATGAAAATAAAGATGGATTTCATTTTAGAAGTATTGATACATTAGTTTCTGCAACAATGTCTCAAACTGGTAGTACATCGAAAGAATCAATACCAAAATATAATTACAATCCCGGAATTACGGAGTCTGGAAATTTAAATGCAAATTTCAACATTTTAAATTATAACTTTGAAAAGAATATTGATTTAATGAAATCTCTCCGGGTCGGAATGTATGCAAATATCACATATTTTTACGACTTATATGAGAACAAAATTAGTGGGATTACTTATAGTTTAAATTCAGAAATTAAATCTAAACTAGGTAGTACTAGTAAATTGGCATACCCAAGAGATTTTGGTAATAGACCATCAAGAATTCTGTTTAGATCTGCAGATGTGGGAATATTAGACAAAACTGGTAGAACTGATGATTCTGGTAGGGACAATACTGATATGGCAAAAGCTTTTTCTCGTTATAATTTATTGTTTACTCAGTCGCTAAATATTGTAGTACCTATGAATGTCAATTTGAAAGCTGGTAACATACTTTACGCACAATTTCAAAAAATTGATGCAGGACAAACTGCTGAAGTAGATCCTGAACAAAGTGGAAATTATTTGATTAAAGAAGTTAGACATCATTTCGAAGGCAATCAAATGGTATCATCACTAAAACTCGTCAGAGACTCCTACGGATTATATGGGGCAAAATAATGAACAACATAGATACCCACATTGCAAAAGATAGAGAAATTCTCGATAACCCTGTCACTTCTCCACAAGCGAGAAGACATACTCAAGAAGAATTAGAAGCTTTAGAAGCTTATAAGGCTAATCATCCAGAAGATGATCATGATCCAACTCCATTAGAGTTATATTGCGATAGTCATCCAGGTGCCGCAGAATGTAAAATTTACGAAGACTAATGATAGACGAATCTTTTGTAAAATCAAATTTTTTAGGTAGAGACGGATTCATTTGGTGGATCGGCCAAGTTGCCGATCCTAAAGTATGGCGCACTGAAAAAACAAGAATTGATGAAGGCAAATCATCTTGGGGATATAGATGCAAAATACGAATTATTGGATATCATAGTTTTGATAGAAATGAGTTAAAAGATGAAGACCTTCCTTGGGCTCATGTTCTAACTAGTGCAGCAGATGGAGCTCCAGCTCAAGGTGGTTTTGGTAAATTACCTTTACTTGTTGGAGGAGAGTCTGTATTTGGATTCTTTCTGGATGGGGAAGAAGCTCAACAACCTGTCATAATGTCTTGCTTCTATAGAAGCCCAATGGTTGAAAACATACCAAATCCGAATCCATTTGAACCATTTGCAGGAGCACCAACAAGTGGACCTCTTGGGGGAGGAGACCCAAAAAGAAGGAGTCAATCTACAAGAAATAAAAGACAAGATGATGGAGTTGCAAAAGAAATAGATGAAAAAATTGGAGAGGGATCCCAATTTGAAATGTTTGCCAACCCACTCTTCGGAGCAGCTACAACAAAAAGTTTGGATTTAAGTCCCGGATTCGCTCCAATTACAACAGATACTAGTAGTAAAGCCGGAGCAATATTTGGAGCTCCAAATATTCCTAGAGATCAGTTATTTTACGATGAAAAAGCAGAAGTTGCATTTCTATCTGCATTTGATAAAGTAGGTAATGTTGAAACTGATAATGGGTGTGGAAATAATATTTTAAGTCAAATTACAAATACTCTACAAAGTTTTATCAAAACAGTAAATGGACTTGAAAAAACTGCATTAGGATTCATAGACCCAGTTAGAAATGTTGTTGTAGATGTTCAACAAACTGTTAGGTCTGTAGCTAGAATTGTTGCATCCATTATGAAGTTTGTGATTAATGGAATGCGTGATAGTATTTTCTGTTTAATTGGAAAATTATTTAAAGTACTATCAATTACATTACCATCTTCGATTAAACTTCCCATCTCTGAAGCTGCTAAAAATATATTAAATCTAATATTTTGTCTTTTTGAAAAACTATTTGGTCCTCTTATGGACTTTATCAAGGGTCTTTTAAATGGACTTATTGGTAAAAGTCCAAATATACCTTTGTGTGCAATAGAAGAAATTACGAGTGCATTGGTAAATAAGTTGGCAGATATGGCAGATAATGCTCTATCTGCTATTTTAAGTGGACTAGATTGGTTAGCTAGTGGAATTAGTTCAATTGCTGGTGCTTTAACCAGTGGATTGAACATGATTAGTCAGATCCTAAGTTTTTTAAGTTGCGATTCCTTAGCTTGTCAAAGTACAACTTCTTGGAATCCTTTTAGTGGAGCATCATTCCCAGCTTTGGATAGTTGGAATAGTATTATAGGAAACATGGATGTATTGAGTGGACTTGGTGGAGCCAATCAGTCTCTAGGTTATTTGTCTATGTTCGGATCTTCAAATACACCATTCAGTAAGTGCAGGAAAAAAATTACAAATCCACAAACACAAGATGATCTTGCTCCAATGCCAATTGGTGTCAAATTTTATAACTGTATCCCCCCAGAAATTAGAATCTATGGAGATGGAGTTGGTGCAAGAGCAAAAGCAGTAGTATCTGAAGTAGATGGATCCATTGTAACATTTTTACTATGCGATCCTGGAAAAGGGTATACATATCCACCAGAAATAAGAGTTGTTGATAATTCAAATCATGGAAAAGGTGCTCAAGCTAGAGCAACAGTATCAAATGGAGGAATAGATTCGATCTATGTTATTAATCCCGGAACTGGTTATTGTCAAACCAACTTAACCGAAGAGACTGGTGGTGGTGCTGGTACTGCCTCTCTACCACCATGTTTAGATGTGGGAGACGGTCAACTTTCTCCAGTTGTTATTGGAATCACTACTAATTTTGTAATAGGAAGTCCCGGAATAGGATATACTTTTGGAGATACTATACAAGTTGGAGATGATTTGTTTAAACCAGTGATTACAGATAACGGTTCTATTATTGATGTGGAATACCCAAGTTTTGCGGTTCAACCAACTCAACCAGGTCAAGCGCCCCCTCCCAATCAAACTACACAAACTGGATCATCTGGTCAAACTTTCAAATCTGTTCCACCAGTGATTATAAATACAAGGACGGGAGAAGGTGCCATCATCTATCCAGTTCTACAATTCGTACCACAATTTATCACTGATACTCTTGATCAAAATATTGTTGGTATTGGCTCCATCGTAAACGTAGTCGATTGTGTGTAAACCATGCCCGAACAACCAAAAGAATATTATGAAAAGAAACCAGGCTATATAATTAAGTCTGGAACTGAAGATGCTGTGGGGAGAATAATAGATTATGCGATGTTCACGGATAATGGCCAAGGGTTTGAGTACACAACCGATGGTCAATACATGCAACAATGTAATAAAACCTCATATGAACTTTGTGGGGTAGATGGAAAAGATAAAGAACCTGCTAAAATTATAAGAGCTAGAAAGGGTGATATTATCATCGAAGCAATGGATGGTGATATTATTCTAAGAGGTAAAAATATTAGAGTTGTTGCTCTAGATGGAACTGGAGAAGTGACTGTAGTTTCAGGAAAACATTTTGCTGTAAATGCTCCTGTACAATCTTTTAAAGGAAGTAACTCCAATACAGTTATGTCCAACAGTGCATCTATTGGAGCTCAAGCAACAGATACCACTGGAAATATACAAAATAGTCAAACTTCTGGTGCAGAAGATTGTGAAGGGTCAATTTTAACTAGACTTTTAAATATTGCTAAGAAATTTGAAAAATGGTTAAGTTGTTGAATACTAGGAGGTGAAATATGCCTGCAGAACCCGTTAAGTATATTGGTGATAAACTCTGTGTAGGTCCTTTAGATTACTCATTTTTACCTGCTGTCCCCGCTATACCTGGAACTTCAGTATTAAATGGACCTGCATGGATTGGTGCAGGTGGACCCCAAATTCCTACAGCTAATTGTATGATTGGTCCTGGAATTGGAGGTCCAATTTCTTTACAAGTTATTGGTATTGCTAATTTTATTTCTATTACCAACCAAATAGGAATTAATAATAGATCTGGTCTTGCAAATATAACTGGATTTACTCAAAAACTTGGTGCAAGTACAAAAGCTGCATTTTCGGCTACCACTGGATTTAGTGCAAAATCTACCACACAAACTACAGCTGGACCACAGTATTCTCAAGCATTTGCTGAAACTCCTTTATTAAAGGCTAAAGTAATTCTGGGAAATGTTTCAGGAACTACAGGAATCAATCCAACTCAAGCTGCAGCATTAGCTACAAAAAAACCATTTGATATTAAACACCCAACCAAAGAAGGTTGGAGACTTAGACATGTTTGTGTCGAAGGTCCAACTGCGGATGTTTATGTCAGAGGTGTGATGGAATCCTGCGATACTATTGAACTTCCAGATTACTGGACAGGACTAGTAGATTCTGAAACAATCACAATTAGTTTAACCGCAGTCGGAGAATATCAAGAACTTTTTGCAAAACTATCGGAGTGTGGTACTAAAGTAAAAGTCTCCAACGCTTTAGGTGAAGTAAAAAAATATAGTTATTTGATATTCGGTGAAAGAAAAGATGTTGAAAGAAATATTGCAGAATATGAGGGAGAATCGGTAACAGATTATCCCGGAGATAATGCACAATACGGATTGTTTACTTTATAATTATTATGCCTGCAGAACCCGTTAAGTATATTGGTGATAAACTCTGTGTAGGTCCAATAGATTATTCATTCTTACCTGGATGCGTTCCATCAATTCCAGGAACAACAGTTTTAAATGGGCCTGTGTGGATTGGTGCTGGAGGACCACCAATTCCTACAGCTAATTGTATGATTGGACCTGGATTGGGGGGACCAATCTCCCTACAAGTTATTGGTATTGCCAATATTCCAGCTATTAATAATCAATCCGGAATCTACAATAGATCAGGTCTTGCAAATGTTACTGGATACAGTAACAAAGTTGGTTCCGACGTAAAAGCTGCATTTTCGGCTACAACTGCATATAGTGCAAAAGCCGCAGTACAAACCACTGCTGGTCCAGATTATTCTCAAGCATTCAGAGAAACGCCATTATTAAGAGCTAGGGTGATTATTGGAAACATGTCCGGAACAAAGGGCATGAATACGCAATTCAAAACAAGAGTGCAAGCAAAAAAACCTTTGGGACATCCAAATTTTGACATTAAACATCCCACAAAAAATGGTTGGAGAGTTCGTTATGTTTGTACAGAGGGCCCGACTGCCGATGTTTTTATCAAAGGAACTCTTAAAAATAAAAATATTATTGAACTTCCAGATTATTGGGAAGGTTTAGTTGATTCTGAAACCATAAATGTAATATTAACTTCGATTAATCAACATCAAAAACTCTTTTATAATGTTTCCAAATGTGGAACCAAAATTGAAGTTTTCTCTAACTCTGATAATTCAATCAATTGTTACTATAAAATATTTGCAGAAAGAAAAGACACTCCTAAAAATATTGTAGAATATAAAGGGTTGAATCATACCGATTATCCTGGAGATAATAACGAATATAGATTCTGGTTTAGTCCCACAGTGTTCCCATAAATAATACTAAACAATCTTTGACAATATAATTAACTAATTATGGCCGGTGTATCTACTCATTTCATTGCAGAATGTAAGGAAGAACTTGAATTTAAAAAGCAAGAAAAAGAACAGTTACTGGAACAACTTGCATTATATGATGTAAGAATAGATCGATATGATGCAGTTATTGAAAATATGGACAGGTCATTATTGCCTGGGATAGCAGAAATTAATGCTGGAGCGACTGCTGCAGCTGCAGCATATGAGTCTAGAGTTTCTACTGGGTGTAAAAGTGATTTAGCTTGGGTTCAAACCGGCCAACGTACTTTTAGAGTCGGTTTTACAAGCGTAGTGACTGAAACAATCTATGAAGTCAAAAAAGATTCTTCCACATATACACAGTATGGAAAATGGGGAATAAAATATTACAGAAGACCTAAAAATCAAGATTATGGTTCCAATATTGTTTCTGAATTTTATGGAGCTATCAGTGCAGGAACTACCAACTTAGCAATTGTTCAAGCTGGTGTTGCTGGAACTGTTGGTATTTTGCCTGGTGATCTTATTACGGATGATCTAGAAAATCCTACTGTATTTGGAATAAATAATCTTCCCAATATTGTTGGTTTCGGACAAAGTACCTTAGTAATTGAAACCAAAATTTTTAATGGTAAGGTTACAATTGGATCTACTGTTATTGCACAAGCAGGAGTTGGAGATACAACTCAAATTCAAGTAGGTAATAGAATTATTGGAACCAGTGTTTTACCTTTTGAAACTACTGTAGTGGCTATTAGTTCTGCTCCAATTGATATTGAAATATGGGATTTTGATTTTGGTGGATTTATTACCACTAGTGTTACTGTTCCATCTTTGGTCATAAGTAATCCAGCTTTAGGTTCAACTACTATTGACTTTGCAATAGGAATTACAAGTACTTATGATTCATTTTTAATAGATGTCCCTGCAAGTCAAGATGTTAATCCTAGTGATCCTACGAATTTTACTATAATTAGAACTACGCAATCAGTATTGGATGAATTTGATGCTACAAATAATCCTATAGATCCAGTTACTGTGGGGATTATGAATGAAAGCACTGTAGGATTTGGCCATAGTGTTGTGAGAGTTAGTAGTACTGCTCCTCCGGGACCTTTTCAGTGGAGAGAAGTTCTCGGTGATTTTGATCCAGAACCTGAGTGTGGGGCTGGATTTGTAGATTGGTATGAAGGAACTACTCAATGGCCTGTATTGATTACCAATACATTTGATTCTGAAGGAGCCTTAATTAGTTCGAGTAGCGCACATGCGCCAGAAGGAACTACAGTTACATTATCAGTTGGAAGTACTGTTCCACAAAGATATGGAATAGGATATACTGGAACCAGTTCAAATAATCCATCTTTTTCTGGTTGTGGGGCACAAAATACTGCTATATCAAACGCGGAATCAACAAGAAATTCAAGTATTACAAAGTCACAAGCAACAGTGGATGAAACTCTTGCTGCTTCATTAAGACTTAGACAACTTAGAGATAAGTTGGAAGGTCAAGCATTTGTCTTTTTACAAGGAAGAGCTGCAGCGGACGCAGAAATAGTTAGATTAACTAAGGCAATTGCAGAGTTGGAAGCGGTAGATTTATCGCAATATGAACCAACAACGAACATAAACAAAAATAAATACACAAACAATACGGTCGGGGTGCCAACCACTTAAAGAACTGTCACACACCCCCTGGACACCCCCCCACACTTCTTGGTATGATAGCCATGTTAATCCAAACAACCCCTAATGCAAATTGATCGTGATGTTTTGAAGAATCTTCAGGAACTGCAAGAAGATGTTGCAGAGGCCTTTACTGACGAAAACTTCCCTATGAGTGGTGAAGTTTATTGGACTGCGGTAGAGTGTCTTGCAACTGCAAAACTCGCAGAACTTCGTGGTGAACTGGTTGCAGATGAAGTATAAAGTCCAGTACTTTAAACCCAAAAAGAAAGGCCTTGCCAAACACGAAGCAGTGTTCTACAATATAGAAGACGCAATGAGGTGGGAGTCTTACGTTAAATACGAATTGAACGCACAAAATCTAGAAATAGTTCCAATCTAATATGAGTCTACTCAAAATTAACAGAGCATCACTTTACGAATATCCAGTGAAAACAACTCCTCAAAATGTCAAAGAATCAAACGAAGGACTGTTTCATGCTAAAATGACTCTACCTGCGGCTGCAAAACATTGCGGAATGACACAAAAAGAAATGAAGTTGACATTCTTCGAGTTTTTGAAGTATAATCCTCCTACCTACCAACCCGAGTAAGGTTTTCGAGGGACTGTCGCCTATTGGTTAAGGCCCACTGCTTATAACGGTGTGAACGGAGTTCAATTCTCCGCAGTCCTACCAAAATAAATGGGAGCATGGTGGAATCGGTAGACACACCAGACTTAAAATCTGTCGGGCATAGCCTGTGGGAGTTCAAGTCTCCCTGCTCCTATTAGTATACATAGTTATACTATTTGCCCTTGTAGCTCAGTGGTAGAGCAACGGTTTTGTAAACCGTTGGTCGCTGGTTCAAATCCGGTCGGGGGCTTCAGTAATTAAAAGATTCATGATCATCAATCTCTGGTACAATAAAGACATGAATCAATGGAGATGGTCGTTGACTGATCCATCCACAATGGAACAACATACAGGAGGACAACCAAATCTTAGAACAGCAATGAATGACATTGCCAATACAGTAGAATTCATTTTAAGTAAAAAATGAATAATACACATGTGTATTATAAAAAACTAAACGAGAAATCAATATTTTTATATGATTTTTGTAATTCAACAATGAACAATATCCCTGAAGATCAAAGAAAAAAATTAGTAAATCGTGCAGATTTTAAAGTTGTCAGGATAAACAAAGACCACTTTTTAAAAGAACCTTTAATTAAAAAGATACATGAACAATTTGAGATAAGTTTTGCTGGTATTTTTATCTTAGAAAAAAATACCGCATGTGAATTTCACATAGATGAGCCAAGAAAAGTAGCCATCAATATGTTGTTATCTTCTGGAATAAGTCATAGTATTTTTAAAAAAGAAAATAAAGAATCCGATAACGCATATCAATACGAATTTGAAGAACTGATATTTGAAGAAAAATATTTTTATTTGTATAATGTCTCAAAAGAACATAGTGTAATAAACTTCGATAAACCAAGATATATGTTCTCAATCAAATTTAAAGATGGCAAATTGTCTTACGACGAATTATCAAAGTGGTGTGAAGAAAATAATTTGTTAGAAAACCAAAACAAAATAAGTAATTATACTCAGTGAAAAGTCAATTTTACATAGATAAAGTTGGTAAAGATGAAATAAAAGAACTTCTTTATACTCATCATTACCTTAAAGACGAATCTAAAGATTTTAAATCTGGGTATAACTATGGACTTTTCAAACATCCTGACTGGGAATGTCCCCTTAGAATTAGCAGGTGCCTTGGTGCTTGCATTTTTAGTACACTCCCAGTACCAGAAATCGCCGTAGGAGCTTTTGGTTTAAATCGTAATGAACAACAAGGAATTTTTGAACTATCCCGCCTCTGCATCCTCCCAGAAATTCAATCAGATGAATATAATATCACTTCTTGGTTTGTTTCAAGATCGATTAGACAGTTACGGAAGGATACTAAAGTTAAAGCAATCCTCTCTTACGCTGATAGTAATCGCCATACTGGCACAATCTATCGCGCTTGTAACTTTAAGTATTACGGTCTCACGGATCGAAAAAAAGATTTCTACTATGCGGATGGAACTAAACACTCTCGTGGAAAAATAAAAGGTGAAAATGGCGAATGGAAAGATCGTAGTAGAAAACATAGATACTTAATGATTTTTGATAATTCTTTAAAAGAAAGCCTTGCCTGGAAAGAAGTTAAATGGTAATATATACTTGGTGGTACTAAGACACCAGCGACAAAATCCCTTCCGTGTGAACTTTAAAACCTCCTCATTGAGAGGAGGTTTTTTAGTGTCTAAATATAAAAAGAATAATTTGTCACTGTAGGAAAACAAGATGCCGCTAAGTAGATTAGAGAATTTCCTAAAAAATGCTGAGGGTAATATCCTATATGTTAACCCTTCTGATTTTGATGCTACTGATAGTATTGAGAATAGAGGTAACTCCTTAACTAGACCGTTTAGAACTATCCAGAGAGCTGTTCTGGAAGCGGCAAGATTTTCATATTTGGTAGGAAAGAATAACGATAAAATTGATACTACAACTATTCTAGTTTATCCAGGCGTTCACTACATTGATAATAGACCTGGACATTCAATTACAAATCAAAGTGGTACTGCAGAATTTAAAAGATTTGTAAATGGATCTTGGACTACATCTGGCGCTACATTATCAGAATTCACATTGAATTCTAATTTTGATCTTTTTGATGAAGATAACGATTTATACAAATATAATTCTACCGAAGGTGGTGTAATTCTACCTAGAGGTACTTCAATTGTTGGTCTAGATCTTAGAAAGACTAAGATTCGTCCAATGTATGTACCAGATCCACTGAATGATAATGTAGATCCTACAGCTGTGTTCAGAGTTACTGGTACTTGTTACTTTACGGCATTTAGTATTTTTGATGCTGATCCACAGAGGGCTTGTTATAAGGATTCTACATCAAGAAAAGTTGTTCCAAACTATTCGCACCATAAACTAACTTGTTTTGAATATGCTGATGGTGTAAATCAAGTTAAGTTGGGATCTGAGCATACAGGTCTCACCGACTTGGATATGTATTACTATAAGGTTTCATATGCCTATGGTGATACTTCTGGAAGAGGTATTCCAAATTACCCAGTAAACAATAGTTCAGACTTTGAGCCGTCTATTGATGAATATAGAATTGTTGGAGATCTTCGTGCTGATCCTATTGGAATTACGAGTATTAAGTCTGGTAATGGTATTGTAGCGACTACAACTATTACAGTAACAACTGATGTTCCACATAATTTATTCAAAGATACACCTGTTCTTATTACTGGAATTACAACAAGTGTTGATGAGTATAATGGATCTTTCTTAGTTAGTGATGTAACAAGTGCAACAGAATTTAAATATGTTGCTCCATCAACTCCAGTTATAGCTCTACCAACATCAGGACAAATTCTTAATGCTAGAGCTATTGTAGAGTCTGACAGCGTTTCTTCAGCTTCTCCATATATTTTCTCTTGTACATTGAGATCCGTTTATGGTATGAACGGACTTCATGCTGATGGTAACAAGGCAACAGGATTTAAATCCATGTTGACTGCTCAGTTTACTGGAATTTCTCTACAGAAAGATGACAATGCTTTCCTATTGTATGATACGGAAACAGGGATATACAATGAAAATTTAACTGTTGACGACGCAGATAAACCACTTCATACAAATTCTAGGGCAATTTATAGACCTGGTTGGGAAAACTTCCACATGAAGTGTAGTAATAATTCTATTCTTCAGTGTGTTTCTATTTTCGCAATCGGATTCGCAAGACACTTTGTAGCTGAATCTGGTGGTGACCAATCTATTACTAACTCAAACTCAAACTTTGGCGCAGTTTCATTAGAAGCTGTGGGATTCAGACCAGAGTCGTTTGATAGAGACGATGTTGGTTATATTACACACGTAATTCCACCAAGAGACTTAACATTTAGAGAAACTAACGTAACTTGGTTGCCTCTTGATGTCAACAAGATTATTTCAGCTGCTAACACTGCAAGACTTTACATATCTGGTTATGACAGTTCGGACATTGCTCCACCATCACAGATTGACTCCTATAGAATTGGTGCAAAAGAGAATGAAGAGTTATATCTGTCTGTAATCATTGGATCTCAACAAAATAACTTTAAAGCCCCAATTTTGATGCAGGTTCCTAGTGGAATCGGAACTTCGTCTAAAAAAGTATATACAGTTGGTAGAAATTCAGGAATCAACAGTATTACCTCAAATATCCTAACTCTCCAGTCAAATCACCAATTTTTCAATGGAGAAAAGGTAAGAATTGTAAGTGACAATGGCGATTTACCAGAAAATGTGGCTTCTGATAAAATTTATTATGCTTATACAACAGGATTATCAGCTAATCAAATTAGACTATCCTCCACATTAAATGATGCAAACGCTGGAAATACTATCACCGGCATTTCCAATGGTGGTGGAAGACTCGAAGTAATCAGTTATGTTTCAGATAAACGACCAGGAGATGTAGGTCACCCGATACAATATGATAGTACAGTAAGTAACTGGTATATTCAAAGTACACCAGTTACCCTATTCAACACCATTTATACTGGTATTGTAGGAATTGGATCAACTACACTAGGAACTCAAACTGGATCAACATTTATCACTAGAAGAATTGATAACAGAGGTCTAGATGATAGAATTTATAAGTTCCGTTATGTCATTCCAAAAGAATTTGTAGATGCTAGACCACCGACTGATGGATTTGTTCTTCAAGAATCAAAATCCGTAGGTATCAGTAGTGTATCTTATTTAACATCCGCACTCACAGATGTAACTCAATTAAGAAATCCTAGAATAATTAAAACTATCAATTATTCTAGTGGTAGTGCGTTTGTAAAGACCGAATTGCCTCACAATCTTGTCATTGGTGATACTGTAAAAATTTCAAACGTAGTAAGTTCAGCTCAAACTGTAGCATCTTATAATGGATCTTTTGAAGTTATTTCAATAACAAATTCAAAAGAGTTTGCCATTGGTGGTTTCGATGCCAGCCCTGGAACATTTTTAAATCAAACTAACCAAAGATCAACTCAACAACAAATTGAGGCTTTACCAACAATACAAAAGGAAAAGTCTAGAGACAGTATTTACATCTATAGAAGTCAAGAAATTAAACCATTCATTCCTGGTGCTGGTGGTCAGGATGGAATTTATAACATTATTGCACTATCTGGTAGTATTAAACCAAATTCTAAGGTTGGATTTGGTTTAAGTAATACCAACTTTAACCAAGACGTAAGAAATCTATATCCACAAATAGACAGAGATAATTACAACTCTGATCCACTACCCACATTAAGTTATGCTGAACTATATCCAACTGGAATCGTCAAAACAAGTGATAAGAAAAACTCTCTTACTAAAGAATCTTTAAACCATTTCTTCGATAATAACAGAGTTGGATATGCAATTACTGGAGCAGTAATTACTGGATCTGGAAACACAACTATCACACTCTTTACAGATATTGATCATAATCTAAATTCAATTAGATCTCTAACCTTAACAAACGCAGGTTCTGGTTATAACAACAGTGCTGGAGTTACAAGTGCAATTTATTCCGCTGAGTTAATTAACAATTTCATTACTGGAAAAAATGCTACCGTAAAAGTAACTATTTCAGTTGGAAATACTATTTCATCTGTAGAAATCGTTGATCCCGGTTCAGTATATGGAATCGGAAATACTATGACCATTTCTGCGGATCCTGCAGGAGCTCCTTCAACTTATGCTGTTGTTCAAGTTGCATCCATTAACAACAATATTGGCGATTCTCTAGAATTGAGTGGATTCATGGAACCACTCATGAATGGAACATTCAGAATCATAGATGTTCCTTCAACTAAAACTATCGCCTTAATCAGAGAAGGTGGTCTACCTTCAGCGACTTATCGAACCAGAAATGATGAAAGATTGCCAATTGCATATCTATCCGCAAAAGGAGTTGGAGTAAGTACCATCAGACTTAATGGTACAGTTGGAATTACAACAGTAGTTTGTTCGGAAGGTCATGGACTTCTCCCTGGTAATACATTCACTCTTGTTGGGGTAGGAAATACATACTTCTCTAAGAAATTCATTGTTAATGAATCTTTAGGTATTACCTCATTCACATTTAGTTCCGGAATTACTACAGTTACTCAAACTTGGAATTTAACTGGAGTAACTGCACATAAATCAACTCTTTCTGCAAATGGAAGAGCTCTAGGATCTGGAGAAGAAAATCTTGGTGGAAGAGGTAACTTCTTATACGCTGGAATCACTACTACAATATCAACTCCAATCACTTCGACAGACAGTTCTATAACATTAACAAGTGCTAATGGATTTAAGAAGGGTGACTTTATTTCTATAAATTCTGAAATTATTAGACTTTCAAGTGATCCTGCAGGAAATACATTCAATGTTCTAAGAGGACAATTTTCAACAGTTGCTGGTTCTGGTGGTTCGGGTTCAGTAGTAAGAAAGATCCGTATTCTTCCAGTAGAAATTCGTAGACCATCTATTCTTCGTGCATCTGGACATACATTTGAATATCTTGGATACGGTCCTGGTAACTATTCAACAGGTTTACCTGTAAAACAAGACAGGATCTTAAGTACAGATGAAAGTCTAGTTTCTCAAGCACGAGAACAGGACGGTGGTACAGTCGTTTATACTGGCATGAACGACAGAGGTGAATTTTATACTGGTGCTTCAAAAGTTAATGGTGCAACTGGTGAAGAAGAGACTGTTGACGCTCCCGTTGTTTCATTCTTTGGAGATGATTTACTAACAGGTACTGAAAAGAGAAACAGTGGTGTTTTTGATGACCTAGTTGTTAAAGAAAGAATCACCGTTGAAGGTGGTGAAAATAACAACCAAACATCTCAGTTCTACGGACCAGTTAACTTCTCTCAAAAGGTAACTAGCTCTGCTGACGATGGACTTGAGACTAGAGATCTATACATCAAGGGTCTTGCATCTCAACCAAAGCTTCTAACCGTTGGTATTTCAACTCCAACAGACGCTAAGAAGACTGGAGATATCTCATTCCTAGCTAACCCAGACCCTGCTGGATATATTGGTCACGTTTATGCTGATGGTGATTGGCGTCGTTGGGGAATGATTTCTCAAGATAAGAATAGAGATTACCTCAAGTTAGATCAGGTTGCTATTGGTCAGTCTGCTGGTGTTTATAACTTCTCCGACGCACTAGAAGTTAATGGAACGGTTAAGGTTAGAAACCTCTATGTGGGTGGTGCTGTTACATTCGCTGGTGCTCAGGCAATCGGTAACGCTTCATTTGATAATATTACAGTCAATAATACAACTGTATTCTCTGGAGTTGGAACAAATTATACAATTAGAACAACTAATGCAAATACAATTGCACAATTCCAAAACATAGAAGTTATTGGAACTGCTGCAACATTTACAAATGCAACGGTAAGATTTGAGAATTCTTTCAATTCCGTATTCACTGGAGTATCTACTGTTGCTGGAACTTTAGTTGTTGGTAATTTGTCTGTGCCAGCTGGAATTATTTCCGCATCAAATATGATTATTGATAATCTAAACGTTAATAGATTATCAGTATCTACAGAAGCTTCAATACTATCTGGTATTATTACTGCAATTAGAACCAGATATATTGGTGGTGGCATTGGAACATTCCCATCTCTAGCATGTTTTAATGTTGGTGTTGTTACTTCATTGACTGGCGTTGCTTGTACAATTACTACAATTAATGGTACTAATGCTTTCATTACAGGTATCAGAGCTAATACATCTTTTGCAACTCCTCTTGCAACAATTAACACTGGTATTATTACAAACTTCGCAAGCACAGTTGCAGGAATTACAAGTGCATATGTAGTTACTGGATTCACAACTACTGAAATTATTAGTAATTGGATCGGTGCTCCAACTGCTTATACTAATGTTGGATTTACTACTACTGCCGTTGTTACAGGTTGGATGGGGGCTCCAACTGCTTACGTCAACAGTGGTATTATCACTACTCTCAGTGGTACAACAGCTACCTACCAAAATGGACAATTTACTGGAGCACTACGATTAAACGGTACTGCAACAGGACAGGGTATTTACGCAAATATTGGTATTATTAGTGCCTTTGGACCTGGTGCTACAAATCCAACTGCTGGTAGCATGAATATCAACTGTGGACCTTCTGGAGATATTACTGGAAGAGTAATCACTTCTACAGTTGCAACTGGAACAGCTCCATTAGTTGTTACATCAACAACGGAGGTAGCAAACTTAAACGCGAGTAGAATTGGTGGAAGACTGCCTGCAGGATTCTTAAGAGGTGTTGTTGATGTATGGCAGACATCTGATGACGGTAAGAATAGATTGTATTTTGGAAACAACTCCAAAACATATTTTGGATCAGCTGGCAGTGGATATGAATTTAGATCCAGTACCGATACCACTATCATCACAATAGACAATAGTGGAAATGCTTCATTTACTGGAGAAGTTACCGCAAGTTCTGATGAAAGAATCAAAACCAACATCAAAACTATTGAAAATGGTTTAGATAAGGTTGTTCAACTTCGTGGTGTCGAATATGATCGTATTGACATTGAATCTCATCAAATTGGTGTAATTGCACAAGAAGTTGAAAAAGTTCTGCCAAATATTGTTCATACAGATGAAAGGGGAATGAAGTCAGTTGCTTATGGTAATCTAACTGCAGTTCTAATTGAAGCAATCAAAGAACTTAAAGGCGAGATCTCCGAACTTCGTGCAGAATTGAATGAATTAAAGGGTACTAAATAAATCGTCAGAGTTATTTTGATTTGAAACACATGGATGATAAAGCGCAACAAATGTCTGCACAACTTACTGAACGTGCTGAAACACTAAGAGAAGAGCTAATTGAACTTGAAAGACAATTCAACATTAAAAAAGAAGAGTTTTTCAAAGTTCAAGGAGCTCTAGAGGCAATTCAAGCTATGTCTCAGGATTGAAACCTCACAGAGTTATTATAAAAAGAATCAAGGGGCTTTGTCAAGATTGACAAATGCCCTTTTTTACTTTATAACTAAACTATTTGATTTAAAATGACTGATAAAACACCAGAATTTATAGATCCAAAACAATATCCAGATTTTTGGGAACAGATGAAAAACTTCAAGGAGTTTGCTAAGTCTGTTGGTCAAGATGCTGTAGAAGGAGATGGAATTTTTGTCTCGGAAGAAAAAAGAAAAAAAAGAGAAGAGGTTTGTATTAATTGTTCTCAATTTAATCCAGAAAGTAAAAGATGTTATCTTTGCGGATGTTATATGGAGGTCAAATGGAAGTTTAAGTCTGCTGACTGTCCGATTAATATGTGGTGATCGCTTGACAAATTCCTAAATATCCAGTATTGTAGACGGACATCATATAAAACCATGAAAAAACTACTACTTTTACCTCTAGTTTTCTCATTGTTCTCAGTGCCTGTAAAGGCTCAACAAGTTAATGACTATCAGACCTGCACAAAGTATCGTGAGGTCTATAATCCTGGATATTACGACGCAAATGGAAATTATGTTCAAGGAAATGTTTCTACTCAGTCATACCAAGTCCCTTGCGGAACTGGACCCATCAATTATCAGCCACGCGGAACTGTTTACAGTCGGGGTTATTATAATCGCGGCGGTTATTGTAATCCTACGCAGAGTGCGCTAGGCGCACTTCTAGGGGGTGGTGTGGGTGCTGCACTGTCTAGAGGTGATGGAAGATGGTGGGCGGTCCCTGTAGGCGCTGCCGTGGGCGGTGCAATGTTTGGATGTAACTAACATGAATCTCTTCAACTATAAACATCGTGAAGACTTTGGGGATGAGTGGTATATTCAACTTCTGAATACTGGAAGGCATGTTCCAAAGTTCATGAAGAACTGGTCACTTCTACAAGCATCAGTCAGTTGGAATGACTATCCTGGATGGCCTTATCTTCAAATCACATTTGGATCTAATGGTTTCTTTAGTATTCTTTTGTGGGTTTATAAGTTTGGATTAGATGTAGATATTCTTTCCCGTACTTGGAGATGGGATCATGTGGAGAACATAGATGAAAACGAAATTGAACTGGTTTGAGTATTACTTCGGTCATTGTTTCCAGACTGGATGGAGAGAAATCTGGAATAACTTTAAGATGTGGAGAGATCTGATCAGTGGAAACTATGATGATTATGCTATACTGAGTCAAGATGATCCATACGAAGAATGTTATAATTGGTTTTGGACAAGTATCAACCTAGATGAAACCTATCCCAAAGAATTTCTTGAGTATCTGATGGAAATGTGTGATAGAATTGATAGAGGTGAAGAGAAAGTATATCCACTTGATGAAGACTTTTTTGATAGAATAAAAGAACTTACTGATGGTGTTGATGTAGATTTGTTTGATGATGAGGACACTTGATGAGCTGTCCATTGACCCTTGACTTCTGTGGTCAAGGGTTTTACTATAGCCATATAAATCTCCAGATTCATGACTTACGAAGCCACTCTGAAAGTTAAGTTTGATACCAAATTCGTCAATCATTCCACCTATGGTGTATATGATGATGAGATTCTTCCTGAAGAACATTATACTTTTGAGATTCCTGTTGACGACATCAATACCATTCAACTCTTTCGTTTCTTTGGAACGATTGCCCGCACGATGGGACATAATGAACTCGGTATTATGAAAGGTGCTTGTTCACTTGCATTTAATGATATGCGTAGTGAAGAGGACATGAAGAAGATTGCGGAAGAATTTGATCTGAAACTTTCTGAAGATTATTCTAAAGAACTTTGTGAGAATGAAAAAGAAATTCTCAAACTGAAATTTGAGATCAGTGATTTGAAAGCTAAACTTTCTCGCCTTGAACAACCAGAGAATCCTCAATATACTGATGAAGAAATAGATGCAATGACAGAGGATCAAATGAAACATTGGAAAGGTCTTGTTCCTGGTAGTTATGCTGCTGTTGAAAATGGATGTAAGTGTCCTGTAATGGATAATGAAGAAATGCCTGATGATCGTAAATGGGTGAATGGTGATTGCCCTCTTCATGGTAAAAAGTGATGAGAACTGATCAAGAAATCCTTGATAATGCAGCACTCAAGGTATCACAAATCCTTCGAATCTCTGTAGGAGAGATTGATAAGACCAAGTTCGTGTATTTGTATACTTTACTCTACAACATGATGGGTCAGGGCCCAGATGGTCAACCTTGTGAGGAAGGTGATCTAAACATGAGACACTGGTTGAATACTCACAATAGCCACTTGGGATTCTGTCCTGCAGCCCGCTTGACGGATGAGGGTTCTATGCGTATGATCATCTCATATCTTGAGAGTTTCCTATGAAACCCAACTTCCGTAAAGTTCTAGAAATGGCACTTGAAGAAGGTGTCCGTTTCGGTTATCATCGTGCCCACAAACATGTAGAGAATCCACACGAAGATGCAGTGGTTGATCTTGTTGTGGAGGGTGCGATGAACTCTATTTACGAATGGTTTGAATTTGAGGAGAATCATGTCTCTAATTGATACACTAGAATACTTCATTGATGATACCAGAGCACGTTGTTCTGATATTGAATGGGAGATCCGTGAGGAAGGTAACTATGCTCATGAAGAAGACCATACATCACGATTTGATTACTTCTGTGAAGAGTATGATGAGGCTAAAGCACGTTTAGATGATCTCATGCAAATCAAATCTATTATTGAGGCACAACAATGAAAATCAAATTTAACGGACACTCTCCCACTGAATGTGAGGTAGAGTTTGACAAAGACGACCAAGTGCGCCTGTTTGAGATTATGAAACAAGAGTTTATTGAACATATTACTTACTCTAAGTTTAGTAATCTCAGTTATCCTACACACACTGAACGACAACTCGAAAACTTCTGTAAAAATTATGGTGTAGACATCGAGTATTCAAAAGACCGTATAGCATTCTTCACTGCCCTTATCAAGGAGATGAAATTCCAATGAGCGGAGGACACTTTGGAAACTGCGGTTATGATTACTACAAGGTATCTCAGTTTGCTGATGAGTTGGAAGTAGAAATCCAGGACAAAAAGGATGAGTATGGGCATTCCTATAACTTTTCACCAGAAACTATCAACTACTTGAGGAATCAACTTATTCCGATGCGTAAGATGGCAGAGATCATGAGGCACATTGATTATCTGTATTCGGGTGATCATGGTGAAGATAGTTTTATGTATCGTGTAAAAGAAGTTGAGAAACACTGGAAAGAGTGTGAAGACCTTGCTACTCGTATGGATGAATGGAATGAAACTGGAGACGGCGTATGACCACACGAATTGAACTCAAACCAGTCTGTATTACCTACAGAAAACATGTCATATTCACTCCTACAGCAGAAATGTTTGAGGATTGGGATGTAGAACCCACACAGGAAGGATTTGAGGAGTATGTAATTCAAGAGTTTCTAGATGAGATGTGGTGGGAGTTGAGTAACAAGAGTGCTAACACTCCTATGGACTATGTTGATCTTGATACTCTAGACGAGAACATTGAGTTTGATTGGGGTGAATATGATGAGTGAAGATATGCCTTGGGTGATTGGATTGTCTGATGAGGAAGTCCAAGAACTTCGTAAGAATAAACAAGAACTCACAGAATACGGAAAGAATAAGATCCGAAAACTTTTGGATGAATATTCTAAACAAAACAAGAAACCAACTCTATGGGAAATTATGAGAGACCAACTTGGTTTCTCTATAGATATGTGTGATGAAATTGTAGATGCAGTTGAAGGATGGCTTCCCCCTCAACACGAAACTAACGACTATCAATGGAATAAATGTATTGACTTAATGAAGGAGAAGTTGAGATGACGAATCAAGAAACAATCGAAGAGAATAGAATAACAGCTGCTCAAAGATACTTTAAAAAAGTAGAAGAGTCTTTGCAACGCAGACGAATTCAAACTGAAATTGAAGAAATTGGTGAATACTCCAACTTACTTGCAAAGACTAATGGAGTAAAGTCTATTGCTAAGTTGAAAGAAAAACATAGAGAAAACCTTTCTTCAGTGGGTAAAGTTTATATTGAAGAATATGAAAAAGAATATGGAAAAATTCCAGAATACGAACGTTGGGTATTCATGGAATCTTCTTATTTTATTCCGGGTGAAGGACACTCGACTTGCCTATTAGTGACACAAGCTTTACCATGTGATGAAGATTCCCTTGAAGGGACTAATGAAGTGATCACAACGCAAATTGATCGTGCGGTAAGGGAGTTTTTCAAAGAGTTCGGTACTATGTCTTTGTATAATCTTGGATTTCATGATCGAGAGGGATTTTTTGAAAAATATTCGATTATGATTCCACATGCAGTAATAAAATTCAAAGACAAGCCGTGCGATTTCACATTCAAACTAAAGTTTCATTATAATTTTCCCTAAATGACCTACAAACTTGATGAAAATGTCAAAGCATTCTCTTACACCCGTGAAGAGTTGTTTGATTGTATCATGCGAATCGTAGCACATCCACACACCGCTATCACTCAACACGATAAGGCTCGTGCCATGGCAATCTTCCTCACCTTTGCTGATTATCTTGGCAATTACACTGAGAGTGACAACAACTTTGGTCATGTCATTTATGAGTCTGACTCTACAGATTTCGAGGGGCATGTATTACAGTTGTTAGGTAAAAATAAGCCAATGGATTTTTATCGCACTGACGCCGATGAGTTACTGAAATGAAAGAATGGATTGAAGATGCTTGGTGGTCTTGGGTCAATTGCATCAACTTTCGATTTGTGAAGTATGGTGATGATATAGATCGTTTTGCCTTCTTCGAAGAACTAAACAACGGTTGGTATCAGATGTATATCTACCCTTACGATGATTGGTATCATCCGACTATCTCAGAAGAACGAAAAAAGTTTCTAGGGCCATGATTCAAACTGGCACACAAGGGGCGCTGATGCTCTCGATAGGTTGTATAATGAAAACAATGAAGGACTGAAACGACTTGCTATGGTTGAAAAAGTAAAGTTTGTAAGTGTCACCCGTGTGATTGATGACCGCAAAGGTATTCATTACCTTGATGCTATTGATGAGAATGGGTATCACTGGACTGCTGAAATGGATAACAAACAAGAGAAATGGTTAGTGTATACGAAAGTGTGGACTAAAGACCCTCAAATGCCGTATGATATATGAAAAACTACCGCATCAAAAAAGTCACAGACGGACACTCAACCAGATACTACCCACAACACAAAAGATTTGGATTGTTCTGGTATAATCTATTTGTAGACGAATATAGGGATGGTGATTATTCTACATTTGAAGAAGCACAGTGGCACCTTTGTAACTATTTGAGGGAACCTGTGGTAGAATACCTTGACTTTGATTGTGATTGTGGAGAACCTCTGTGACTGAACCTATCAAACTCTGTAAGGATTGTAAGCACTACAAAAGAGATTGGAATGCTCGTTTTACTGGATTTGGAGATACTTTTGATTTGTGTCTCCATCCTGCTTTGACTGGAAATCTTGTGACTGCAAAAAATAATGGTCGTTATTGTGATAGTATGAGAAAGTATCACGAATGTGGGATGGACGGAAAACTTTTTGAGGCACGTAAATGACTGAAGAATTGTATAAAACACAATACCCAGCACTTCAAATCAACAATCCAAAGCTATCTAACTGGAATTGTTATATGTTCGGCAATCGTCCTGGTGGTGTTGGAATAATGTATACTCCAGAAGAAGGAAGAGTGCCTAATAGGTTTGTGAGGTTCATGATGAAGATTTGTTTTGATTGCACTTGGGTGGAGAAGAAGTGAATAAAGAAGAATACTATAAACACATAGAAGAAAACGACACTTACCCAGAACATTCTCATAAGTGGATTGTGAGAACTTATACTGGTGAGTTGTTCTATCGCAACTTCGGCACATTTGAGACTAAAGAAGAAACAAAAGAGTTTATTGAGAATTATAAGGTAAAATATACAACCAAAGGATTTATTACAAGATATAGTATTCAAGGAGTTTGTGAGGTATTATGAGGGACACTTGAAGAACTGTCACAGGGACACTCCAAAGCCCCCTGTGATGCCTTATAATACACTCATAATCAACCAAACCGATGCCTACTCCCAAAGAAACCTACGAATACGTTGAACAACTGATTGATGAAGAACTCAACACTTTGATTGATACAGCATATCTCAACAAAGAAGGTGAAGCACTCGTAAGGTTCAAACAAGACTTCAAAGACCTTTACAAACATTTGGAGAACATTCAACAAATGAAAAAATCTTATCTTTCAGGACGATGAAACTCTACCAGCACTCCAAACAAACTTATCAGGATGGTGAAGTAGATCACACTTGGCAGTTTGGTATCATCAAAAACCGAGCACTACTCTGGGTGAATTTTGAAAGCCCTGGTGGTGTCATTCATTCTTCTGGTGGTATCAACCTCTTGTTTTCTTTCTTTGGTAATTCTCTTATGAGTGTAGATTTTCAACAACGCAAATTTTGTTTAGCAGTTGCTTTTATTACTGAATACGATGACTGAACGCAATTTCAAACAAGAACTTGTACACTCCTGTTATTATGACATGGAAGATGGACATGACAGCGAAACAATTGATTATGATTGTTTGATTGGTGTTATCACTGAATTGTGTGATAGAATAGAACAACTTGAATCTGAAGTCAAGATTCTAAACCGAAAACTTACGGAAGACACATTTGAAGTGATTAAAAATGACTGACCCAACCCACGAAGAAATGCTTGAAGAAGCAGAACGAAGAGAAGCAGCAAACAAAGCAGCATTAGAATCACTTGGAATTGACTACGAATCTTTCGGACAGAAACCTTGGAATGAAGGTCATTTGGATTATGAAGCACCGAATGGTGATTACATCAAAAACTATCCACTCATCAATCGGGTGGAGGTAATTGGACCGAATGGACGAGAGTATGTTAATTACGAATGCTCTAACATCCAAGTATCAGAACAAGACAACGGACGCACACTTAAGGTATTTCTATCATGACACGATTTACAGAAAACCCAGACGAAATCGTGCTGGAAGAAGTGAAGATGTTTCACCTGGAAAGTATGAATGAACGCACCTTATGGGTCGGGGTTTATACTCAAAATGGTAAAACCTATCACTTGAATATTTCTGCGGATGGTGATAAACTGCGTTATTATTGGAGTGATGAAACCTGTGACTAGGCGTGCTCAATATCTTCTAGATGCTTCAATGGAACTCACACTTCGTCCACAGAAAGGTGATCGTCAGAGACTGATTGCGTTTATTCTTCGTGAAGTTGCTGATCGATTTTGTACTGATTGGGGAGAACTTGAACATCCTTATGATGTGTTGAATAATATAGCTAATGAAGTAGAGTCACTCTAATGTTTGAAACTGAAAAAACTTGGTATCACGAAAGGGATTGGGATTCGTGTGAAAAACTTCGCCACATCCAAGATGCGGAGTATAATACTCTTGTCGCAAAGTCAGAACAGATGCGTGATATTGAAGAGATGAAAAGAGATCTTCGTGATCTTTATGAACTTGTGAGATATTTGGAAAATAAGTGTGACTTTCTTGAGAGTCAAGTTGAAGAAAACTATTACGACAGATAATCATGATTGATGTAAAAGAAAACAAAGATGGATCACTTGACATCTCATGGGATGAAAATGATCCTCAAGAAAGTATTTTGAACACTTGGACAGAACAAGACTTTATTAAGGCTATCACTGATCGTTTAGAGGAATTGAAAGTTGGACTTACCGATGTGGATGAATAAGTGGATCATCGGATTTAAACCGATTAAATATACACCATTCTGGTGGTGGTATCGTCTGATATCTCATCAAGGATTTCGCTTTGATGATTATCATATGTGGGGGTCTTTCTGGCATTCACTTAATCATGGATGGGAACATATGGAATATGTTTATAAGTTTGAAGAGTATTGGGGCAAGGGTTCTTATCCACCAGAACGCATTTTCTTAAAAGAAGGAGATTTTGATGCTCTAGTGGAAAGATTATCACTTCCGAGTGAATCAACAATGGAAAGTATTAAGAGAATTATGGACCGTAAAGCACCTTGGGATGAAGAATGAAACGCAACCGTTCTCAAATACCTGAGTTTTACAAAGTCGGTTATATTTTAGATTATGAACAGAAATGGGCCTGTTACTTTGACTTTAATTGTGCTCAGGAAGCCATGATGAAGATGATTCAACGTGGTATAAATGTCACTGGAATGGAAACACAAATGATGGTGTGACAGTCTTTTGGCTGTCCACTGATCTCGCCGAAGGGGCTCTGATCTTGGTATCTTAGCCATGTTGAGACACGGATGTGGTCTTGACGCAACACAAACCCCTCTCAAGTAACTTCAAGACAACATGGCGACTCGTTCTCGCATCGGTGTTCAACTTAAGAATGGCTCTGTCCTTTCGGTGTATTGTCACTGGGACGGCTATCCTGAGTGGAATGGTAAGAAACTGAAAGAACACTTCAACACTCGTCAGAAAGCTGCAGAGTTGGTTGATGGTGGTGACATCAGTTCTCTGTGGACTGATAAAGATTGGGACGGTAAAGAACAGGAGTTTGGTACTCTTTACTACGAAGGCCGTGGTGATGTAGATACCGAACCTAATCTGGACAACTCTTTCCAAGCTTTCATTGGTTCTGTGAACGATTCTTGGTGTGACTACGCTTACCTGTTTACAAATGGTGAGTGGAAGTGTTATACTACTAAAGGTAATGAAGAACAAATCCCTGCGTGATATGAAAGACCTCATTCAAGTGAAGTATTACTTCAAAGAACATCCGAACACTACTCTTTCCGTCTTTCTTAAGACTGTAGAACAAGTGGAGGCTTTCAAAGCCAAACATCCTGACTATGTTTATGTTGGAGAAACTAAATGACTCAAGACAACACTATGCGTAACGCCAGTATCATCGGCGTTTCTTTTCTTCTGTCTCTGTTGATTATCAATGCAGTTGTTGGTCCTCTCTATAATGTGTGGGCCCAATCACTACAAGGTAAAGCAGAACTGCAAAAGGCAGAGTATACTCGTCAGGTAGCAGTGCTGGAAGCACAAGCAAAGAAAGATTCGGCACAACAACTTGCTGATGCTGAAGTGATCCGTGCTACTGGTGTCGCTAAGGCAAACCAAATTATTGGTGATAGCCTGAAGGACAACCGTGAGTATCTCCAATACCTGTACATCACTGGTCTTGAAGATGGTAGCAAGAATGGTAATGTGACCATCTATGTGCCCACCGAAGGTGGAATGCCCGTCCCTACTCTCCAAATGAACAAGTGATTAAATCTCTGTTGATTTTGACTTCGCTGGTGTTCACTGCACCAGTATTTGCACAGACCACACCACCAAAACCAAAGGTGTATCGTCCATTTGTGTATGAAACTCCATGTGTACTTGAGGCAGGACTTCAAACCTATCCAGATACATGTAAAGTTGTAGAAACTCGTGAGACTGGCGGTGCTCTGCGTACTCGTAACATCTTTTCTAACAAGTTTGGCCTTACTATTAAGGGTAGATTTGACAAAGAGAAGGGTTATATGACTTGGGATAGTCATAACAAGTATGAGTATAAGTGGGAGTACAAGGTTGGCGGTAATCAAGAGTCTGGTTCATGGACTTATGTGATGCCTGGCTTCCTTCTACAAAACGTATCTTGGGACTAAATACTGAATTTCGGGGACTCAAATGTTCATCAAAAATAATAAACCAGTTAAAATAATTGGATTTCCCGAATCTTCAATCACTCAACAATACTTTGAAGTTTTCAATAAGGAAGGATTGAAAGATATTTCTATAATCACTCCCAAAGACTTCAAAGCTTTAATTTCAAAAGATAACTATCAATACATTATTGCTTTCTATCTTGACATGGATCTTAGAAAAGAGGTCTGTGATTTATTAGATAATCTTAATCTAGATTGTTTAACATACATAGATGATTCGGTTTACATGTTCTCCTCTTCCAAAATTGGAAGGGGATCTTTTATTGGTCATTTGTGTGAGATTTGTTGGAATGCTTCAGTAGGCGATCATTGTTATTTTGATAACCAATCTGGTATTGGTCATGATGTTATCCTAGGTAGAAATAGTATCATTAGTTCAAGAGTTTATGTTGGTGGGAGAACAAAAATAGGAGAAAACTGTAAGTTCTTTTTGAATGGAACAGTTATGAATAACTTAAACATTTGTGATAATGTAATTTTATGCACACACAGTAACATAACAAAAGACATCACAATTCCTGGGAAGTATGTTGGTAGAAATGCAAGACTTATGAAATCTGAAGAGTCCGATAAGGATCTCTGATCGGTCAGCCCCTTGACTCTCCCCCGAATCCACAGTATTTTGGCCTTGTTCAACTGATTCACCCATGAACGACGATTTCAACTACGATTCCTTTGATGAGAACGATCTTTATCAATCCATGATGGAAACTGGTCCTGAAGATTGGCTTCCTGATTCTGGTATTCGAGAGGAGTTTGATCGTGAAACTCTTGCACTTCTAAAGAACTTCTGATGAAAGAAGTTGTAAGACATTCTTACAAAGATGGAGAAATCTCTGAGACTCGTACTCTGAGGTTTCTCCCGTTTTATTATAACCAAGAGATTGCGGAGTCAATGATGATGATTATTCGCAATCATCTGACTCCAGATCTTCTCACTAAAAAATATCGGGAAGAAAATGTAAAGAACCCGATGTATGGTCATTGTTACCATTCAACTCAGGCCCTATTCTATCTCTTGGATCCTCATGATTTGATTCCAATGAGCGGGATAGATTACAGAGGTGATACACATTGGTGGTTGTATGATGACCGAGGAGTTACCTACGACACCACAGCTGATCAGTATTACTCTGTGGGTCAAGTTCCGCCCTACGATGTAGGTAAGAGAACACAATGGTATGGTTGGAAACAACGACCACACCAAAGATCACTGGACTTAATTATGCGAGTCCTTTATGCTTGTAACATTGAGTATTGTTACGAAACCCTCAAACCTCAGACAGGGCCCTTGACATAGTTCTTTGTCTGATGTATTCTGGCCTCATGAGATAAATGCCTCTGGCAAACAAAATCTCATCACCAACTGCTCTTAGCAAAAACAAACACTATGAAAAAACGCATTATTTTTGGCAAGGAAATTGACCTTGCTGAGTACGAAAAGAATTGGTCTAAAGAAGAGATTGAATCCAAGTTTAATGGAGAGTTTGTAGACTTCAGCTTCATTAACTTGGCTAAGAAAAACCCAGATGATCCTGAGTTTGCCAATGCTGGTGTTAGGTGTGAACAGAACTCTAACAATAGTGTTCTTGACATGCAAGTTTCATACCAACTCCGAGGTTGGGACACTAAGGATCTCCCCCCAGTTGTCCGAGTTACTGACAACGAGTTTGAGGATGGCCGTACTCGGGCTCTTGCAGCTATGGCTGAGAACGAACCTTTCCTTCCTGTTGTTCGTATCCGACCAAAAGAGAACACCAAAGCTTGCTCTTTTGCTAACGGACTTCTGCTGAACAACTTTCCTCCCCGTCGCAAAGTAGTCCAAGAAGACTTCATTGTTGCTGGTGCTGAATTGGTTCGGATTGGTGAACTTCAACGAGACATCACTGCGATTGAAGACTGGCTCATCAAGATGTGCAAAATTGATGAGGTTTATCCTAACAATGCTGGTGGTGCATTTACGAAGATTGTCAACGCAATCTATAACCGCACCGAGAATGGTGGTGATCCTATTGTTCGCAAGATGGATCGTGAAGAATGGTTGAAGTGGTTGTCTACTTCTCCCGACATGAAAGATGAGTCGGGCAATCGTATTGATCCCTTTGTGCAACTGGATCATGACCCAGATTTTGTTCTCTATGATGCTCCGAGTTCCACCAACGAAGCACGACTTCTGAGGAAACTTCTTGAGAATGGTTCTAAGGGTCGTCACACTTACATTGTGTTGTATTCTGCAAAAGAAAACACTCATGAGGTTCTGAAACTGGGCTTTAAGTCTTTTGTTACCACTACCGAAACCCAACATTCTTCTATCATTCGGTATTCTCAGGCATCCATTGGTCTTGATGGTATTGATCTGACTAAGATGCCTAATGAAAAGATGTTCACTTTCTTGGGTGTTGTTCCTATCCTGTTTGATGGGAATGGTCACGAAGCTGCTTTTAAAGCTCATCGTATCCTTCCTATTGATAAGTTCTGACCCATAAGGATCTCTGATCAATGGCCCCATTGCCCTGCGCCGGGTGATGGGGTATTCTAGCTGTATTGAAACGCAATTTGATGATTCTTCGTCCCCACCAACAACGCGCAGTTGAGTTAATGCAACTGCATAAACTTGGTCAAATGGTGATGCCTACTGGTGCCGGTAAAACACCTACAATGAGTTTTGATTGTATGCGTCAGTTTGAGTCTGAAACTCCTCAAACGATTGTTATTGTTGCACCTCGCATTTTGCTTGCAGAACAACTCTGTTCCGAGTTTCTGGAGTTTATCACCAATGCAAGTGTGATGCACGTTCACAGTGGTGAAACTCATCACTTTTCGACTACCAAACCTCAAGAGATTGTTGACTGGTGGGTGAACACTCGTGGCCATAAACTGATCTTCACGACCTACAATTCTCTGGAGCGACTACAACAATCTCGCATCAAGGTTGATACCATTTATTTTGACGAAGCTCACAACTCCGTCAAACGTAACTTCTTCCCTGCAACTGAATACTTCAGTCAAGAAGCCGACCGTTGTTACTTCTTCACTGCGACTCCCAAACATTCTCTCGCAGTCGGTAAGCCTGGGATGAATGATGTAGATGTTTATGGTCAGGTCATTTGTAATGTTCCTGCACCTGAACTTGTGCAAGGTGGTTACATTCTCCCTCCGAAAGTGATTGCAAAACAACTTCCAATGGTGAAGTCTGGTAAGATTCCTGCGGATCGTGATTGTGAGAATCTGATTGAGACTCTGGATGAATGTGGTAAGGGCAAAGTGTTGATCTGTGCGAAAGCTACTAAACAGATCTCTGCACTGATGTCTGAGACTGATTTCATCCAACAGTTGCAAGATCGTGGATTCTCTTACCTCTACATCACCGCAAAGACTGGTGCAATTATTGATGGTAAGAAGGTGAATCGTGAGGTGTTCTTTGAGACCCTAAGTGCATGGGGTAAGGATGACTCTAAGAAGTTCGTTGTGTTGCATCACTCCATCCTCTCTGAGGGTATCAACGTCTCTGGACTTGAGGGTGTCATCTTTATGCGTTCGATGGACTACATTGGTATCTCCCAAACCATCGGCCGTGTGATTCGGATGCACCACAATGATGCAGCTCGCATCCGTAGTGGTGAACTGGTTCCTGGTGATGTCAACAACTACACCAAATCTTTCGGTCTAGTTGTTGTTCCCGTCTTCAACAAAGTTGGGATCTCTACTCACCAGAAGATCCAAGCTGTGGTCGATACTATCTTCCAACAAGGTCAACCTGCAATCTCGGTGGTACGCAAGTGATGGAAAAGTGGGAAGTCTACGCTGAAGGCACCTTCAACAACATGAGGGCCAATGCACACAACTGGGCCCGATCTTTTGATGACAAACGAAAGATCTCCCGTGATTTTTACTACGGGGTTTTTGATGCAGGTAATCCAAATCCTACGAACCTGATTAGTGAGAAAGCTCTGGAGAATCAACTCTCCAAACAGTACAGGCTAAATACTCTGGATCACTACCATTCCCCGCAATTTGTGGGTCGGATGATTATGTCGAACCAGGAAAAGTATCTAGGGGATTACGAGGAGTTCAAGAAGATCTTTTTGGTCTGCACACAACAAATTGTTGTGACCAAGAAAGAGAATGAATCTCTGTCATTCTTGACTGCACCTGATAAGGAAGATTACAAGGTTCTTGTACCTACCAACCTCAAGTACAACCATCTTGGTATCAATTTGTATCAGAGGCAAGAGGGTAAAGTTAGGTGGAAAAACTCTGATCCGATTGACTCTAACATCTTGGAAGTTCCTGAAGATCTGTTAGAATACGAGAAAAGATATTTGATCGGCTAACTACATACTGTATCTGGATAAATCTTAAATGAAAACAAAATCACTAGAAAATTATAACTCAAGTGTTGGACTTGAAGTTTATGACATTGATTGGAATTGTGAAGAAGAACTATTGGAACTCGGTAGGCTATGTGCATCTGAGTGTGTTGTTTTCCTGAATGAAAATATCTCCACTGAGAATCTATTTGATGTGATGAGTAAGTGGGGAGATCCAAGTCGAGCTTTCACCCATGAGTATATCTGTGACAAGAAACTCACAGGTCGTCACTGGAGAGAGATCCTTGCTAACCTAGGTTACATTAGTAATGCAGCTGGTAACTATTTGAGTCAAGCAGTTGCCTATGTCAGTTACAAACAGGAAGACAAAGGCCGTCCAGCTGGAATGTTCCAGAATGGGGAACTAAATTGGCACAGCGATCAGTGTGCATTTGAGGATGCACAGAGAGTTATTGGTCTTAAGAGTGTCAGTGATTCTGAGAACAGTCAAACGCAGTTCCTATGTACTCATGACGCTTATGAATCTCTGAGTTCAGAGATGAAAAGTATGATCAAAGAACTTGTGGTAAAACATAAGTGGATTGACAATGAAATGGCTCCTGTTCTCAACGATGTTCAGTCATCTTTGCTCCGTTACAACATGGTTCCCCTTGACGGAATGGAGACCTCCCTTTACACTGAGACTGCATCTGGCCTATCTGGAATGAAGATTCCAAGTTGTTCTTTTGATGGATTTGTTGGACTCTCCAGAGAAGAAAGTAATAAGATCCTGAATGAAATTAAAAAGGTAGTCTTTCAGGACAAATATGTGTACACACAAAACTGGAAAGATGGCCAAGTAGTTTTCATGGATCAGGAGATTACTCTACACAAGAGACCAACAAACATCCAAGCCGGAAATAAACGAACAATGGCTAGATCAATCTTTTATGTCAACAAACTGTTCGACACAGAAAAAGCTCAAAGGGTTACAACAGTCAAACACAACGGTTCTGTCTACAGTATAGAAGATTTTGTGAAACTTGTTGATGAAGACCGAAAGAAAAACTACGAGAAAAAGTATCAACCTGCATGATGTTTCCCAACACAAGTATCCTGGATCCAGACAATGGCCCAACAGGATTTGCTACTGATGACTTCCAATTTGCTGCTATCCCGTTCGGCAAAAAGTATATGATCATTGCAAATGGTCAACAACTTGAAGTAGTCAAGACCCGACAACTTGCTGAGATTCGGCTTGAACAATTAAAAAACTCGCATCGGAAACTCAAGAAGGGTACTAAGACTCCTGTGCAACCAAAATCGCAAAAAAAGGCGAAAACGCCTAGTGGCCAACAGGGATCTCAGGGGACAAAACCCAAGGCCACCAAGGGTTCCCCCACAAAACCAAAATCCAAGAGTGTGACAGTCAAGAAACCGTACACTCTTCATCCAAATCCGCTCCTTGACGCATTAAGTTAGCCATGTTGGTAAAGACTATGACTACGAAAACAAAACGGGTTTCCGTTGTACCACTGTCCAGTAAAGCTAAGAACCGATTCCATAATGTTATGGATCAGTTCCACATGTGTACTGTAGAACAGGAAAAGACGATTGATGGTGTACCTCACTTGTTCCTAGTTTCTATGAACAAAATGTACTGTTTCTGGGTTCCTGTCAAGGGTAACGAACACTGGAAAATTGAACGGTGACGGTAGAACTATTCCATAAAGCCCCAGAGGGTTATCATTATGAACAACAAAAGGATTTCAAGAGGAACACTACTGCTATTTGGTTGCATCACCATCAGCGGTACGACTATAATCTTGGGAAACCAGTTAAAACCATCTGGGGATTCTACAACACCAAAACCAGGCAATTCCACGCCCCAGTTAATAGCCAGACAGTGGGTAATGTAGTTGACATTGAAGAGACAACACCTTATACTGCAATGCCTATCAAACAAACTCCCCTTGAGGCTGCATTTGGATGATTAAAAATCAAAGAGAACTTATCAAGTATTTGGAAAACTACCACGAGTCAAGGTGTTCTGACCTTGCAGAAGCTGGCAGGAAAAAAGATGCACAATCCATCTACTATGAGATCGTAGTAGATGAACAAGACCCCAAAGATTACCTATTTGTTTCACTCCACCGCGCACGATGAAGTATAAAGTAGACTGGACTTCTCCCCGTCAGGGCATCCAATCAACCACTGTTGATGCTCTTGGTCCTATGCAGGCTGAAGAACAAGTCAACTCCATGTATGCACATGTTGAGGGATTTAGGTCATTCTGTGTTAGTCCTGTTTTCGATAAAAAAGAATACTCAGAACCACAACAATCTTATAGTTCTAGTTCTGAAAGTTCTGGAGGATCTGATGACTTTAGCACTATAGTTGGTGGAGGAGCTGTTGCTGCGGGATTCTTCATTGCACTTTTTGGATTGTTCACACTTCCCACTGGTATTGTTGCTATGGTGATCGGTGGAGCTGTGGGTTGGATTGGTTGGAAAGTGGCCTGCTGGTTGAGTGATCGAGGCTGGTGATGGATTATTTGACTCCAACTCATCAAGAGATTCTCGATGTGTTGAATCAATCTGGTGTTACGGTAATTGTCAACAATCACAAGGTCTGTGAGAGTAGAAAATACGATGGCATGGTGTTGACAAGAAAAGATCCCAACAATCGGTCGGGTAGGACACAATTAGTCTTGTGTGAGGATGTTGTCCAACAAAACTATCCTGATTGGCAAGGTGAAATGAGTCGTACCATAGCTCATGAGTCAGTTCATGTAGCACAAGTCTGCAAAGTTCCCAATGGGTATTTCTATCCATTAGGATTCAAAAATGATGTTGAGAAAGAGGCTTTTGCAATTCAGGATCAACCGAGAGAGGTTCTTCGTATTCTGAAAAAGTATTGTCTCTGACTTGACAAATTCAAACAAAACATCTACACTAAAAGAGTAATTTACAAACAACAATGAAGTATCTTTATCTGGTTGATTATTGGGTTCCTTTTCCTTCTTCTGAGTATGGTGGCGTTGTAAGTGTCATCGCAGAAAATGACAATGAGTGTCACGATGTTCTCCTAGATTGGCGGGATGAGTATGAGAATACTCACGATTCTCGAATCATGGAACGTGTGGTAAATGCACACAAGTTTGCTCTTGTTGATGAGGAAACATCTCGTGTCGTTGATAGTTTTACAACCTGATGAACTTCAGCGGTCACGAGTGTAGTCTGCTTCATAAAGCTCTGAGGTACTACCAAATTAACAAAACAATTACAGATAGTAAAGAATACTGGGAATGTGACTTTATCTTGAGAAAGTTGCAACCACATGTTGAGATCAATGGAATAGAACCGATGTTCAGAACCGATACATAAATTAGAGTTTAATGATACAATGATTGATCCTAACTTTAATGATCCAGAGAAACTTCATAGACTTCATGCACAAAAATTAGAAGCAATGAAAACTCTGATGAATGAAATTGTAGCTAATCCTGAAAGTGTAAAAGTAAGTGATATGCAAAAAGTAATAAACTTTTTAGATCAATCTTCAGACAGTGTGACAGATCAATAACTGTCACAGGGGCTCTTCACAGGGCCCTTTTTTCGTGTATTATGGCTATATGAAGAACACACATCTCGAACATCCCGAAGATTCTGCACTTCTCGGTAAGAAAGCCGTGCAGGATACTATCAATTACCTGCGTAACTGCAAAGGTGATTGTAGTGTGAAATATGATGGTGCTCCTGCTATTGTTTTTGGGACTAATCCCGAGAATGGTAAGAAGTTTGTAGGTACAAAAAGTGTATTCAATAAGGTCAAAGTTAAGATCAATTATACACACTCCGACATCGAAAAGAATCACGGCACGAATCCTAAAGTTGCAGCGATTCTTCATACCTGCCTTTCTCACTTCCCGCAGTTTGATGGGATTTATCAGTGCGATTGGATTGGTTATGGTGGTGAAACAACTTTTACGCCTAATACTATTACCTACAATTTTGATTCCGTTCCAGGTATTCTGGACGTTGATCTTATTGTCGCTGCTCATACACATTACACTGGAGATTCCATCAAGGAACTGGAGGCACATTTTGGTGTCCCTAACTATCTTTCTGGTCGTTTTCTTGGTATTCATTTTGTAGATGGAAATGCACAATTTACCTCCCGTCGTCGTAGGATTGATTACATTCTTGGTCTTGCAAGTGTGGTTAGCAATTTTGTTAGATACCCTGATGAAAAAGAAGTAGCGAACCTTAAAATTGCAATCAATAAGTGTATCCGAGAGAATCGACCTGTTGATTGTATTGATGGCAATCTCCTCCTGTTGTTCAACCTGTTGACCAAAGCTAAAGAATTGATCATGGAAGGAATCTCCGTGACTGGTGATCAGGTTGATGCACGGATTGATATGGGCATTGATTACATTCCTTCTGGCCATGAGGGTTATGTTCACTCCAACGATTACGGGACTTTCAAGTTAGTTAATCGTCGTATGTTCTCTTACTACAACTTCACCAAACCTAAAGGTTGGTGAGGACAGTTACGGAACCGTCCACTAGAGGCGCCAGGCGACTCCCTGGCGATGTATCTTAGCCATGTTGAGAGGTTCACCCATGAATCGCATTGAGATCCAACGGGCACTGTATGATGCCCGCAACAACTACCTCAAAGCGAAAGCTTCGGTAGAGTTCTATCGTAAGGAGATCATGTTCCTCAAGGAATGTGAAGCAAACCTCGACAAACCTGAAAACTGGTTGTATCAGGAAATGTTCGGAGTTGAAGCATGAAAGTTGATCTTACTGACTATCAAATCAATCTGATTCTCTATTGCCTTGAACAACAGGCTTCTGAGTTCACTTGGGATGAAAACCTTGACTATAAAGGCATTCTAAGGGCTGTTGAGTCTGCTGCTAACTTTGAATACGATTTTGGTTACTAAATGACCCGCACTCTTGCTGAACTCCGTCAAGCTATCAATCAACTGATTGTCCGACAGGGTGAACATGCACCTGTAGCTGCATGGATCTACACTAAAGATGATGTTCTCGATTATCCCGATGATGAAGTAACTGTAACCGAAGAAGTTGCAAACAAAGTGATTGAAAATCTAGATCAGTATGATCACATTTACACCGAAATCTTTGATTGTATTGATGAAGAACTCCGTCAAGTTGAGGTACTAAAATGACTGAGTTTATGCCTTGGAATGAAATGAAAAAGCAGATGACGATTGAAGCCGTTGAATACTACATCTATCGGATGAAGAAAGACAACGCCAATCAAGCTGCGATTGATGTCTACACTAAGTTTCTGGAGGAACTTGAAGCGGAATGAACTACCTTTGTCTCGTTGATGGTGTTGTTGAGTACGGCAGCACAAGTCTCTCCGACTTTGCACACTATCAATTAGTGTATGCTGAAGAGCATAGAAATGCTGATGTTCAGTATCTTACTCTAACTGACGAAGAATACGACGAAATGTTCCCTTACGAGGAGGATGAATGACTTACACTATTACCAAACACATCAAAATTGAGCACGAAGAAGATGGTTGGAGTTTTGATTTTACTGCTGATGAGTGTGGAACTGTGAGTGTGGAAGATGGTAATGGACCAGGATTTCAAACCATTCATATTCCTAAAGATTGTATTCAACACTTCATTGATGTCCTGGGACAATACAAATGACTTACTCTAACCTCTCCAAGATTCGTCCCAAACTGAGAACAACTGGGCGTGTGTCAGGAAACTTCGGACGCAACAAAGTTGTTAGTGGATCTCCCCTAAATGATGTAGGTATGAGTAACGCAGAAGTCGTAAAGTGTATGAAACAGGATGAATACCTTGCACGGCTTTGGTACGCATTTGATAACACTGATGATGACAAACTAAAACAATTCGTTTATACTGAAATTAAAAAGATTCACATTCAACGAGGTACATGGTGATGAGCTACAACCGATTCGGTGACAAATCTCTTGCATGGCTTCTTGGAGCCGCTACAGGTATTATTGCAGTTTCATTTCTGTTTCTTTGTTTTGAAGCTTGGTTACTTGGATTGATCCTATCCTGGTTCGCAGTTCAACTTACATTCTGGCAATGTTTCGCTATTATCTTCCTCATTCAGGCCCTTCTAGGTGCCGCAAAGAGCAACAAATGATCTAGTGTGACAGTTGGCGGGCTGGACACCAAACCCGCCAAACCCAGCCAGATCCTGTATCTTGGCCATGTTGAGAGATGAATCAAATGCGAATCGACATCCGTTGCCCTGCAGCTCCTTGGGAGAATCACACCACTGATCATGACAAAGCTTATGACATTGCATTTAATTTGAGTGAAGAGTATCAGTGCGATGTTGACCTCTTTTACAACTCCACTGGTGGACTTTACTCTGTTGTTTCTGCATACTGATGGACACCAAATACGCACAAGATCGCATCAATTATGTGATCACATCACTTGAAGATGCACTTCTAAAGTGTATCTCAGTGGATTTCACTGATGATGCAAAGATGGACCAATCACCCGCTTATGTGATTGGTTACACAAGTTCAATGATTAAAAATGCACTGGCAGATCTTAAGGGTGTTGCCAACGATCTAAACTAATGTCTTAAGTTATCGGAGAAAAATTATGTTCACTGCACTGACTGTTGCTGCTGCATGGTTTTCATTTGGCTATTGCGTTACTGACATTGTATTGAATCGACGTAGTGCTAAACGACTGGATGAGATGTTGAAAGATATTGTAGAAGCTGAAACGGACAGATGATTTATTTTGTCATCTATTTGGCCGCAGTTGCCATAGCAGTTGCGATCAATTATGCTCTTTGTTCCGTAAATCCGAGAGACAATGATCCTAGCTAGTTTGATGTGTGGAATCGCCACATTCTATGGCGTTGGTGATGGATTCCATGGCCAAGTTACTGCAAGTGGCAAGACCTTTAATGCCTACGAATTAACTGCTGCTCACCCTTATCTTCCAATGGGTAGCAAACTACGCATCACCAATCAAGATAACATGAAGCAGGTGATTGTGCGAGTGAATGATAGAGGTCCGTACAGCCATGCAGATATTGATTTATCTTATGGGGCTTTCAGAAAGATTGCTCCACCTTCCAATGGTAATGCAACTGTATGTTTTAGGGTGATTGGTTAATTAACAACAATTGATTTTTGATGAATCTGATTGCAGGGGATGACCTAATCCCCTACTGGGGTAAAATTGCAGAAAAATCATTGTTTGCTCAAACTCAAATCCCTTGCCACGACAGGGATCTTAAAGTGAGAACCATGCGACGATTTGAGGGTTGGACGGATCAGAGACAAACCGAGCCAGAGTGTGACAATCCGCAAACCGCACACCAATTCAACCAAAGGTGGCCATGAGGATGTATCTTAGCTATGTTGAGACAAACACACAAACCCCATGACTTTCGTTGACGCACTGATCGCATCTGGTTATGTCTTTGATGATGAGAATTATGATGGTTGTTATGTGAAACAAGACTCAGAGGGTTTCATTCACTGTTATCAGGAAAATGTGGATGATGACACTGACACTCTCTGGAATTATGTCAAAATGACTGAGGATTTTGATGTGATTCATGAGGTTACTTTTGATCCCAATGTTGATACTATTGTTGAGTGAATCAATGAACTTCACTCATAAAGTTAGAAGTTGGTCTGTAACTCTTCCAAGAGAGTTAGAAGAAGAGAAGAAATGGTGGAGGAGAAAACCAGGAAAACCCAGAAAGATGGGTGATCCGTTACCACCACCAAAGGGTAAATTACCCAAGAAAAATAGTGACAAACGCATGTTGCAAGGTTACTATTTGTTGAAGAGAAGTGGTCAACCTGTTGATGCACTTGAATCTCTGATTGCACACCTTCTGTGACACAAATCATGAACGACAAAACTAAACTCATTTTCGCATTGATGCAGATTGATAACATCACCAACCTGATGAAAGAGAATGAGTATGAGCACTTTATGGTGTCACACTTAATTCCACTTCAGGTAGAGATTCAACGACAACTGAGCAACATAAACCATAGGGAGTGTGCCAGTCTGCAGACCGTCCACTAAACCTGCCGAAGGGGGCCGTGGCCTTGTATCTTAGCCATGTTGAGAGGAACGCAAATGACCCGCAAGTTTCACACCATGAGCATCGAAGATCGTGAAATGTTTGCTTACAATTCTGCCTACCAAAAGCAACAGGCCGAGATGAAGCGTATTCTTGCACAACCCGAGCAACGCATTAAGTATGCCTTTGAGTTTCTGAAAGGTTATGTTGCTGATGGTGATCAAATGATGGCAGCAAAGTGTTACAATGCCATCGCAAAGTACAGTGAAATGCTTGACACTTCTGAGGCCCACTTCTGATGAAAACTAACTACATTCCCAAACAACATTGGGACGATTTATATGATCGTCTCCATGATGCTTATGTTGAGTGCATGAAGTATCACAATCCAACTTATGAGCAGAAACTTGCTCAAATCTTGGATCATATGATTATCAACAAACCCCATCTGGCTATCAAATGACTTACAAAGAACTCCTGCAACAGCTTCAACAACTCGACGAAGATCAGCTCAATTCTGATGTTGTTATCTATGATGAAGGCATCAATGAGTATTATCAACTCAAAGTTGAGTTAGTGTTTGCAACTGAGCGATGTCAGGTACTTAATCTAGACCACCCTATCATTCGTTTCTGATGATGTACGCAACCCTAGCTGAGTTTCATAGTTACGTCTTCAAGTTCTATGGCCGTGGTGGTGTGTATCCTATGGGTGCAACTTTGAAGGAGATTGCATCAGCAACTGAGATTCTGTTGGAGCAACTTACTGCAACAGATGGTGAGTTTCATGGTGATAGTATGGATCGTGAGCTTGTGCGGGACATTCTCATTTCAGAATACGGCTTAGAGTTTCCCGATTAAGCTTGTGACAGTTGGCGGGCCGTCCACCAAACCCGCCAAAGGGGCCCAGGGCCCTGTATCTTAGCCATGTTGAGACAAACAAACGCAATGCGCTACATCACTATCACCTTCGGCCCTCGCAACGATGATCCTAGCCAGTTCTACAACGAGCGTACTTGGTGGGATCGTCAGAGTCAAGCTGAGAAGTGGGGGCTTCAGTCTCTCTCAATCGCAGGTTGTTTCGGTTATGTTGTGATTGAAGAGGGAGAGGATTCGTGGAAGATTGTGGATGAACTTGGTGCTCCTTCTAATGCTGTGAGTGTGTCTGCTGAGTATAAAGGTGGAGTCACCTATTCTGTTCAACCTGCACCTAAACTTGTTCTGGTTTGATGAACTACCGAATGAGAATTATGTTGTCTCCAATTATCTCCTGGCACCGACATGTTACAGGATACTGGGAGAAGAAACTCCCACACATTCCTGGAGCAAACTCTAAACAATTCTGGAACATTATCAACGGAAACTGATGCACACTGGTTACACTTTCAACCGAGTTGAGTTCACTCAAGATGAGGAAACTTGTCTCTTGCGTTTGATGTTCCAAGCACGAGATTGTGGGAACTGTAATGTTGATGAAGAATGGCTGCCTTTGTGTAATGATCTGATCACAAAGTATTACAACAGCCACATCAAAGAAGCTCAACCTTTCCAAACTCTCTGAAATTATCATGGTCGTTCACTTCTACGAAGGTCAATCCTACTCCTGGAATTATGCCAACCGCAGCTACGATGATAGTGGTTGCTGGGAAGATTATCTGTCTGGGGATGAGTATGAAGAGGCTCTAGATCGTAAGCGGTTTGAGCAATCAAATCGGGACTGGTAGGCCAATTTACTGGCTGCACACTAAATCCGCCGAGTGCAGCCAGAACCTGTATCTTAGCCATGTTGAGAGGAATCGCAATGACCGAGTTCCAAACTATCATCAACGATCTGACTCCCGAAGAGCGTAAAGCTCTAAAAGAAGCAACTGCTCCCGAATGGGTCAAAGCTATCCGTGAGACTGTCAATGATCCAAACTTTTGGAATGACATGGCTATTGCTTTTGCTCAAGGAGTTATCAACGGATTGAATGATGCTCTGGATGACAACAACAATCGCCGTCACCGCTGATGACTGACGCACAAAAGCTTGAGGCACTGACTGACCTTCTCTCCAATGTCATTCACTCTCTGGAGATGACAAAGTATGAGATTGAAGATGTATCAGAGGCAGCAAATGTGGTTCGTGAGGCAGACCACTATCACCAACAAATGCTAGACATTCTTCATGGTGGCCCAGTTGAAGAACCTGCACAAGCCCCCTAGACTTCTCCAGCCAGATCCTGTATCTTAGCCATGTTGAGAGGAATCGCTCCCCAATGTTTGACGAACTCTGGTCCGAGATTGCTGACATGCCTGGTGAAATCTTTGACACCACGATGACAGCAGAAGAACGAGCTGAGTTTCAGCGAGTTTGTGAAATGTCTGAAGAAGAGTATTACTACTACATGGAAGCTGCCTGAAATGATGAACGATCTCCGTCAACGTTGCATGGATCTCGCCGATGAAATGTCGGCCGAGGTGAATGGAAACCTGTTCTATGTTCCCGATGAAGACATAGAGGATTGTCTGAAAGCTTTGACTGAGGATAACATCCAAGATGTCGCAGCTGAACTTGCAAACTTAGCTCACTGGTTTAACTGATCATGAACCTGAACACTCTTGAATTGCTCATTGCTGACTGCTTTGAGTACATTTATGACCGCGACGCCAAAGCTGGTGCGTATTGGTGTGAACAACTCTTCACCAAGCAAGGTGACATCAAGCGTCACATGATCACTGAGATGACGCTACAACGGCTTGAGAACATCGCCGCTGACCTTTATGATCATCAGGAAGCCTGAAATGACGAATCAAGAATGGGTTGATGGCTTCAAGATTGTGCTGATCATCCTATTTGTGATTGGTGTGATCATTCTTTATGTTCACAACATCAAAGTTGAGCATGCTGATTGTATCGCACACGGCGGCCAATGGGTGCATGGACTCAGCTCAGATGGTGGGGCTCAATTCTACTGCATTGAGCCCCCTGGAATCTAACACAAACACAACACACAAAACAATGCAAACCACCAAAGCTTTCCCTCCCGCTGACGATCTGATTATGAAACTGCAAGAGATTGACTACATCAAACAACTGAACAAATACATGGACATTGTTGAAACTATTGTGGTATGGATTGCCGCAATCGCTACTATCATCTTTGAGAAGTTTCAAACTCTAAAGATCACAACTCCTCAAGCTATCTCCGATTACTTCTACTTTAGCTTTAACATGCGCTATGCTCCTGGTGATGAGATTATGGCTCTGAGTGTAGGTAATCTTTACCTCGGTTTGTATAGCGATTCGCTGAACTGGGGTGTGCTTGACGAGAACGGCTGCCTCTGATTTGATCAAACATCTAATTTGATGCAATTCTGGCTGCATGGGATGATCCAATCTACCTGTCAGCCAGTTTTAACGCTTTTTTCGGTTTCTGTCCTAGTGGTGGCCACGAGTCTCACCGCTTCCAACCTGAGACCAGCAGGGGGCTTCTGCGATCCTGACCAAACCTGGGGGCTTGTGACAATTGGCTCCCTGGGCCAGATTCTCGCCAAAGGGCCCCTCGGCCCCATATATTGGCCACATGAGGGAGAGGGAACGACCCCGACCCCGACCAAACCATTCTCTGCTCAAACCATGCGTAAGATCGAAACCCTGATGAACAAAGCTATCCAGCAAGAAATTGACTGGAAGCTGGACAACACCGAAGTCATCAGCTGCTCCAACGTTTCTGATGTCTACCTGCATGGCAATCTGATTGCTCGCATCGGTGAAACTTGGCTGGAACTGTTCGACGGTGGTTGGCAGACTGCTACCACGAAGTCCCGTCTGAATGCTATTCTCGCTGCACACGGCTGCCCTGGTGAGCGTGTCTTCCAACAGAAAGGCCAGTGGTTCATCACTATCAACGGAGCTAAGGTTCCTTTCTTCTCCGGTATGCGCCTGAACTGATGGCTAGAACCAAGACGCTAACATTCAAGTCACCCGACAAAATGAAAACAATTGGCCTGATCTTTGTGATAGCGTTCTTGTTTTTCCCATCAGTTCGTTACACCACGGGGAGCATGATGCACTCTGCCGCTGATTTCATCCAATCCACAGCTAACTGATCATGATGACACTTACCGCTCTTAATTTTCAAGAACTCGATACACTTTTGGCTGTTCTTGAGTCTAGCGATTGGTGCTACTTGACTGAACTTACAGAGACAGACATTCCGGCTCTGTATGATAAACTTTCTGAAATGCGGGACGAAGTGTAATGAAACACACCAACACAGTTCGCATCATCGACCGACTTGGCTTGTTCCCTGAGACTAGAGGAAAAGCCCGCTACATCTCGGTCAAAACTTATGCTCATGCAATGGAGATTGTGGATGAGCAGAACAAACTCGGCAACACAGCTACCCTGATTAACTGGTAACAAATTATGGGACATCATCGCACAATGGTTGAAACTGAACACTACGAGCTTCCGCTTGACTTTTATCTCAAGTGTGAGTTCATTGCTGCTCAATTAGAGGTCACAGTTGATTACCTTCTCGATGAGTTTTACGATGACGGGGAGCTCATTGTGCCAGACTTTGTGCAAGAATGAGCAGCGATGTGACAGTCTTCGGACTGTCCACTAAATCCGCCAAACCCCAGCCAGTCTTGGTATCTTAGCCATGTTGAGAGGTTCACGAATGACCAACGCAACCAACTTCATTCCCTGCACTGACATCGAAACCCGTCAAGCTATGTGGGTTGGTATGAAATACGATGAGCAACTTGGTATCTTCAATGCTGTTCAAGTTGCATCGGCTTTCGCAGATCGTTATGCGGAAGATTACAAGCCTGTGACCTTCTGTGACTGAATCCAACTCTACATCTTCCAAACAAATGTTCACAATCACCTATCAAGTTCCTTACAACAACTGTGAGTGGAGGACTCAAAGCTTCAAGACTCTTGAAGAAGCACAACGGATGATAGATTTCTACCGTTCTTGTGGTTCACCTTGCAAACTTGTTTGAGTAATTTAATCATGCGAATCGCTCTTCTGATTGCTACTCTTGCTCTTGGACTGAAGACTGGTCTTGCTGCTCATGCTACGGTGAATGCCTATCAAGAAGCACAAGCCGAACGGCTGTGCCAGATTGATCCAAGCTACTGCGGACTGAAGCAAAAGTAGGACAGTCTGATGGCTGTCCACCAAATCCGCCGAACCGACCCGTTTGGCCCTATATTGGCCACATGAAGAACAACACCACTCAAATGTCACTTTTCTCCCAAGGCTGGAAAGCTGAAGAATACTTCGGTAGCGAGCTGACTGCTCATCACATGAACACTCGTTCGGTGTATCGTTTCAAGGAGAATGCCAATGTGAGCATCACTCACTCCGGAAAGTATGCTGAAGATGGAACTGTTGATGTGTTCACAGTTTCTGTTCGTGAGGAGATCAATCCTCGCCACTCGGTTACTCAAACTGTTGAGACCTTTGCTAACTTTTTGGACGCATACTACTGCGGTGTGCAGTGTGTCAACAATCTGAATCTTGATCTCATCACTATTAACTGAATCAATTTACTGAGCAACTATCATGAACATTTTTGACCTGCAACGTGATCTCCAGAAGGAAAAGCTTTCTCTGGAAGAATTGCTGACTGAAGTGAAGGCTTCACTGGTGACGATCAACGAAAACCTAGAAGCTGTTGATCGAGTTGCCAAGATGTTTGGTGGAAAAGCCACATCGCCCGAACACAATCAAGAGTTCATGGCTAAACTACGTTCGCTGCTCTCTCAGAAGTTCAGCCAGAGGGAAGTTGATGAACTCATTGAAATTATTGAGCAAGATGATGTGCGGAGGCTGAACGGCAAACTGAATAAGAACCCTGCAAGCTACACTCACCAAGTTCTCGCATTGTGCTATCAGATGCGAATTGTGAATGGTAACATTCAAGATCACATGAAGGATGCGATTAAGCGTCTGCGTGAAGCTGGCCACATTTCAGTGGAGCAATCTAAGTGGTTTGTTTCACAAGGTTTCTAATCATGTGACAGCCATGCGGCTGTCCACCAAATCCGCCGAGACCCGCCATCTGATGTATTCTAGCCATGTTGAGAGGAATCGGAACCCAAATGAAAGTCTACGCTGTGATCGGTGGTTGGGATTATGAAGGCGAAGACTTTCAATCCCTGCGCCTGTTTGATTGTTTCTCTGCTGCTGATGCGTACCTGAAGCAACTTGATGAAGAATACGATTATGCTAAGATGGACACCCGCGAGGTGTGCATGGAATCTGCAATCGCTGCTTGATCATGAAAAACTATCGCGTTCGTGTTGAAACTAACGATGGCTGTGTCACGATTTGGTATGAGAAATCAAACGCAAAACGTGCTTGTGATCTTATCAACAATCGGGTCTACAATCAGCTCTGTGGGTTGAACATCAAGGAAGTTGAAGTAACTCCTTCCGTCTGAACTTTTCTTCTTAATTAACACAAACACAAACTCATGACTAACACTTTCGACCGCGCACAACTCGTTGAAGATTACATTCAACAACTGATTGAGGGAATGGACTATAAAACAATGGAGTGCTTTGTTTATGATACTATGAAAGAGAATCTTTCTAGTTATACTGATGAAGAATTGATTACAGAGGTTCAAGACTACTATCCTGAGCTGATTGAAGGCTGATTCGCCATTTGCGAATAGAGAATGAGATGCGCTCTAAAGACACTCACATTCCCAAACACTTTGCTACTCTCATGATTCAAACTCGTAAAGACTTCTTCATTCAAGTTCTCGATCAGTTTGCTACTAATGGTAACGAACTTCTGCAGATTCTGGATGACATCGAATCTGGCGAATGTGAATGCTTTCTCGAAGATTGAGCTCTAATTCTTTACACTTTTCCCAAACACTTTTCTTCTTTTTCTCATGACTCTTCAAACTGCAATCTCCATGCTTCAGAGTGCTCGCAACGGCGCCGAAATGCTTGAGGTTCTTGATAGTCTCGCAGGTGGCTATGAGTACATCGAGTCCCCCATGATTGCTCAGGTGCTCGGAGTGCCCACGCTTGAACCAATGGAGTTCTGATGATAGAATAGAGGGGGCTGAATAAGTCCCCTTTTGTGTCAACTTAACCCCGTAAATTGACTTCAATTCGTCACAACTTACGACATGAAGAAACGCTACCTGATTGCTGCATCAATTCTGCCATTGACTCTGCTTGTGTTCGCAACAGTTCGGGACAGTTGTGCTAATCCCAGCTATGCCCAATACTTTACAGAATCATGCCAGACAAAATGACACAATCAAATTGGGCTGAGAATCTAACACCTGAAGAGCAACAACAAACTTACAACGAGATCGTCAATTATCTCAAAGAAGAAGTGCTTTCACAGGTGTCAGAAAAGTATGACAAACCCATTGCCTATAAGTACAGAAACGTATAAAATAGTAACGTACCTTCAACCACATTCAAGGACACACACTCATGCAAACCATCAACAACAAAGTTACACGCTATCGAGTTACGTTAGACTTTACAGTTGATACATCTAACTGTGTAAGTCCTAAGGAATGGAACTGGGCTCAACTTCTCGAACTTGGTAACAGCGAATCAGTCAATGAGGTTTATGTAGAGAATCTCGGAGAATATAACATTCGTAGGAGCAAGTGAAGATGGGAGAAGATCAAGAGTTTTTTTACAACGAAATGATCGAACAAAGTTACTACGAAGAGGGAACGATTGACTGGGATGATTGCTCTCAAGGTGCGACTGAAGTAGAGTCTTATGATCCATAAGCTTTCAACGGAGACAACAGCAAAGGAGGAGTGGAGTTACATTGCTTTAGTCCTCAAAGAGTTGTTATCAATGAGTTATGAAAGCTTTTCCACAAGGCTGTTGAAAAAGCTGTGGAAAAATGGCTTTAAAATAAATGGCTAAAAAAACATGGCTTGTGTGAAAGCTTTCTCGTTTATGTTCTCTCTGTGGCCCCTCTGATGGCTTATAAAAAAGCCTCTGAGCCTTATGCTTATGTCCTCTAGAAAGCCTCTGAGACCTTGTGATCTAAGCGTGCAGGCTATCACACGACCGCATAAATGTCAAGAGGCACCTCACATAAGTCTCCGGGACCACACAATTTGAGCAACTTACCCCCCTCACAGTTCTTATAGTTTTCCACAGCACTTGTGGAAAAAGTCTATAAGTTTTCCACAGCCTTATGAGCACTCTAAGTCCCCCACATCTCGGAGCTTGACATAAGCCCTCTGAAAGCCTTATAATAACTCTGTGGGAGTGCATAAAGGGGCTGAGTGCTTAAGCCTAAGCTAAAGGACTTATGTAAAGCTCAAGCCACAGAGACTTATGAGCCTACCATAGATTGCTGAGATCCAGAGACACAATGGACACTTATCTAACTGGCCACAGAATGTGCCAGAGGGAGCCAGATCCCGTATATTAGCCATGTTGAGAGGAACACACATGAGCACCACCCAAACCACTCAAGCTACCTACAACGGTTACGCTAACTACGAGACCTGGAATGCTGCTCTGTGGATTGGTAATGATTACGGTCTGTATAAGCTTGCTCTTCAGTGTCGTGATTATGCCGAGTTCCAAGAGCTTATGATTGACGACCTCGGTATGAGCTGCACTCCTGATGGTGTACTCTGGAACGACTCTGAGCTGAACCACGATGAGCTTGATGAGGTGATCAAAGAACTCTGAGCTTCATTAACACTTTTCTCACTTAAGATTCATGATGATCACTAACACTGAGACCCGTCCATTCTTCGTTCAACAAGCAAAGTCTGGCAGGTGGAATGTATGGGTCTTTCAGAGAGAAACTGAGGACGGTTACAAGTATGCCGTCAAGCAAACATTCAAAGATCCTGATGTTGCTCATGACTGGGGCTTGAACTACATCAACCACGTCATTCGTTACTGATTCGTTTACTCTAACTCACCCACACACACTAACACTCATGACTCTGAACATCGCCACCGCAACTAAGCTCGACCTGTTGATTGCTGATATCCAAGGAGAGATTAAGTACACTGTGCTCCCCACCCGTAAGGCTCGGAAATCTGAACTGCTCATGAGCCGCACGAATGGCCCTCGGACTAACACTAACCGTCGTGGTCAAGCATACAGCGGACATGCCACACATGCACAGAATGCTGTGATTCAGGGCAATGATGCTGCATACTTCAAGACCAGCGGCTGATGGGTTGAGTGTATGTCCCCTCTGAAGGCTTATGAGCACTTGGAGGGGACACGAATACGACTAGGAGGAGCAGCAGTCTTCGTGTACTTATGACAGTTTGAGCAGTTGTTTGTGCGCCCGTTGTTGTTAGCGCGGGGCGCGGTGGCCCCCGTATATAAAAACGCTAAACTACCCTAATCTATAACGACCCCAAAAAGCGCTCGAAAAGCCTTCCGCATTCAAAAAATTTTTTGGTGGCTATAAATACTCAAAAGACGTTTTAAAATATTCATGGAAGTCAAAACACTATCTTTTTATCCTGGAGTACCTTTCAATGATGCGATTGAAAGTTTCTTGGATGCATATGAGCTCGGAGAAGATATCGAGTGTTATCAATTAATTTTTTGTCCTTATGGGCGTCATACATCCTTTGGTGACTTATATAATATTGAATTTAAGAGTAGAGTTGTAATTTTAAATGTCATTGATTTTATCATTGATGGATTGGATAATATTGCAACTGAAGAAATTAAACAATTCTGCGAGGATCACCCTGAACAAAATTTTATTATATTCAATTACAACATAGGTCTCGGAGACAAACTGAATGTTCCGAACTTACATTGGGATACAATTTTTTCAGGAACTTTAACAGAGAGATTAACTCACTGTGAAAAGAAAAATCTAACCAATAAATGGTTATCATTGAATGCAGATACAAAGTTACACAGAGTCATGGCGGTGTGTTACTTGTTATCAAAAGACTATCATGAGAATGGTTATATTACTTTCAACATGAACGCTGGTCCACTTGCAAGTCATGATAGTTATCGTAATTTTACCAAGATCTCATCGTATCAATTAAAAAGTAGTTTTGCGAAGGGATACGTCAAGTTTAAGTCAAAAGATTTTAGACGATTGAAAATAAAAAATTTCAGTTCAATTGAAGATAGAGTATCAACTAATTACAATAATAATTTAATGCCAATCTACGAAAGAATTGGTGTAGAGATTATTACTGGAACAATGTTCTTTGAGAATGTTCCAAGTTTAAGTGAGAAAGAAGTTCAATCTGTATATGCCAAAAATTTTCCAATTTATATTAATGGAATTGGAATGGCAAGAGAAATTAAAAAGCTTTTTGATATTGATATCTTTGAAGATATTGTAGATCATAGTTATGATGAAATTGAAGATCATTTTGAGAGACTTGCAGCAGCAATTGATAGGAATCAACATTTGTTAGATGGCTCTACCAATATCCATGAATTGTGGTATGATAATCAAAAGAGATTTGAGGATAACTGTGAAAAGATGGATCAAATTATTTTTGATTCAAAGTATCAACAGAGCATAAACTATAAAAAGATAGAAAATGCTTTGTCTAAGTTTGGAGTCTCTTTTTCAAAAAAATAAAATCATATATAATGTTTGAAATGAACTTAAAGGAATATATGGAACTTAAGTTGGATTACCAGGAAAAAGATCTACTCATTGATTGCATTCAACATCGATTAGATACGGATAAAATTTTAGTCATCAATGATTCTCTCAAGAATGAAATTGAAGATTTATTGGTCAAAATTGAAGAAGAATGTGTTTGATTTGACATTCTAAATAAACCAGAAACCATTGCATGAATTGACTTGTGGTGGTAGAATGATAACGTTGCAATTCTAATTTTATGTCTAAAGGATTTACAATTAAAGCTACAGCACCAACTCCAAAAAAGAATGAGGATGATTTTGATATCGATGCTGCAAAAGAAGCGATTCGTGGTAAATCAATTATCTTCTGTCTCCCTGGTCGTGGATGTTCCTATATCTTCCTGAAGAATTTTGTTCAACTTTGTTTTGATCTAGTCCAGAATGGTGCATCCATTCAAATTTCTCAGGACTATTCTTCCATGGTTAACTTTGCACGTTGCAAGGTTCTTGGTGCAAACGTTCTGCGTGGACCAAAACAGATTCCCTGGGATGGTAAACTGAAGTATGATTACCAACTCTGGATCGATAACGATATTGTGTTTGATACTGAGAAGTTCTATCGTCTCGTTGCAATGGATCGTGACATTGCGGCTGGTTGGTATATGACCGAAGATGGTCAAACGACTTCTGTTGCTCATTGGCTTGAAGAAGATGACTTTAAGAACAATGGTGGAGTCATGAACCATGAGACCGGAGAGACCATGAGTAAGCGCCGGAAACCCTTTACGGTGGACTATACTGGGTTTGGATGGGTTCTTATCAAGCATGGTGTCTTCGAGTCTCTAGAGTACCCCTGGTTCGCTCCTAAGATGCAAGTATTCGACTCTGGAGAAGTTCAAGATATGTGTGGAGAAGACGTTTCGTTCTGTCTCGATGCAATTAAAGCGGGCTTTGAGATCTGGTGTGATCCGAAGATCCGTGTGGGTCACGAAAAGACTCGTATTATCTGATTTCTGGCGCGTTTGAATTGAATTTCGGCGCGCAAATAAACCAACTTTGAGGTATTAAAAAATGGCAGTAAAAGCAAAAGGTGGATTGAATAAGAATACTGGTTATATGCCAGGAAAACCCAAACTGACCCTTCAAGGAAGGGGAAAGGGAACTAAATATGCTGCAACTAGTCGTAATAAGGCTAGGAAACCATATCGCGGCCAGGGTAAATGACTCGTTGGATTCATAAAGAAGGTTATTCTAGACCAGATAAACGTTGCAAAGGGATTAAGACCCAAGCAAAAGCAAATAAAAGTAAAGGAAAAAAGTCTAAATAATTTAAAATAGTAATTAAACAGATGTCCGATACAACACCAAAAGTAGGTCCAACTGAAGCAGATGCTCCAGCACCAACACCAGAAACTGCAAAAGTTTTTGACTATAATGTAGCTGCAAATGCAGGAACAGTTGCACCTTCCAGACCAAATCCTGCTTCACCACTCGCTGCAGGATGATATGTCTGAAAAAGAAGCATATATTCGCAAATGGATTGGAGAAGTCTCCGAGAATAGACCTGAATTAGGTGGATTTGCGGTTTGTCCATATGCTCAAAATTCAAAAACTTTAATTGTAGAGACTACTATTGATGACATTGTGCCTGAACCAGGTCATGATGTCATCATTTTTATTATTGAAGACTTCTGGAGACCAGATCAGGTCATGAAATGGGTATCACACTACAATGAAAAGTTCCAATATTACAAATTTTTTGAAGATTTATCCTCCAGAGATACTTTTATAGGAGGAGTAAAGACGAATAATGAGAAATATAACCTAATTTTGTGTCAATCTAAGAAAAAATTGAGTACTATTCGTAAAAAATTGTTGCAAACCGACTATTATACCTACTGGACAGAAGATTATCTCAAAGAAATCCTTGGGGATGACTTCCAATACGCAGAAAAAATCACTGACGAAGAATAAAATCAATAATCTTTGACATTTCGGGATAGCAACCCCGTAAAAAGTTCTGATTTTTTCAAATCAGGAGCTAAAATGTCAAACTTATTCGTAGATAGAGACCCAAATTACATGCGTGAAAAGTGGGGAACCACAAAGTTGGTTACAGATTATGGTGCAAGTCCTCAAAAAAGAGTAATTCAAGAGGTTATGCACGACTCAGCACCTCACCATGATTTAAAGAAACAAACCGACCTTCATGAGAAGATTCGTAATGATGAAGATTACGATGATTGGGAGTATGGCACTGAGCCAACCTATGGTAAAAAGTGGTAAAAATGTCTTATACATATAATAAATACCCTTAGTTTGAGTAATGACTACGATTTCTCGCAGATTTAAAGACATAAGTCTCTCGTTTGTGAGAAATCCTGTAACTAATGATATTTTACCTATTAACAATGAGGATGCGATTAAAAAATCTGTTATCAATCTAGTGAGAACTAGAATGGGTGAAAGAGTTTTTAATTCGCTTTTGGGATCTAGTGTTGAAGATTCTATGTTCCAATTACAAACTCCAGAGATGTCTTATTCTCTGGAGTTGAACATTACAACTCTTTTAGAAAATTATGAACCTAGAATTTCATTATCTTCTGTTTTAGTTACATATCCGGATGATTCTAATCAAATCAATGTAAGAATAGCGTATACTATAATTGGTATACCTGTCCCGGCTCAAACTATAGACTTCATATTACAACCAACTAGAGTCTAATGTCATTCAATCAATTCACAAACTTAGATTTCAGTGATCTTAAGACTCAGATCAAAGATTATTTGCGTGCGAACGGTCAATTTACTGACTTCGATTTTGAGGGTTCAAATTTTTCGGTTTTAATTGACTTATTAGCATATAATAGCTACATAACTGCCTACAACTCAAATATGGCAGTTAATGAAATGTTTCTTGATAGTGCCACTCTTAGAGAAAATATAGTATCCCTAGCCAGAAACATTGGTTATTTACCCAGATCAAAAAGATCATCAAGAGCTTTAATAAATTTTAGCGTTGATATGAGTCAAACAAACGCTAGAAGTGTAAAGTTACTTGCAGGTCAAGTATCTCTTGGTGCAGTAGTTAATGGAAATTATATTTTTTCAATACCGGAAGATATTGTTACTCCAGTAAATACGGACGGAATTGCTATATTTGATAATTTACAAATTTATGAGGGAATATATTTAACAACAACTTTCATAGTAGATGAATCTCAACCAAACCAAAGATTTGTTCTACCTAATATTGGAATTGATACCACCACAATTCGAGTAAAAGTTATAAATCAAGTAACAGAAATTTATAATCAATATGATACTCTATTAAATGTTGGTAAAGATTCAAGAATTTTCTTGATTCAGGAAGTAGGAGATACTAAGTACGAAATTAGATTTGGTGATAATATTATTGGTAAAAAACCATCTAATGGAAGTAGAATAGAAATTAGTTATATTGTTACAAATGGATCTTCTGGTAATGGAGCTTCAAACTTTACTTTTTCTGGTAGATTAATTGATAATAATTTATTTGATGTTACCACCGGAATTTCATTAGTTTTAACTCAATCTAAATCTGAAAATGGTGATAATATTGAATCGATGGATTCTATTAAATATTTCGCACCGAAAGTCTATGCATCTCAATATAGGGCAGTGACATCAAATGATTATAAATCACTTATTCCATATGTTTATCCAAACGTAGAGTCCGTAAATTCTTATGGTGGTGATGAATTGGATCCACCGGAATATGGAAAAGTTTTTATATCAATAAAGCCAAGAAACGGAACGTTTCTTTCCGAAATTACAAAGCAGAATATTCTAAGTACAATTAAAAAGTATTCAATTGCAGGTATTAAACCGGAAATAGTTGACTTATCTTACTTGTACGTGGAATTGGATGTTTCAACTTATTATAATGTCAATCTACTAAGTAACCCAGAAATAGTAAAAACAAAAGTAATTGACACTTTAACCGCATATTCTAACTCCAAAGATGTTAATAGTTTTGGAGGTAGATTCAAATATAGTAAAGTTGTTGGACTAATAGATGATTGTGACAAATCAATTACATCTAACATAACAAAAGTTAAGATGAGAAGGGATTTGAATCCAGAGTTAAATACTTTTGCAACATATGAACTTTGTTTTGGTAATGAAATACATATTAAAACTGGAGGATACTCTGTAAAGTCTACTGGATTTTTTATTAATGGTGTTTCTGATGTCATTTATATGGCAGATGCGGCATCACCTACAAATAAAACTAAAGGAATTATATTTTTCTTTAAATTGGAAAATAATCTTCCAGTAATTATAAAAAATAATGCTGGTACAATAAATTATAAACGAGGTGAAATTCTTTTAGACGTTGTTAATATAACATCGTCAGTGTTGGCAAATGGATTCATAGAAGTTCAAGCCATCCCAGAGTCAAACGATATTATAGGACTTCAAGATTTGTATTTGCAATTAGATGTTCAAAAATCTGTGGTAAATATTATAGAAGATGTTGTAAGTTCTGGTGAAAATTCTTCTGCAACCCAATATGTGGTTACATCAAGTTATCTAAACGGAAAGTATACGAGATAAAATGTCAGAAATTAAAAGAGTAAAAATCAGCTCGATCATTGGAACCCAAATTCCAGAATTCTTATCCATAGAATCTCCGCTTTTTAGTGAGTTTCTTGCACAGTATTACAATTCATTAGAATATCAGTCAGGACCGATTGATATCGTTTCTAATATTGTAAACTATAAAAATTCTAAAGCATTTAATAATGTAGAGTTAACTGAAAAAACTACTTTAACTTCTGATGTTTTATCTTTTGATGATGTTATAAATGTTGAGTCTACTAAAGGTTGGCCAGATTCTTATGGACTGTTGAAAATTAATGATGAAATTATCACTTACTTATCTAAAACTGAAACCTCCTTTCAAAATTGCATTAGGGGATTTAGTGGGATTGAGAACCTAGAATCTCTGGATAACCCAGAATTTTTGGTTTTCTCATCAACTAAGGCAGCCGAACATACGGATAATAGTGTAGTTCAAAATCTAAGTAATCTATTTTTGATCAAATTTTTTGAAAACTTTAAGTATGAGTTTTTACCTGGTTTTGAATCCAGAGATTTCTACAAAGATATTTCCATTGAAAATGTATCTTACAAGATTAAAGACTTATACAAATCAAAAGGAACAGATTTATCATATAAACTTCTCTTCAAAATTTTATATGGCGCAGATATTGAAATTATAAAACCACAAGATTATACCCTTTCACCATCTTCAAACTCTTATTTTATAACAAAAAATATACTAGTAGAAAAAATTTCTGGCGGTAATCCAATAGATATCAAGGGTAACTTTTTATTCCAAAACATAACTGGAATTGGTACTGTAAGTGCTTCAATTTTCAACGTTGAGTATCGACCAGTGGGAGAAAAAGAATTTTATGAAATTTCTTTGGATAGTACATCATTTAGTGGTAATTTTCAAGTTTCGGGTAAAACTAGAATACTGGAAGATGTACAAGTAAACAATAGTACTATTTTAGTTGATTCAACTGTAGGATTTGCTAATTCTGGAACTATCCTGGTAAAACCAAAAAATTCCGATTTCATTAAAGTAAGTTATACAGGAAAGAACATTAATCAATTTACTGGAGTTACAAACGTAACTCAATTTTTAGATTTTGGACTCGATTTAATCGAAGAAAAATTTGCTTTTAGTTATGTTGGAGTAGGAAATACTTCTAAGGTAGAGTTCCGAGTAGTTAATGTAATTGATAATATTGATTTTTCAAAAACTTCAAATTTAAGAGTTGGAGATAACATATCTTTATCTGGATTTGGTAAAGATTTGTATGATACTTATGAGTTTAATAGTTGGATCTATAATATTCCAACTAATCATAACATAAGAAGTATTTCACAAATTGATGCCACAAAATACAGAATTAATTTATTTGATAAAATTTATTTTTATCAAAATGAAATTATCTCACTTTCAGATAATCTAGGTAGTTCAATAGAAGCTAAGATTATATCCGTTGAATATTCAACTTCAGATTCAATTAAAAAATATAGTAATAGGATACTGATTCAAGTTATAAATCCAGGAACATACAATGTTTTAACTTCGAAAGTTGTAGGGAAGAAAATTTATAAGTCAAATCATTATAGCAATTATTTTCCAAATCTGGAAAATATTCCTGCAGGCATTCAAAATACATATATTGATTCTGAAGAAAAATATTTCTACATTACTTCGTCCGGATTACCAAATTATACAATTTTCTCTACAGATAATAAAAAGACTATATCAACCATAGTAGGAACTTCCACTACGGATACATTTAATGTTTTTAATCATAACCTGTTTAGTGGAGAATTAGTTTATTATTTGCCGGAAACATCTTCTGGAATATTAACAGGACTTTATTATGTCACAAAGATTGATGATAATAGATTAAAATTATCTTATAGTAAGTCTGATATTTTTTCAAGAAAATATATCCAATCCACTTCTACGATTACTAATGATTCTCTATATAAGTTTGGATATCAGAATAAAACTCTAAAACACCAGAAACTCTTAAAAAAATTCTATGTTGATAGTAGTAAACCGAGAGAGTCTTTTGATGATTTAAATGAAAGAACTACTTTTAACAGAGAAGTGGGGTTATTAGTAAATGGAGTTGAGCTATTATCCCCCAACTTATTTGATGAAAACATTTATTATGGCAATATTACTTCAATTAATGTCACTAACTCTGGACAAGATTATGATGTTATAGACGTTCCTCCATTAGAAGTTAAAGATGAGACTGGAACTGGGTTAAAAGCGCACCTAAACCTCTCAGGCAGTGTTAGAGAAATTAAAATATTAAACGCTGGATATGGATACCAAGAAAAACCAAAAATTACAATAACTGGTGGAAATGGTATCGGATGTATACTAGACTCCAACTTTGTTAAAACTAGAGTTTCTGCAGGATTTAAGGCTGATTTAAATGTAAGTACAGCAAATAACACTATACAATTTTTAAATACTATCCCATTTGAAGATGGTGAAGAAGTTGTTTATGATTCTAACAAAAATAGTAACGTACCCGGAATTGTAAATAACTCAACCTATTTTGTAGGCATTCTTACAGATAATAAGATTAAACTCTTTAATACTAAAACAAATGCTCTTCAAAAAGTAAATGAAATTGATATCGTTGGAGTTTCTTCCGGATTTCACTTCATAACAACATTAAAAAATAAAAATACTTTTACTAAAATTTATGTTAAAGAGTCTGGACAAGGATACTCAAATAGAAAAGTAAGAGTTCCATCAATACTTTCTGGAGATAATAGAAGTTCTGGAATTAATACTTTTGATTCGTATATCTTTGCAAAAAGCCACGGATTTAAAGATTTCGATCTTGTAAAGTATTCATATCAAGGTTCTGCAATAAGTGGATTATCGACTTCAGTACATTATTATGTCAAAATTATTGATGTCAATAAATTTAGATTATATGAAGCTGGAATTGGAACTACTTTAAATAATGAAAATTATGTAAAAAATAAATTTGTAAAATTAAATTCACTTGGAGTAGGTACTCACACTATTGGATATCCTCCTATCGAAATACGTGTAGAATCAAAATTAGCGATAGGATCTACAACTATAATAAATCCAGAACTTAAGCCAATTGTATTGGGATCAATCGAAGATGTTTATCTCGAAGATGGTGGAATTGGTTTTGGATGCACAAATATTATTAACTATCATAGAAGACCTAACGTAGGAATTGCAAGTATAACAGCTGAGGCAATTTTAAAACCAATTATTATTGATGGATCAATTGTTGATGTTCAAATTATTAACAGAGGAAGGGGATTTAGAGAAAATTCGGAAATTATAATTTATGGCGATGGCAAATATGCACAAATAGAACCTATTGTTGCGGATGGAAAGTTATCCAATGTAAACATTGTATTTGGTGGTATAGGATACAAGTCATCAAATACTATACTTGTATTGAAAAATAGAGGTCAAGATGCTAAGTTCTTAGCCAATGTAAAAGAGTGGAAAATAAATCAAGTTGCAAAAAGTAGAAATGTAATTTCCGAAGAAGATGATGGTGTGCTTTATCCAAGTAAAAACCCAAATTCGGAACTACAATTCTATAATTTCTATATTCCTAAAAAGTTAAGATATCAGTTATCTGATAATTTTACCGACGATAATAAAGAAAATAGTGGAATATTAAATCACTCACCAATTTTAGGTTATGCATATGATGGCAATCCAATCTATGGTGCCTATTCATATGATAAAACTAGTGGTGGATTCATAAGAAGAATGAATTCTAGCTATGTTTTAAATTTAAATTTAACTCCAGGAATAAGACCTCCATCGTTTGAAAGTGGATTTTTTATTGATGATTATGAATATGATGGATCTGGAGATCTTGATCAACATAATGGAAGATTTTGCATTACTCCAGAGTATCCTAATGGAACTTATGCATATTTTTGTACCATAGATGTTAATGCCTCTAATGAACCTATCCCAAGATATCCCTACATTGTAGGACCATATTTTTACAATAAACCATTAACTGAAAATTTCTTACCATCGTATAATCAGGATCTTGACATCTTTACCAAGAATTTAACTAGAAATGTAGGACCGTATTATTTAAATAGATCCAATTCATATTATGATTTGATTGATAAAGTATCGAATGAATACAAACAAGAGTTTTATGTAACCTCAATAAATTCTGGTAAAATAGAAGATGTTTCTATATTCTCCCCTGGAGATAATTATAAAATAAATGACCAAGTTGATGTTGACATAACAGATACAGAGGGAATACAATCAAATATAGTTGTAAGTGAACTAGATGGTAGAGAAATAGAGTCTTTCAGTTTATTTGAAGATTTAATTCCAAATGTAGAATTCTTTATAAGAAATCCAAATACTGTTGTAAAGACAAGTTCTCCACATCAAATTAAAAATGGCCAACCAGTTTTAATAAGTGGAATATCAACAATTACATCATCAAAATTTGAGGGAATAAAATATGTTGAAGTTGCGGAAAAAACTTCACAATTATTAGATAATATTGCTACAGAAGGTGTAACTGGACTATCGACATTTATAACATTAAAAGATATCACTGGATTTAAAATTAATGACTTTATCGGTATAGGAACAGAAGTATTATTAATCACTGACATTGATTCCAAACGATCTGGATTTTATGTAAATAGACTCCAAAATACAGGAGTTCATACCGCAGGAATAGATAGTGTAGTTTTATTACCAAGAGAATTTTCAATTCCTACAGGAGATATTAAAGACCTAACTTTTGATAATTATACAACATTTTTTGACCCAAAATTTGCTGTAGGTATTGGTACAAGTGTAACGACTCGCACGGTTGTTGGACTTGGCACTACGTCGTTTGAAACCAGATCGATACCACCAAGAAGTATATATTTACCATCACATAAGTTTTATACTGGCCAACCACTAATCTATAATTCTGGTTTTGCCGGTACATCACTATATGTTAACAATGTAGGATCTGCAACATCCATCAAATTACTTGATAATCAGATAGTTTATGCTGTAAATTTAGGAAAAGACTATGTTGGACTATCTACGATTGGATTTACTAGTTCTACTGGAATTGGTACTAATTTAAATTCTTTAGAGTTTTGGGATCAAACTTTTGCTTATGGTGTTATTGGTGCGGCTCATTCATTAACTACTTTAAATCCAAAAATTACGGGAACAGTAGAAAAAGTATTAGGAGTAGTAACTACTAAATCAAATCATAATTTAAATAATGATGACATTATTACTCTCAAATTAACTACAGATTATAATGAAGTTGTCAAAGTAGTTTTTGATCCAGTAAATAGAAAAGTTTTAATGAGAGAAATTTCTTTCTCGGACAGTAATGTTTCAGTTCAGGAAAGTTCTATAAATGTTTCTTCCTATAATGGTAATATAGAAACTGGTGACAAAGTTGTTTATATTGCTACATCCCCTATTAATGGACTAGTCAACTATGGTGTTTATTATGTCCTTAAAACAGACTTCAATTCTATAAAATTATGTCAATATAGGAGTGACATAAATGAATCCAAATTTATTAATTTCTCTTCAACTGGTGGTGTCGGTTCAACTCATAAGTTATATTTTGTCAACCCACAAATTTCATGTGTGAGAACTACGAAGATAGAATTTGATTTATCTGATACTAGTTTAATTAATCTTGATTTACAATTCTATTTTGATTCCAATTTCATTCAAAAAATTAATGAAAGAACTGGATTTTTTGTAAGTAGACAAGGAGTTCCAGGGAATCCTAATTCCAAAGTTATTTTGGATCTTTCCGCACAGTTTTTCCCAATTTATTATAATCTTTTCCCCAAAGGTTCTTCAGATGAAAGTAAGAAACAAATATCTTCAGATGATGATGTGAAATCGCATAATAAAATTTCAATCATAAATCATCAACTTAACAGTAAATTTAAAGTATCTGTTTCTTCAGATAAAACATTCTCCTTCTATAACACTAAAAAGTTAACTTTTGTTGAAAGTAACATTATTATTCAAAGTGCTACTAAGTTTTCTTATAAAACAACTTCTACTAATGCATTAGGGCCAATATCTAAATTAAAAATTAATTTCCCAGGTAGAGGTTATAAGAAATTGCCAAATATTAGAGGAATAAGAAGTTCTTCTGGTAAAAATGCAGTATTGAAACTCATATCTCCAAATATTGGAAGAGTTGAAACTTTTAGTAGAATTAAGGATGGATTTGATTATCCAACAGATCCAACATTGTCACCATCCCTAAGTGTTCCTACTGTAATTGGAATAAAAGATATAAGAACCATAGATTATGTTGGAATTATTACTGGCGGTAAACGTTATAACAGCCCACCAAAACTAGTAGTGAAAAATGATACTAGTGGAATTGAACTTAACGCTAAAATATCTGGTGGATCTGTAATTTCTGTGGATGTTATTAAAAACTCCACATCATTATCAACACCATTAGACATTGTTCCAATATACAACTCAAATGGTTATGAAATTGATGCAATTACAGTAGGTGGTGATTTAGTAACACTCGAATTATTGAATAATTCTACCTTTAATCCTTTCATATCTTCTGGATTTGGAAGAACCGATTTTGTATATCCTTTTAAAATAGGAGATAAAATTTTTATTGAAAACTGCAGATTGACTGACGTTACATCAGACAATGCCAACTTCAATTCATCTTCATATAATTATTCCTTCTTTGACGTTGTTGGTGTAAACACTAACAATGCCACTGTAACCTATAACATGGCTGGAATTTCTACAGGATCTTTTGGTACATATAATGATGAACTTAATCTAGGCGTTGTTATTAATAAAAATGATATGCCAGAATTTACTATGGTGTTAAAAGATGATGTTAGTTATATCTCGAATGAAAAGGTATCTTCAGAAACATTTTTTGGTACAGTAATGGAAAATGGTTGGGATAATAATCTCAATCAAATGAGATTAAAAAGTATTTCTGGAGAAATAAACGCAGGAGATAAAATTTTTGGAGAAATATCCAAGATAAATGGTACAGTTGAATATTTCGATGTATTTAATTTATATGCTACCCTTGGAGTTTCTAGAGATAAAACATCTTCTATAGATCTTTCTTCTGGTATTTTAAACGATTCCTTACAAAAAATTTCTGATAATTTTTATTATCAAAAGTTTTCTTATTCAATCAAAGGAAGCATTCCTTACAACGTTTGGAGAGAATCCGTAAGATCGATTGTACACCCGTCCGGATTTAAGGAATTTTCTGATTTAGAAATTTTTACAAAACCAACTTTAAATGAAGTTAATTTGGGAATTGCTAAATCTACTGGCATGAAACCAACTTTACTATCAACAGATTCATTTACTTTTATTAACATTGATCAGACAATACCATTAAATCTGCGGTCAAATTTTGCTAGAGTTTATGAAGAAGAATTGTTGCCTGATGGATCTATACAAAATGTATATCTTGATGAAGGTGTTGACTTAACATCTTATATAATTAACAAAACAAATAAAGTCATTGAAATTGATAACATTAGTGATCAATTTGAAGGAAGTTCCATACAATCGTTAGACCAACGTTTTTATGGAGGTGCTGATTTATTAGAGGGTAATAGAACTTTTATTCAAGAAGAAGTAGTAGGATTTATTACTACAAAATATCCAGGTATTAGTACAAATGTTGGATGGAGTAAAACTGTATTTTATGATAGTGTTGGATATGTTGTTGATGCAGTTACCCATGATGTTAAGTATAAATCAAATAATAAATCTATTGAAGGGGGATTGAGTTATTGGGCCGGACTTGGCACTAGTTATGTTGCAGGAATACCAACCGAAACAATCGATGCATTTAGATATGTTGTAGATTTATCAAAATACATTATTAATAATGTTGGAGTAAAGACATCTTACCAACTATTAAATTCTGTTGGAATATCTTCAGTTGTTTATAACAATATAACTGGAGTAACGACTGTTGGAACAACAACTAGCCATGGATTATCTACAACTACTACTAATTATGTTGTATTAAAGAATATATCCTTCTCATACAATCCAGGCAGTGGAATAACCACTTCAATTTTCCCAAGTTTGAGTTTAACCGGACCATTAACAGCTGAAAAATTTGTATATGAGGTTGAAGTTGTCGATTCGGTAAGATTTAGAATAAGAACAGGACCATCAACTATAAGTTATACTTATTTAAGTGGTGGTACAGCTCAAAAAGCCTTTATATCTACATCTCAATATCTAAGTTATGCAGTTCTACCTGATTTTGATTGTAATCCAAATTACAATGAAAATTGTTATGCAGACGTTCAAGCATCGGTTAGTAATTATGTTGGAATAATTACTACTATAATTGGGATTGGAACAACAGCAAGTCCTGATACAATAGTATCTCCATCTTTAGCAAAAGGTGGATCAGTAGTTGGATTGAGTACTTTTAAATTAAAGAATAAAGGAACTTCTTTGTTTAAACATGAGTTTTCTGGTAGTAAAGTTGATATTGTTAATGACAAGTTTATAATTCCGAATCATAATTTCCAATCTGGACAAGAGTTAATATATTCATATTCTGGTGGAAGTCCAGTTGGTATTGCAACTACTTCACATGTTACCGGCAATCTTGATACCCTACTAAATGTTCATAATTTCAGCGGAACAGCTGTTTTTGAAAATGGTTATAATGTTGGAATTACAACTGTTATTTCCGGAACAGTTCCAACTGGTCCAACTGGAACTGTGAGTTATAATCAAGTAATTGGAGTTAACACTACTGGATTTGGAACAAATGCTGTATTTAATGTTTTAATTAATTATAATGGAGGAGGAGTTGCCATATCTACATCTATCATTCCAACTTATGGTGGATATGGATATAGTCTAGGACAACAAGTTTCTATTTCTGGAACTTATTTTGGTGGAACAAATCCAACTAATAATTTGACATTCAATATTTCTAAGACAGGCCCTACCGTAATTCAAGCTCAAGCAAATACAAGTTATTCTTCAGTTCCTTCATCGGATGCAAGTGGAGCAATTTTTGACGTTTCTAGAGATTCTAACGGTGCTGTTACATATGTAAAAGTACTAAACGGTGGATCCGGCTATACTAGTAACTCTGTCATTTCTATAGCAGGAACTTATATTGGAGGAATAAATTCGAGAGATGAACTGTCATTCACACCATTAGAACTTGGCACTAAAAACCTACCAACATCAGTGTTTGTCTATAAATTAAATGATAATGAATTTAAACTTTCTGGTTTATCTACAAGTGTATTCTTTGATTTAACTGGTGTAGGTACAGCAACACATTCACTTTCATATAAAGAACCAAATGCCAGTGTAGTTATTACCATAGATGGAATAATACAAAAAGCAGTGGCTAGAAAATCACTAAATGTTTCTTTTGCCTCTAGTGTTTCTTCCGCTTCTACAACAATAATAAGCATTTCCTCTGGAATTTCATCTTTATCCACAGGTGATATTATTAGTATTGATAGTGAATATGTTTCCATCAAAACTATTGGTATAACCTCTGCAAATCAAATAGAAGTTGCAAGAGGTTATTTTGGAACAGTTGCAACTGCACATACTGTTGGTGCTAGTGGAACAGTATTGGTAGGTGACTTTAATATCGTTGGAGATGTAATATACTTTGATCAAGCTCCAAATGGAAAAATTGGACCAGTTGGATTAGAAACTGGATCTACATTTGGCGGTAGAGCGTTCAGTAGAAGGTTTGATCCAAATATTCCACAAGATAAAAATATATTATTTGATGATATATCACTATCATTCACTGGTATTGCAGCTACAGAATTTACTTTAAAATCTGGTGGACAAACTACTAGTACTGTTTTTAATAACGTAAACAGTTCTACTAATATTAATAACAATCCAATAGTCTTAATTAACAATGTATTCCAAAATCCAACAAGTGATTATACAGTTGATGGAGTTGGTACAAACGTAATTAAGTTCTTATCGGGAACTCCAAATTCTGGAAAAATATCAAAAGTTTCGATTTCAACTAGTTATGGATACGCTCCAAGAATTGGAGCAGCTGCTACTGTAACTGTTTCTGCTGCTGGAACTATTAGTAATGTCATTGTTATTGGATCTGGATCTGGATACAGAAATCCTCCTGTTGTTAGTATTGCATCCACTATTGGATTTGGTGCAAGTATTGTAGTTACAGTAAGTGCTGCAGGTACAATTTCTGGATTTACTATTGTTAACGCTGGATCTGGATATACCACTACTTCACGACCTGAAGTTGTAATTGGAATCCCAACAGGTTACAGTAACCTAGGTTTAGGTTATACTGGAGGAACATCTGGAGTCGGCCAAAAGGCAAAACTCACCGTTGAAGTGGGTATGGGATCTAGTATAATAACATATAAATTTGATGAACCTGGTATCGGATATAAAGTGGGTGATAAACTTACACCAATTGGAATAGTAACCAATCCAGCACTAAGTTTTCAACCTTTTGTATTAACTGTTGAGGAAGTAGAGACAGATAGTTTCTCCGGATTTTATCCCGGACAATTTATACAATTTAATGATATTTCCGAATTCTTTAATGGATTCACAAAGAAGTTCACTCTATCAACTACGTTAAATGGAGTAAAACAAGTTTTAGGATTAAGAGTTCCTGATGGAACTGATTTGGACATTACCAATAATATTTTTATATACATAAATGACATTTTACAAGTTCCTAATATAGCATATAAGTTCTCTGGAAGTAGAGTAATATTTACTGAAGCACCTAAGGCTGGATCTAAATGTGTTGTCCTTTACTATAGGGGATCTTCAACTGATGTTGAATTAATTGATCCACCTAAAACTATTAAACCTGGAGATACGATAACTATACAGGAAAATCCTACAGATTTATTTGATATTTCTCAATTTGATAGAGTTGTTAAAAAAATTACATCTGCTGATCAGTTTGAAACATTTAATTATTATTCTGTTGGCATCATTACAGATCCAACAAAGATTAGACCTCTTACTTGGAAGAAACAACTTAATGATACTGTCATTAGTGGATCATTATACTCTAAATCTAGACCAAATTTACAGAGCAGTGTTAAACCTTCTGCAACTATTATTAAAAAAGTAGATCCCAGTGATACTGTAATATATGTTGATAATGCATATCCATTATTCTCAGATTTGGATGCTCTTCCAGAAGATATAAGAGATGCACTAATATTAGAAAATAGAGTTATTCAAGAATCTTTAGGTGAATGTGTAGTTTCATCTGCGTCTACAATTTCATCAATTACCATCATAGATGGTGGAGTTGGATATGCAAATACACAGTCTCCAAAAGTAATTATTTCCGAGTCACTAATTACTAAAAAAGATCCAATTTTTAATTGGACAGGCGGCGTTGGACTATCAACTACTTATAGTCTAAAATCTATTAAATATACAAATAAATTCATTTCAGTTGGAGATAATTCAATATATTATACAAGTTTTGATGGAGTAAATTGGCAAGTTTCTACACTTGGTTTTGGTCAGTCTTCCAATTTTAATTCACTAGAATCGGTTGCTGTTGGATCAAGTAATTTCTTACTTTCTGCAGGAAATCTTGGACAAGTAATAAAAGCCACAGATTATGGAAATGTGGTATCTTCATGGACGCAAATCCCATTACAAGAGGATGTTTCAATTCCAGGTTTTGGTGCAGTTAATAGAGTGAGTAGTGGTTACACGGGAACTTTTGCTGAAATTGTATACTCCAGTACCACTGATACTTGGGTTACAGTTGGTGCTGGTGGATCTATATTTGTCGGAACTGGAGTTGCTACTGATTCATTTGTTAGTAGGTATTCGGAAACATTATCTAATTTAAATGGCTTAACTTTTGGAGCTGAGTATTTCGTTGCCGTTGGTAACGATGGAATAATTAGAACATCAAACAATGGAAATATTTGGGAATTTGTAAGTTCTCCAGTTGTTACTAATTTAAATAAGGTTATTTACGTTGATGGGAAATATATTGCTGTTGGAGATTATGGAGTAATAATTAGGTCAATAAACAGAAATTCTTATGAAATTATTCCAAATAATCTTGGTATTGTAAACATATCAAGCATTTATTATAATTATGGTTTCTATATAATTGTTACATCTTTAGGTGATTTGTACTACTCTTTCGACCTAAGTAATTGGATTTATAGATCAACATCACAAGCAAACTTCATTAATGATTTAATATTTGTTGATAATCTTGGCTCTGATGGAAGATATGTTGCTATAGGATCTGGAGCTACTGCAATATACGCTGAACCTGTTTACAATAGAGCGGAAGGTATTTCCAGCGTAACTGCTGGGGTTGTAACTTCTATACAAATTACTAATGGTGGATTTGGATATGATCCAAACAATTCTCCACCAGTAATAATAGAACCAGATAGTTGCGATACTGAATTAATTAGATCATTTAAAGTTGTTGGTGATCATGGAATTATTATTGGTATTACAACATATATTACTGGAACTCCCGGAATAGGAACAACATCTCCAAAAATTTCCTTTACATTAAAATCGGAACAATATGATAATAGTACTTTAGGAATTGGTTATTCCTCTCTTAATATTTTTGGAGTTCTTAATAGTCAATTATCTAAAGGAGATTATTTTGTTATTACTGACAGTAATGTTGAGACTGGTGGAGATTTAGTTGGAATTACGACACTTCTTGGTGGAATGTCCAACTATCCGAATTCTAAAATTGGTATAGCGAAATCTTTCATAGATGGAGTTTACATTGTAGAAGACATAACCACTCCTTCGGTTGGTATTGTTACAGTTACTTGTAACTTTGCTCCGATGGTTGATAACTATCTTAAAGTTTATTCTAGAGGTTCTAATAATTCGGGTGTTGGAACGAATAATTATTATGGTAGATATAGTTGGGCTAAGATTTTTGATTATCAAAATAGAATTTTGGGTAATCCAAAAACTTTTGAAGTTTTTAATGATAATGGAATTTCTGGAATTTCATCTTCGCCGAAAATTATAAGAACGAGAAGTGTAATAAGTAAGTAAAATCTAACTAAATAAAAAAAAGTATGTTCTAAAATGCCCGCCATAATATCAGACCAGTTTAGAATTTTAAATGCAGATAACTTTGTAAAAAGTGTCTCTGGAGTAGGTGATACTTCTAACAAATACTATACTTTTATAGGACTTCCTAATAGTAATAATCCAGCTGCTGGTGGATCTGTGAATTGGGTTTCAAATACTCCATCTCCATTGGATGGATTTAGGGAAGAATATCAGGTTAAAGAAAGTATTATATCTTTAAAGCAAATTTCAAGTCAAGATGTACGAAGACTTGTTAGAAAAGTTACTTGGGTTGCAGGTAACACTTATGAAATGTATAGACACGACTATGATGTATTCAATGTCACCTCTGTTACATCTCAAACAAGTTTATATGAAGCAAATTATTATGTAATAAACGAAGATTTGAGAGTTTATGTATGTTTGCAAAATGGAACTGATCCTGAAAATCCAAAAGGAAGACCTTCTTTTGACCAACCAACTTTTATTGATTTAGAACCTAGAGCAGCTGGTGCTAGTGGAGATGGTTATATATGGAAATATTTGTATACTATCAAACCTTCTGAAATTGTTAAGTTTGACTCTATTGAATATATCCCAGTACCAGAAAATTGGGGCAATACTGGTGAATCAATATCTACAAAAAATAATGCAATTGATGGTAAAATTGAAGTTATTCTTATTAATAATAGAGGATCAAATTATCAACCAATTTCTACATCATTTTCAAATGTTCCTATTTTAGGTGATGGTTCTGGAGGAAAAGCAACTATAACTATTGACTCTTTTGGTAAAGTATCTGAAGTTTTTGTTACAGATGGTGGAAATGGGTATACTTATGGTACAATTCAATTCTATCCAGGAGCTCCTGGTTCCGAAATTACTGGTCCTTTGCGTCAATTAAGTAATACTGGAATCGGAACTACATCAGTGGCTTCTTTCAATGTTATTATTCCACCAAAAGGTGGTCATGGATACGATATTTATCGAGAATTGGGTGCATATAGAGTTTTATTATACTCTAGATATGAAACTTTAGAAAGTAACCCAGATATTATTTTGGGAAATGACTTTGCTAGAATTGGAATTTTGAAAAATCCAACAATAGTTGGAAGTAGTAACCAATTATTAGATGCATCTTTGGTTAGTGGACTAAATGCTCTAAAATTATCTGGAGTTACAACTAATACAACATATGGTGTTGATTCTGTAATCAAACAGACTGTTGGATTAGGATCTACTGCAATTGGATTTGTATCATCTTGGGATCCAATAACAGGAGTTTTAAAGTATTATCAACCAACTGGTCTAGCTTCAAGTGAAACAGGATTCAAGATTATTCCTTTCACATCCAATCCAGATGTTGGATATGGATTGACAATTAATTGTTCATCAATTGTTGGTCCAACATTATCAATTAATTCTAATTTTAGTGGCGTAAGTACCACAATAAATAATAGAATATATCAGTTGGGTCAAGAGTTTGTAGCGGGTATTTCCTCTGCTGAATATAATAAAAAATCGGGTGACATTATCTATTTGGATAATAGACAACCAATTCCCAGATCTGCTAACCAAAAAGAAGACATTAAAATTGTACTGGAGTTCTAATAGAAATGGCACAAAACACTAATTTAAATACGTCTCCATATTTTGATGATTTTGATCCGACAAAAAATTATCAAAGAGTTTTATTTAAGCCAGGAACTCCAATTCAAGCAAGAGAATTAACAACTCTCCAATCTATCCTACAGAATCAGGTTGAAAAATTTGGTAAACATTTTTTCAAAGAAGGATCTGTAGTAATCCCCGGAAATATCGCATATGATTCCGAATATACTTGTGTTCAGATTGATCCTACTCACTTAAGTATCCCAGTAGTAACTTATTTGTCATTTTTAATTGGAAAACAAATAAAGGGTGAGACTAGTGGAGTATTTGCTAAAATTGAAAATTATATTACTAGTGAAGAATCCGAAAATGATACATTCACTTTGTATATAAAGTATCAAAGTTCTAGTGAAACTGATTTTACTCGTAGTACTTTTGTTGATGGAGAAAATTTAATCGTTCTGGAAAATATTGATTATGGGCTAGGTGTAATTAGATTAGAATCGTCATTTGCAACTACCATTATATCAAATTCTACTGCAACCGGATCTGCAGCAAAAATAGAATCTGGTGTTTATTTCATAAGGGGATTTTTTGTAGATGTTTTCCCACAAACAGTAATATTAGATCAATATTCAAATTTACCATCTTATAGAATTGGTCTATCTATTTTTGAAGATATAGCCGTACCTTCTCAAGAAAATTTAGATTTGTTTGACAATGCTAGGGGATTTTCAAACTTTGCTGCTCCTGGTGCAGATAGACTCAGAATCGTAACAACTCTAATAAAAAAATCTTTAGATGATTTTAATGATGAAAATTTTATTGAATTGTTGAGAATTGAAAATGGAAATATTAAGAGAATTCTCAGAAAGGAAGACATTCCATCACTAATAACGGATGAGTTAGCGAGAAGAACAACTGATGAATCTGGAGACTATTATGTAACTCCATTTAGAGTTGTTCCTAAAGAATCATTAAACGACAAAATAGGAAACAATGGTGTTTATAATCTAGGTCAATTAACCAAACAAGGAAGTATCCCTTCAGATGATTTATTGACATTACAAATTTCTCCAGGAAAAGCATATGTCAAAGGGTATGAAGTAGAAACTCTTGTAACTGTAAATGCGGATCTAGAAAAACCAAGAACTACAACAACTGTTAATGATATAACTGTTCCTTTTAGTTTAGGCAACCAAGTAGAACTTAATAATGTTTATGGATCAATTCCTGTTGGATTTGGTTCAACTAGTCAAGTAACTTTATATTCAAGAAGAACTGCAACTCCAGGTCTTCCTTCTGGTATTCCAGTAGGAGTTGCTAGAGTTTATGATTTAAAACTAAAAAATACTGCGTATGCCAATTCTTCAACTCCTTTTGAAGCGTCAGTTTACGATGTACAAACTTACACATATTTGACATTAAATACAACCGTAACTCTCACTAAACCATCATTCGTTGAAGGTAAAAATAGTTCAGCTTCTGGATATTTAACATCAGCTGTCACAAATAGTAACCAAGTAGTATTATATCAAACTTCTGGCGAATTTATCGTAGGTGAACAATTAAAAATAGATGGTCAAGATATTTCTAGAACAATAGTTAGTGTTAGGGATTATGATCTAGGAGATATAAAACAACTTGTCGGATATGTTGGAACTACAACGTCTTTCACTGCTGATACTGTATTATCTGTAGGAGTTCCTATTGCACCACAGGGTACTACATTTACTATTTCTGCAGGTTCTGGAGGAATAAGTACTGTAACAACATCAACTTCTACTTTTGGAGTGGGAATTAACACTGGAGATATTTTTGTTTATACTAAGTCCGGAGAAACAGTACCTACTTATAATAGAGTTACTTCTGTAAATGCTTCTGCAAAATCTATAAGTATTGAAGCAACTACAAGTGTTTCTGGTATCAATAGTGGAGGACTACCTACAAGTATAACAAATACGAGTGGATTGTTTAAAGGAGTATCTACACTATTAAACAATAAACAATCATTTTTATTCGCCGAGTTACAGAATCAAAATGTTGCAAGCGTTGATGTTTCTGATGCTGAAATAGTTTATAGAAAATCCTATTCTGTAACCGTTGCATCTAACGGTTTGACAGCAACTTTAGAAAGTGACACTAGTATCACTTTGGAACCATTTGATGAGGAAGACTATTATTTAGTTTTTTCTGATGGTACTGTTGAAACATTAACTTCCAGTCAGTTTACAATTACCTCAGGAAGAACTTTAACTTTAGTTAATTTAAGTAAAAATGGTTCTGCAACCTTAACCGCTACTTTAAGAAAAAGAAGACTAAAATCTAGAAAGAAAGTTTTTAATAGATGTGCAGTTTTAGATATTAGAAATTCTAGTAGTCGTTCATCTGGAATAGGTAGTACCACCCTTAATGACGGTCTAACATATAGTTCATATTATGGTACAAGAGTACAAGACTCCAGAATATCATTAAATGTACCTGATGTAATCTTTGTTGCAGGTGTTTTTGAATCTTCTGATTCAAATGATGCTGAATTACCCAGATTGGAAGTTGTTGATTTAAATGCTAATATTTTAAATGCAATTAAAGGTGAAATAATTTATGGACAATCGAGCAATGCAATAGCAAAGTTTGTTGCAACTAATGGAACAAATCAACTAGAATTTGTATACATTAACGAAAATGCTTTCATTAAAGGTGAAAAAATTCTGTTTGGAGAATCAAACGTCAGTGCAAGAATAAGCTCTTTAATTGAAGGCGATAGAAATATCATGACTGATTTTCTTTTTGATAATGGTCAAACTTTAGAAATAGCTGACTATTCTTCGCTTAGAAGAAAATCGGGTGTAACTGCACCAACAAAGAGGTTAAAAATAATTTACGATTATTACTATATTGATCCTAACGATACGGGAGATTTTGTAACGGTTAGTTCATACGAACGTGAAAGATATTCTCAAGACATGCCAAGAATTTCTTACTATAGATCGAGTGATATTATAGACCTAAGACCTAGAGTTAGTCCATATAATAGTGCTTTAACTCCATTTTCTCCGTTTGAATTTGATTCAAGAAAGTTTTTAGCTTCAACAAATTCTAGTCCATATAATTTTGCTAAAGATAGAGATCTATTTTTATCATATTCTTATTATCTTGGTAGAATCGATAAATTATATCTCAATAGATATGGAGAATTTTTCGTTACAAAAGGAGTAGCATCACAGACTCCAATTGCTCCAAATAATATTGAAAATGCTATGGAAGTAGCTACCATTACTATGAGTCCATATGTTTATAATGTCAAAGATGTAATTGTCAAGTTATCATCGCATAAACGTTATAGAATGCAAGATATTGCAAGACTAGAAGATAGAATAAGAAATATTGAATATTATACTTCGTTGTCTCTCTTAGAAACTGATACTAAGAACCTATCTTTAAGAGACTCTCAAACTCAATTAGATAGATTTAAATGTGGTTTTCTTGTAGATAATTTCAAATCAATACGTTCAGGATCCTTAGGTGATTCTCAGCATAAGTGCAGTGTTGACACTGAAGAAGGAGTACTTAGACCTCAACACTATACCACTTCCATAGATCTTCTTTTAGGATCGGAATCTGTAACCGGAATATCTAATATTTCAAATCCAGACGCTGACTTAAGATTTGTAAAAGACTTAGGAAATCCAAATACAGTCAAAGTTGGAGATGTTGTTTGTTTGAAATATAGTGATGAAGTATTTTTAAAGAATACTTTTGCAACTAGAGTTGAAAATGTTAACCCATTCAATGTTGTTAACTGGATTGGATCTATCGAATTAAATCCATCAACAGATACTTGGATTGAGACCAGAGGATCGAAGAGAACAATCGACCAGGAAGGAAATTATGAAGCTACACTGAGAGCTCTTGGTGCTGATAGTAATACTGGATTATCTCCAATTGATTGGGGTTCTTGGGAAACTACTTGGACTGGTAGACAAGAAATTGCCAGACAAAATGTACATACTATATTCCAAGGATCCACCTTTGTGGGTTCTACCGGTACTTGGTGGAGAGAAGAACAAACTTTCAGAGATCAATATTTAACATTTGCAAATGTTACTACTCTTAATACTACAAGACAATCTAGACAAGGTGTTCAATATAAAGTTGGTGAAAGAATAGATTCTGTTAACTTGGGAACTTCTGTTGTATCTACAGAAATTATTCATGTAATGAGATCTAGAAATATTGAGTTCATAGCAAAAAGATTAAAACCAAAAACAAAAGTTTATGCGTTTTTTGATAATGTTGATATGAACAAATATGTTGTTCCAAAACTCATTGAAATTCAAATGGAAAGTGGTACTTTCACTGTTGGAGAAACAGTCGTTGGTACAGTAGGAACTACATCAATTAAATTTAGATTAGCAACTGCTAACCATAAGTATGGTCCATACAATCAACCTGAACAAGTTTTTACAGATAATCCATATTCTCCCACACAATTAATACCAATATCTTATTCAACGACATCAACTATATTAAATGTTGATACAGCTTCTCTAGAGTTACAATCTGCTTCTGGATTCTATGGACACGTCATTCCGAACATGCAACTAAGAGGCGAAACTTCTAAGGCAGTTGCAAAAATAATGGATGTTAGATTAGTTACTGATGTTTCCGGTACTGTAATTGGATCACTGTTTATTCCTGATTCAAGACTACAATCTACTCCATCATTTGAAACAGGAACAAAAACTTTCGTCCTTACAACTAGCTCCACAAACACCCCAATTGTTGGTGCTACAGATAGTATAGCTGATGTTAAATTTAGATCCTCCGGAACTATAAACAATACAGAAGAAGTTACTCTAAGAACAAGGAATGCAAATGTTGAGAGAACTAGTAGAACCGAAGAAAGAACTTTAACTTCTCAAGAGACAGAGTTAACAGCAGGAACTACTTTCATAAACCGTACTGTAGTTCAAACTAGATGGGTTGACCCAATTGCACAATCTTTTGAAGTTCCTGAAGAAACTGGAATTTTCATTACAAAATGTGATCTATTCTTTAGGACTAAAGATACTAATAATTTGCCGATTACAATGCAAATCAGAACTATGCAAACTGGTTTGCCTACAACAACAATCATTCCATTTGGTGAGGTTGTTTTAGATCCAAGTCAGGTAAATGTATCGGAAGATGGTAGAACTCCAACAACATTTACTTTCTCATCTCCAGTTTATCTTGAGAGTGGAAATGATTACTGTGTAGTATTACTTTCTGTATCTAATGAATACACTGTATGGATTTCTAGAATGGGTGAGGAAGATATAACAACATTGAATTTACCAGAGTCACAAAAAATAGTTGTGTCACAACAACCTTTATTAGGATCTCTATTTAAATCCCAGAATGGTGCTACATGGGATCCTAGTCAATTAGAAGATCTAAAACTAACTCTTTATAGAGCGAAGTTTGTTACCGGATCTTCTACAGTTAGATTCTATAATCCAAAATTAGACATCGGTAACAATCAAATCGTAACTTTAAGACCTAATCCATTAGATTGTATTTCTAAATCAACTTTGATTGGATTAGGAAAAAGTTTGACTTCTACAGAAGTTACTGGATTAACTCCAGGAAGTCCAATACTACAAAACAACAATCAAACTTTTAGATCGAATTTAAAGAGTATAGTTGGTTCTGTAGGAATTGGAAGTACGTTAGTGGTAACTTCAGCAGGAGCTGCATTTACATCTACATTTAAAACTTATTCTAATGTAGATTTAGTTTCCTTAACTGGTTTTGGTTTTGGTGCTAAAGTAAATCTAAGTGTTCAAAATGGAGTTGCTATTGCAGCTACAGTTTCTATTGGAGGTACTGGATATGCTTATGGAGATTCACTGAGAGTCAATTATACACAAACAGATGGACTTGGTAGTAATTTAATTCTTACTATTCCAAACAATGTAGGAATAATTTCTTCTTTCAATTCTTTATTAGTAGATAGAGTACAGGGAACTTTAAATCAAAATACTGTAGACAGTCTATACTATGTGGGTTCTTCTGGAACTTCACTTCTTGCTAATGCAACGGTAAATACAATAACTGATTTGACTGATGGATTGCATTTCAAAGTCAGTCATAATAATCATGGAATGTATTCTTTGGCTGATAAAGTCACACTTTCTGGAATTCAACCAGATCAAAAACCAGAAACATTGAAGGCTTTATATGATTCTACCTCTACAAGTGATATTTCGGTAAGTTCTGTTGGAATATTCACTAGTTTTGAAAACGTTCCTGTATCTTCAGTAAACCCTGGATATATTTTAATTGATAATGAAGTTATCAGATATACTGGAATAGTTACATCAACAAGTAGTCTAATTGGAATAACTAGAAATATTGATGATACTATTTCTGGATCATATGATATTGACTTCCCCATCTTTAAATATGAATTAAACGGAGTATCTCTAAGAAGAATCAACAAAACTCATAATTTATCTGATACAAACTTAGTAACTTATCCAACTGATTTGGATTACTATTATGTTAAGGTTGGAATGAGTAGTAGGGGTATTGATAGAACACCAGGAAATGGTCTTGGATATCCTGCTCTATACTTTAACGATGATAAGTCTTGTGGATCATATGATATTGTTCCTCTACTTGGATCACCAAGAGGACCTAAAGCGACTCAGAATATACCATTTAATGTTATTAGACCAAATATTCAAACATTATTACCACAAAAAACTTCTATATCTGCAAAGGTAAGAACTTTCAGCGGATCTACACCAGATAGCAATTTAACTCCATTTTTAGATCAAGGATTTGTTGATGTATCTCTAAACTCAAATAATGAATTTAATTCACCAAGAATTATCTCTTCTCAAGTTAATGAAGAAACATATCTATCAAGTTTTCCTGGTAAAAAATCTCTCACTATGGAGTTGACATTATCAACTCAAAATGAAAAAGTTTCTCCAATGATTGATTTGGATAGAGTTAATTTAGTTACTATTGCTAATAGAATTAATTCTAAAGTCGTAGACTATTCTACTGATCCAAGAGTTAATTCTCTGAAAGATGATCCAACCGCAGCAACATACTTAAGTAACATCGTTATTTTGGATAAGGCTGCTGATAATTTGAAAGTTTTCTTTGATGCTTTCCGTCATTCTACAAATGACATTAGAGTATGTTATAGAATCTTTAGATCGGATTCTCCTTCAGAACCTCAACTTTGGCAGTTATTCCCAGGATATGATAACTTGGATGCAAATCTACAAGTCATTAATTCGGCTAAAAACAATGGAAGACCTGATAAAAATGTAGCAAGTTCTACATCCGAAGATAACTTCAATTCTTATGAATTTACTGCTGCTAATTTACCACAGTTTAATGGATTCCAGATAAAGATCTTAATGTCGGGAACTAATTCAGCATTTGTTCCAAAAATTAGAGACTTTAGAGTTATTGCAACGATTTAAAAATTATGTTAGTACCTGTAGAAGGAAACATGGGGTTGTTTCGAGATGAGAACTCCAACGCTATTCTAAACTGTTCAGATTCTGAGTATAAAAAATATTTGGAATTAAAAACAGAAAAAATAAATGAAGTTGATAGATTGAATCAAATTGATAATAAAGTGAATGAAATAGATCAACTGAAGTCTGATGTGAATGAAATGAAGGATATGATGAAGTTAATTTTATCTAAATTGGACTCTGGATCATAAATACTTAAAAACGGATTCTAATAATGGCGGCAAGGAATGTAAACTTAGTTCTTGAACAAGGGGTTGACTTTCAAGCCACCTTTACAATCAGGAATACTAATAACGCACCATTAAATTTAACTGGGTATACGGGAATTTCCTCAATTAGGAAACATCCAACATCTTCCACGACATATCCATTAACACTAACTTTTCCCGATAGGATCAATGGAAAAATTGCAGTTTCTATGGGATATACTGCAACTGACGCGATTGAAGGTGGTCGTTATGTTTATGATGTTATTCTTATTTCTCCTAATTCTTACAGAACCCGAGCTGTTCAAGGAAATGTTCTGGTAACTCCAGGAGTATCATAATGACAGATTACTTAGTAACGTTAAATGAACCAGGTCCTTATAGAATTGGTGTTGACTATGAAATTCCCACCAAATCTATTCAGTATGGGAATATCATTCTTGACAATATAAACTCTCAGTTTACTGGAACTGCACATACTTTTGGATTAGCTGCGACTGGGACATCTTATGTTCCAATCAATGATCAACAACTGATTGTTGTAAAAAACAATCTTGTAATGGAACCAATTGAAGATTATACAACATCCACAAATAATATAATATTTACTGTTGCTCCTAATCCTGGAGATGATGTTTTTATTATTGCTCTTGCAACAACAGCGGATTTAACCAGAACAATCAACTATGTTATAGATAGTGGTTCATTTGCAATGATTCCTGGAAATAAGGGTTCAGTTACTTTGGATGTAAGTGGGGTCATAGAATCTTTAGTAATTTTGTCAGACCAACAAGGGGATCTGACTTTAGATATTAAAAAATCAACATACTCGACATTTCCAACCTTTACTTCTATAGTTGGTGGAGTATATCCACAAATGACAAATGCTAGAAAAGTTAGAGATGATAACCTAGTTAATTGGGACACAACTTTGGTTGCTGGTAATATTTTGACCTTTGATGTGGTATCTGTGAACAATATAAATCGTTTTCTAGTTTCTTTAAAATTAAAATTATAAATAAAGATAGTTATTACAAATCATAACCTGTAGGGGAGTTGTTTAAATGGCGCTATTAGTTCCAAATATTGGAGAACTTGAGTCACTCAGATACTTGGTTGCACAGAACAACCACACCGCAAGTCTTGCTGACCAGTCTCCCAGAAACCTAGTTTTAAAACTTTTTACAAGTAACACGACTCCAGCTGAGTCTGATGTTCCTTCTGCAACCAGATACTTTGAACCATATGGAATTGGTAATACCAATGCTTATGGATTTGCTCCAACCACAGGTTATCCATATTGTGTTAATAATAGATCAGATCAAACATATACTTCACAAACTGGTATTCTACTAAACGGATCTCGTTGGAGAATTAACCAGGTCGGTTCTGGTACAACCGCAACATACCCAGAACAAACATTCACCTTTACTGGAGATGCAGGTGATGTCTACGGTTACTATGTAACTCGTGCAAACAACATGCCTGTGGCTGTACAAGGCGTTGTTCATGCGGCTTCTGTAGGAATTGGAACCACAGTTTCCAAGGGTGATAACACTGATCCAGTTATCGGAGTTATTGGCAATCAATATATTACTATTGACCCAGATCAAAGCGTTGATGATCTAACCTTAGGAATGGTTGTTGGTGGTAATGCTGGAATCCAAACCGGAACTCAAGTCATTGGTATTGATAGGGCTCTAAAAGTTGTTTATCTAGATAAATCACTCATTGATAACATTCAGGTTGCAACTGACCCAAGTGTAACTTTTAGTTATGGTAAGATTGTATCAAATGGCCACCAACTTGTTGCTGGTGATATTCTCTATGTTGCTGCTGGTACAGGAAACACAACTTTAACATCTTCCACGTATACCGTATTCAGTGTTCCAAACGCTAACGAGTTCTATACAACCCCTGCACTTACTCCAACACCAAACGCAACTTCTGGACTAAGCAGTGCAACTCTTTATAGTTCTATCATGTATGCTGAGAGATTTACGAATGGTCCTTATACCATTCAAAATAACGGCGACCAAATTAAGATCACTCTTAACGTCGCTCTAGACTGATATCTAAATAAATATATCATTGGATTTTTGGGGATTGTTGAACACAGTCCCCTTTTTTATTCTAACTCCCCCTTCCAGGTGAAGATGAATATTTACGTCTACGATTCATCTACTATCAATGAATATTTGTCGGACGATTGTGGACTCATTTCATCGTCGCCGATAGAGGTTTTGGATTGTGGTGGAATAGTTGAAACATATAATTATACTGAAGACTGTTATGCAATTAATTGTTCCGAAACTTTGTATCCTTTTGGAAGTATAAAAATATCCAATTCTAAACAAACTTGTTATAAGAAAGTTTCTTCTGAATTTGTACGATTTGAAAATTTAAATAAGAAATCTATAATACTAACAGGTATTATTATCACATGGTACGGCTATGGAACTTTATTTGAAATTAATGATGGACTAATAAGACAAGTTGTACCTGATGTTTCCGGTGGAGGCATAGTATAATGACATTATACCAATATTCCGGATCAGGTTCTTTAAGCCAATTTTCAAGTAGTAGTAATAATAAAACGGTTTCATATAACCTATCTTCTGTTTATCTCTACACAACGGAAGATTTCGGTAACGTATTTGAATTGCAACCTAATGGTTTTAGTAATAATACTATAGATTTTAGTCAAACAACACATACATTTGATGAGATTAATGTAGGTCTTGAAGGACTTATATTCAATGATTATGGAGATCTTTTAGCTGCAAGTGAAACTGAAGATTATGGACCAATAACAGGGTTTGGCGCTACAGAAACCCTCTATCCATTTGGAACTATAACTTTAAGTGGATCTGCAATAACACAGTCCAACTATAGATTATACTTTACTGGATCTGCAATAGAGAAATTTGTCCATAGTCCAGATAATTTATCTGGTTCTCTATTCGGTTTTGGCGAAAAAATTGAAAATAGATCTTATGATTATAATTTGGAATCAGTATTTAATGATTCTGATGATTATGGATCCATTACAAATATTTCTGGATTTATAGATGATTATGAGACAATAACTGAACCTGGACTTCTTCTAGAATATGGATTAATAACCGAGCCTATAACCGGCGGCATAGTATTACCATTTGGAACTATAACTTTAAGTGGATCTGCAATAACTCAACCAAATTATAGGTTGTATTTCTCTGGATCTGCAATAGAGAAATTTGTACATAGTCCCGACAATCTTTCTGGAACTTTATTTGGATTTGGTCAAAAGATAGAGTCTATTACTTTTGATTATAATGAAACATCTATTTCTGAAAATATTCTTGATTATGGATTAATATCTAATGAGTTTAGTGGAGTTGGAGATTATGGTAATCTTAGTGAATATTCTGGAAGCTCTGCATTCGATAATTATGGATTGATTTCTGATCCAACTCCAACAGAAACATTTACGTATCCATTTGGTACTTTATCATTCTCTGGTTCTTCATCACAATTATTCGTAAAAGGACCATATTCTCCATCAGGATCTATATTTGTATTTTCTGGATCTGCTTATGCAGAATCATTTACTGCAGATACTCCAGACAATACTCAACTATTCCAGATCTCTGGATCAGCTTTACCCTCTGATGTAGACGTTTATGTTGGTATAGGAACTTTATTCTCTGTTGGGGAAAAGGTTGAAAGTGTTACGTATGATTACAACATAGATTCGATAACTACAAATTCTCTAGAAGATTTTGGATTAGTATCTATTGCATCTACGGAATCATCTGATTGGGGATTAATTACCTTATCAGTAGATGATGGTATTGATAATCTTGGATCGTTGATAGGAAATCCATTTGCATCTACACCATTCGGAACAATTACATTATCCGGCGATTCATTATTAAGTTTCCAGAAAGGTCCATTTATACCATCAGGATCTATTGTATTCTCTGGATTTGGTGGTGTACAATCATTCACCGCAAATACCCCAGACAATACTCAACTATTCCAAATTTCTGGATCCGCTCTAACATCAGATGTAGACATTTATGTTGGCATAGGAACTCTATTCAAGTTTGGTGAGAAGATTGAGAGTGTCACTTATGATTATAATGAATCTTCAATAAGTGATAATGAAGATGATTTTGGATTAATAACAAACCTTGATACTCAGTTCAGTGATTATGGATTTATTAGTGAATCTGGTGGCGGTCAGGTTGATGATGATTATGGCCTAATATCACAAGTTGTAACTGCAATATCTGGATATCCATTTGGATCTCTAGTTATTTCTGGAACAGCTTCAGACATCAAAGAAACCGATTCTTATATTGGTCTTGGAACTATATTCTTATCTAGTCAGAGTGAACTTGTTGAAGTTGAATCTTATGATGGATCTGGAACAATCTTTGTTTCTGGAACTGCAGTTGAAAAAGATATAGATTCCTATGTAGGTGTTGGAACACTTACACTTTCAACATCTGCATTTGAATCAGAAATTGAGATATATGCTGGATCAGGAACTCTTACTCTCTCCGGAATTGCAACTGAAAGAGTAACATTTAATCCCCCAGAAACTACCCAACTCTTCCAGATTTCTGGGACCGCAGTTGAGAAAGATGTTGATTCTTATGTGGGCTTTGGAACAATCTTTATTAGTGGAGAACTCGTACATCCAAATATTGATTATACCCCACATTATGGTATTGAGAAAAACATTGGAATCGGTACTACAGGAATTCAACTTTCTGGATCTGCAACAGATGTATATTCTGCACAAACTCCAGAAAATACTCAACTATTCCAGATTTCTGGTATTGCAACCGAAAGAGTAACATTCAATCCTCCAGAAAATAATCAACTCTTCCAGATTTCTGGTGGATATGTAGACCTAAAGGCTACAAATTCTTATGTTGGTACTGGTGGTACTATAACACTTTCTTCCACATTAGTAGAGAAGAATACAGAATCCTATGTTGGAGTTGGCACTGTCACATTCTCTGGAACTGCTCTAGAGTCTCTCTCTGCTCAAACTCCAGAGAATATAATTCTCTATACATTCTCTGGAACTGGTTTAGAAAGTGAAACTGAAGTTTATACTGGTCTTGGAACTGCGTTTATTGATGTTTCTTCTAGAAACTACTCTCCAGTATATCCACGAAATGCTCTACCTACTGATCCAAGTTCCGGTATTGGCACTATCAGAATTAATGATGATGATGGTCTTACAATTACAAGAGCTGTATTACCTTACTTCGCCAAAGGTGGAATTGTTCTTTCCAATACAGGTAATGAGAGCTTCACAAGAACAAATTATGATGGCAGTGGTTTAATTACGGTATCTGGAGTTTCTTCTACAAGAGAAATTGCAGTTTATACTGCAGTTGGATTTGGTACAATTACATTTGCTACCGAAACATTAATTGAAACTGATGTTGATGCTTATTCTGGATCTGGTTCTATTATAGTTTCTGGTGCATCTATTGATAGAAGAATTGATAATTACAACGGAGCTGGTTCGATTGCATTCCTTTCCGGAGCTTCGGAATCACTCGTAGCGCAGACTCCAGAAAATACTCAACTCTTTACAATTTCTGGATCTGCAGCCGATGCATATTCTGCACAAACTCCAGAAACTGAAGTTCTTTATCAATTTAGTGGCAATATCAGTGAGTCTAGAACTTATGGATACGAAGGTTCTGGCCAGGCAACCTTTAGTTCTGCTGCAGTACCAATTTTCGAACCAAGAGTATTTGGTACTGGATTACTAAGGTTTGCAACTTATCTAAGTGATAGTCTATACGATACTTGTGATTCCACTGATCTTACTTCAGATTATCAGATTTCTGCGTTTGTTAAGTTTGTTTCTAATCCTCCAGAAAATACTGTTCTTTATAATTTCAACGGATCTGCATCTACAACAGAAATTCAAGTTTACACATACTCTGGATTTGGTTCTGTTGGAATATCTGGATCACATATTAGTAGTAAAACTAAGTCAGTTGTTGGAATTGGAACTCTCAGTATTACTTCAACGGCAGTTAAGAAAGATATTGATTCTTATGTTGGTTCTGGATCTATTGCAATTCTTTCTGGTTCTGCAGAATCCAAAGTTTCTGTTATTCCACGATCTACTGTTCTATTCAGTATTTCTGGAGTTTCTTCGACCAGAACATTCAAGATCAAGACTTATTCTGGAGTCGGAACTGCATATTTCAGTGGATCTGCATCTACCAAAGTATTATCAAGACGTTCTTACTCTGGAGTCGGTACAATTTATCTCTCCGGAGAACTTGTACATCCAAATATTAAATTCATACCAGCATCTAAAGGTGCCGGTCTCATCAACATTAATGGTTCTGGACTTGAAAAAATTGGATATAAGTATATACCAATACCACAAACTCTATTCGCATTCTCTGGTGGATTTGAATCATTTACAAAAACCGGATATATTGGCGTCGGAACAATTTATATTCAACCTACTTCTTCTTCTTCAACTATCAATAATCCTTACCAAATCCCAAGAGTTTATGTCACAATCATTTAATTAATTTAATGATAAATATATCAGAAGAAAGAGTAGTTTGGGTTACGTCGTACTATGACTAAGCAGGTACAGCTCAGAAGAGGAACAACAGCTGAACACGCAACATTTACTGGAGCAGTAGGAGAAGTAACCTACGATACTCAGAAAAAAACACTAATATCCCATGATGGAAGCACTGCCGGTGGCACAGAACTGGCTAGACAAGATTTGGTTAATGTGTCTACAGCTGCCAGTCTTCCTGGTGGATTAACTGTACCAGGAGATTTAACCCTTTTAAGTGATGCTTCTATATCTGGAAATATTGATATTTCTGGAGTATCTACTTTTTCAGCTGGTGCCGTAATTGTAGGTGGAGCTAATACTACTCTAGTAGTAAATGGGAATTCTAGAATAACAGGAACACTTTCAATAGGATCTAGTACAATTGTACTTGATGGTGTTAATGATACAATTTATGCACCAAAAGCAGTTTTCGATAATGTAAGATTTACTGGAAATAATTTAAAAACATTTGAGTTAAACACTACAGTATCTAAACAAGTCAGTGTAGGAAATACTGGAATTGTACTTTCAAGTATTGTTGGAGTACAAACAGGAGATAAACTGAGTATTGTTGGTATTTTTACCGACGTTAATATCACAGGGATTTCATCTGTAAGTATACCTCCATATAATGTTGAGTTTACTACTACAGCCATTACGACAACAGTAAGTGTCGGCTCTACAGTTATCGCTGTCGGTAACACTGCTGGTGTTTCTATTGGTAGTTCTATAGCTGTATTTTCTCTAGATGGTTTTACCAGAGCTGGTCAACTTTTAGGAACTTCTAGAGTAGTCGGATTAACTACTGTAGGACTTGCAAGTTTCTTCTCAACTGTTTTAACTTCCACAGTACCAACTTTAGTTGCAGTGGGATCTACAATTATAGGTAGTGATTCCATCGCAGGCATAATAACCGGCGATTATGTAAATATAACTGGTATTTTCACTTCAGTTCCTATTGTAGGATTTTCTAGTGTATCTGTAAGTCCTTATAATATTGGTTTTAATACCACATCAATCTCTACTTCAGTAAGTATAGGATCTACAATTATAGGAATTGCTAACACTGCAGGAATTTCTATAGGGAGTTCCATTTCCATAAGTGGAATTTTTGCCTCAGTTCCAGTAGTAGGATTTACTACTGTAATCACTGGATCTTCTTATAATCCTATTTTAAATACAACTACCTCAACATTAATTTCTGCAGGTTCAACAAATATTTTTGTTAATTCCACTAGTGGTGTAAGTACTGGAAATTATATTGCATTTAATTTTCCTGATGCAATTATTGGTGGTGTTTCCAATTCTGGATCAAGTTATACCAACAATACTTATACTAATGTAGATTTACTTAGTACTCCAAGTACCACATATACAGTAACTGTAGTTTCTAGTCAATTCTACCTAGATGGATCTGCAAAGCCGGCACTAACTCTTTTAGCTGGAAGAACCTATAGATTTGATCAGTCTGCAGCATCAAACTCTGGGCATCCACTAGTATTTACTTCACTTCCTACGGGAGTAGGATTTACTTCAAAAGGAACTCCAGGTAGT